CCTCCAACTCTTTCGTGGGTTATAGATGCTCCGACTCGATCGGTCACATCTTGTGAAGCAGAAATTCTAAATCCAATTCCTATTTCGCTTCCTGTATCGTTTCCATATTGAGATATTATAGTGTGATAATCTGAAATAGCATAACCGGAAGCATCAGATGCATCATATGCCGCTGCTGCAGATTGAACTGTTAATAAGCCGAATGGGGTATCTGTTCCAACTCCAACACGCTGGCTCTCATCAATGACAATAGCGAGATTATTATTTGTATTAAGTTCAAGTTTATGATTCGTAATTGTGCCAATTGTAACTTTGGAATTAGAGCCATCATCTAATGCGCGAAATCGTCCAATAACTGTGTTAGAATTTGCATTTGCGCCAACAGACAGGAAGGCGTCCTCTATAACGCTAGAGTCAAACGAAACTATAGAGGCTGTAGCAGGAGTATCTCCTGCGTGTAAAATAGACGTTGTATCTGAGGGCCCTCCTCTGTGGATCAAGAGGTTGGGGTGATGAGGCTCAACGGCGGCACCAATTCCAATTTTTTTGCCAGCAGACAGATTTCTGCTTATTCTATCTCCCCAAAGATGGGTTCCTGCGGCGTCTGGAGTTGGCGAAGACGAGTTTCCCGTACTATCTGAAGCAGTATTTCCGCGAAATTCTATATTATTTTCAGACGGAGAATCCTCAAAATCAAAAATATGGCCAGAACCAGATACAAATATTGCGTAATGATCTTCGCCATCAACGACTCCGTCTCCCGATCCTCTAAAATTATTGTTCGTAATGCTTATATTACAGTGGTCGGCTGAATCATAAGAATTTGTTTTAATATGTGTATTTAAAAATTCACAATTAGAAATACTTATATTTCCAGCTTTAACACCAGATGATGTATCTAGCCCCTGCACTAATATCCCATAGTTATATTGATCAAATATAGCTCGATTAGCTCTATCAAAAATTACGTTCTCAATATTAATTGAGAAATTAAGCTTTGACCCTCCATCTTCAATTGTTGGATCGAAAATTAAGATGCCAGAATGATTGAATTTTAGATCACGAATATTGATTACGCCAGAAATCAATGTATCCGAGTCTCCATCCGGAGCTGATGAGTCCAGTCCTGCACCGGCAATATACATCCAGTTGTTCATAACTGATTCAGCGTCAATACGATCTCGATCATCGTCAGCTATGTCTGCATTAGCAAATGTTCTAACTAAGTCCAGAACAGTCGACTCTCCCTCCCCGACTATATTTACAGGAAAGTTCAGCCAGATTCCTCCATCATAAGCTGGTTGAACGTCTGCTGCTTCGCGGGGCGTATAGTCAGCCAGCGCGAGATCCATCTCTGTGACCACCTGATGCGTTCCGGACTTCAGATGGACCGTTGGAATGCCGGCCTTCGGGAACGCCTGAGAGAACCGCTTAGCGTACTTTAGCGCCTTATTTATGTCGGAGAAGTGGCCCATCCCCGCTTGGGGGCTGACCGTAATCGAATTTAAGATTCTTAAGTCTAAATTATCAATAAATAGCCTGAAGTCGATGATGTCAATATCTGATCCATCATTTTCTGCAGAAGCCAAAATTGAATAATCATATGGAGAGAACGGACAGTCACAAGATGCTGGATCTGGAGCTCTGAAGGTGACTTCTCCCCATTGGTTTATTCCAACATAAAACTTATCTACAGATACAGGTGGCCCACCAGTCTCAACGTCTGTGATATAATCAGATATCTCATCTAACTCAAAACGCTTCCCTCTAACATAGCATACGCCAGAAGATATAGATACGGTATATGTTGTTCCATTGTCTGTAACCTGAGTTACTTCCAGGCCCCTGATGACTCCATTGGATCTAGTTTCAGATAGCGGCTCTTGATAAAGCTTATGGAGTACATCCGTTCCTATATCTTTAGTTCCGATTGATCCCTTTCTTAGCTTTCCAAATGGACGAGGATAATCTCCTCCGGCTCCGGTAATTCTTGAGTTTCCAGCTTCATACAAAACCCTTCCAAGCAAGAGGTTCTCTTCTTCATTTAGTCCGGAATAGCCATAAAGGCTTATGGTGAAATCAGATGCATCCGCAATAATCTTTGAGGCTATTGAGTCAGAATCTTTGATAAAAATAGATAAGGATAAGTTATACTTTCCGGAGTGTATAGTTACATATTCTGATTTAATATTTGTAAACTTAAATACTTCTCCGGAATCTAGACTCAATCCTATCTCTAAATCACTTGGATCAGCCGAGATCTTCTGAATAGAAAGTTCACCGGGAGTTGATTTGGCGTACGGAGTTATGTCTCCTGAGAAATCTGCAATTGCAACTAGATTCTCAGATCCAAGGTATGTCTGATACCCATATGACAGCCTTTCTTTATAGAAAATTGAGCGGCTATCTCTATCCATAAGGACATCTACGATAGACGCAGAGGAATCGCCTCCCGGCAAGACCTTAAACGCCATTTCGTTCAAAGAGACTGAGTTTCTATAAATCGTAAATAATGTATCATTACTGGTTACGCTTGACCACTGATTGCTTGGAAGCTGAGTTCTATCTACAGCGAAAGAAGAAGTGCTTACATCTAATATTACATAAGTTCCGTCATCACCAGCTGATTCTGATATTACAAGAATATCTCCATTTCTAACGCCTATTGCCTCGAAGTCTATAGAGCTAGAGGATACAGATGCGGTTCCAGACAAAAGAACTAATCCGAAGGCAGAAAGCTTTGTGCTCAAGCCTGTAAAGTCTTTTCCTTGAATTGAATATTGGGTTCCTATTTCCGAAGTTACCGTTAGGCCCTCAACGCCAGAGAGGCCAATGGATCCTATTGCGTCATCGGAGCCCTTTGAGATCTTTATTGTATGCTCTTCCGTTGTGGAGCTTGGAATGGAGTGAATTAACGCAATTTCTGATGCCCTACCTGCGTCAAAGTCTACTCGATAAGCCGTTACACTCATTCTGTTTTCTGCAAATTGAGCGTTAAAAGCTTTAGCAATAGAATCAATAGACTGGCTATCTCCAGTCAGAGCAAGAGCTCCATCATAGAGGTCCACTTCTACGCTCGATGCACCATCTAAAGATATCTTAAGATATCTGTTCGTTAGACTGATTTCTGCTGGACGAATTCCGTTAGTAATTACGTTTGCAGAATTTGGGTTTGAAATCTGAATAACATCTGCATTACTATAAGAGATAAGCCCAGAAGACTGGTATTCTCTTGCGGCAAGTAGGAGCCCAACTGGCTCGGACTCTCTGTTCCTATTTCGGTAGACTTTAGCGGTAGTTCCAGTTTCAGAAGAGGCAGAGAAAGATCCGTAGATGTCAATGCTTTCCAGAGTTTTTCCGTCAATAGATAAGTTCGCTCTTAAAATTTGGAAAGAAGAAGTTTCTCCGGAAATAGTAATTTCTAAAATATCAGAAGCCTCTATGGATAGACTTGGGGCATCAGGAGAGTCTAGAAGTAGTACATTAGAAATGAAGCTATCTGCATCAGTATTTGATTTCTGGTATGAAACATCTTCTTCGCCCAGAAGGAGGATTCCCTTTGTAGGGGTTGAAACATCTGATAAGACATTTGATCTTAATACTGAATTTGCATGATATAGATTCTGATGATTATCGACCTGTCCTTCGACCAAGTCAACAATTTCCTCTATTACCTCTTGAACGTCATCTCCGCTAATAGAAGCAGAAACATTTTCATTATCAAAGTATAGCTGCGAACTTGTATGGGACCTGTTTGCCGAGGTTATATCTGTACCGCTATAATTAATGTGCGAATCATACAGCTGTTGAAAAGCTTCTTGCGCAGTAACTTCTTTTGAAGTTGTTATTCCGATATCTGATGGAGCGCTTAGTATCTCTTCGACAACTATTGCCTTGCCCTTATGCCTATTCGTAGCTGAAGGGTGGACGTGAGTGGCATATAAAGCGCTTAGCTCATCTATTACAGACTCTAGCAAGCCCAACTGCAAGTCTAGCTGAGAAATCTCATCTTGCAATAATTTAGTGGGAAAGTTTAAGCGTAATTTGGACTCTGCAATAGCAGCTGCCTTCGATACATCCTCGTTAGAAATAGGCCCAGATAATAGGCCAGCCTTATCTAACGCCTCGGATAAAATGTTTCCATTTCCATCTAGAGCCTTCTCCAGCCTTCCGGCTACGGAATTTCCTGCAGCGCCCTGCGGATTTATGCCTAATGTCCTTTCTATCTGAAATATAGCAGAACGAAGACTATTAAGCACATCGGATCCGATCTCTATGATGTTATCTCTAACGGCAGGGATTTCTATTGATGTGTCCAGTTTATTTGGATAGTTTGATTTCGCCATTAATTTAATCCACTTGATTCCATTATAATTACTTCATGTAATTAAGTTTAATTAGTAATATTATGGCGATGTAGATATAGCGAGGTCTGTAGCGCCATCCGCCAGAAGGAAAGACCCAATAGTTAGAGCAACTCCTAAAGATAAAAATCCTATATTTTCTACAGTTTGCAGCCGATCTCTCTTTCTATATTTATCAAGAAGATTTCGATCTAAAAGTTGAAGATCTTTATATCTGCTAATTTGACTTAGGTAAAATCCTTCATTTAATACGTAAAAATCAATTTGCTGTAGCCTAACCTCTTCAAGCTCCTTGTACTTGTTGAGCTCTTTGGAGGCTGCGGCTAAATCTTTCTCTAAGTCTTCAATTTGTTTCTTTAGGTTGGTTGCCTCAGCAATCGTAAAAACATAAGACTCCTCTTCCAGCACTGCTCCTGCTGGACGAATGTCTCCGGCATAGCTGTTATTAGCAAGAGATAAAAATGCGAAAAAAATTATGCAGCAAAATAAAGGAAGCTTTTTTATCATAACTGAATTTCAATGTCTCCAAGAAATGGGCCTTCTTCGACTAGCTCCGGATCAATTAGGCCCGAAAACTCTTTGATATCAATCAGCAAATGATCTTTCGAGCGAATACTTCCCGCTAAGGCGATTAATCGATCTTTAATCTCTCCGTCTTTAGCATAATCTATTAAAAAAGTTATTTTATCTATCATCAAAGTCCTCTGCTATCGAAAAATTCGTCAAGCTCTTCATTCGAAACTTCTTTTGGAGCCTCCTCCCTTTCGGCTTCGGAAATTTCGGCTATCTCCTTTTTTATTCTGTCAGCTTTCTCTTTCAGACTTAGAAGTTTTTCACTGTTTTTTTTAACTTCACTTGCAGCTTTTTCAATCTCAATTTCCTTACGTACCTTTTTCAGCTCTACTTCTAAGATGCCCTTTGTATTAGCTTTTTTGCTAAAAACAAAAAATAAAATAGCTCCAAGTATTCCAAATAATGCTCCAAAGAATATCTTAATTTTTAGTCCAAGATTTTTAAACCATTCAAAAACAGGGTTTGGGGCTTTTTTCTTACTCATCTTTGCCTTCTTTCTTTTCCTCTGTAACAAACTTCTTATCTGTCCAGCGCCTTGTTACATATGCAGTGAAGGTTGCTGCCAAATAAGCAGTCATAGTTGCGGCCTCCATAGATGCAAACTTTATCTCAAAAGAATTATACGTTATATTTCCGAATGTAGCCAGTAAAATGTTAAGAGTAACTACTAGAAATGCAAAAAAAGCAAAGGTTAACATTGCATCCTTCTTGCCTGATGTATTTTTTATCCAAAGCATGATATTATCTCCTTGGTTATAAATTTAAAATTTATAAAAGTTGTCAAACTAAAATTTAGTTTGAAATAAGACCTTGCCATATAACAAGGCCAACCTTCTATAACGTAACTTTTTTACAGGACAAACGGAAACGTGTAGACCAGATCCGTCTTATCTAATCTCTTTAAGGCCAAGCGCTGCCTTGTATAATGTCTGAAAAACAGCTTATCTTTAGTTGTATTTAAAACTTCATAAACAAATTCAACGTCATTGTTAAAGTCAAATCTAACTACAAGATCTCGATCTTTTATAGCCGGACTAGGAAGAGTCCAGCAGCTGGGCTCATACATTTGCTCCAGATGACTTTGAGCTCCAAGCTTCAGGTCTTCTTGGGTATCTCCGAATTGAATCATGACTCGACCATCCGACCTTCTTCTATAGTCATATTGCTGATAGCCTCCATCATATCCCGTACCATAACAAAGCTTGCACCCCTTAACCTTAGGGTGCATTCTTCTGGGGTCTGAACAGCTGCATGTTTCTCCGTCCCAAATTCTTTTTAGAAGAATTGTTGGTTCGCCAACTTGATCAAGCAGAACCTCTTCTCTATTCAGCATTCTGTCGAATAAATTCATTCCTCTAAATCCGTTAAATTCTCCTCCTAAATAACTTCCACAATCATTCGTTCCTTGCAAAATCTGTTGAGGTATAGCCTTGTGATATCCGCAGAAGTCAAATCCTTGGAAAAACTTTCTGTCATTATCAGAATAATCAGTTACAACAAGGCCTGTTCCGTTAATTTCACGTCCACTAGAATATCCATCGACGTAGGTTGGCGTTCCCATGACTATTGAGGTATTCTTATCTTGGCATGCAAAAAACATTTTTACAGAATCACCTTCAATGAAAATCCCCTTGCTTGTGCCGTTTAGCCCTCTGCCGTTCGTCGGGAGAAGAAAAGAGGTGTCGGTCTTGCCGGTATATCTTATAACTTCAGAGTCGTCTAATATTAAAATTCCAGCGGATGGATATCCCTCTGTGGAACTTACATTAATAATCGTATCGCTAGACAAAACCTGAGAGGCGATCGTGATATCTGCGGGAATCTCATAAACTCCTGCAGATTTCTCTGTCATTCCGCTTAACTGGAGATTTCCGCTAAAAGCCTCAAGAGCTCTTACTGCGTAAGAAAGGGTTAGCCCTGGGGTCAGGCCAGATACGTCGTAATGAGTTACGGTGTCGTCGGCAATATATTTAGGAGTAGAGTCAAAGATATCTAGTCTAGATTCGTCTTCATATATTAGAGCAAAAGAGTCACCCTTATAAGACCTTGAAACAGTTTTATTCCAGCTTACACGCAACATGTCTCCTCTGCCCATATTCGTAAGCTTTTTAATGCCTTGGGCATAGCCAAGAAATTTTACCTGAGGAAAAACTGAGGGAAGAACAACCGCAGGGAGATCTACAGAATAAGAAAAGCTACCACTTAATACATTCCCGCTTAAGTCTGCTGCATCATACTTTACGGTATACGCTCCATTGCGAAAAGGTTCCGTAGGCTCTATCCTTGCTGATGCTCTATCTTCTGTCTTTGTTATAACAGAGGAATTGCCTGCGTATAGCGTCTGAAAAACTCCTCCCAATACGGCAGGAGAGTTATTGATATATATATTTATAGAATCTTCATCGATATCATCGATTTCATCTTTGAACTGCAGAAAAAGCACCTGATCTGATTGAACAAGGTCTCCAGAAGTCGGAGAGCTTATTTCAAGTTCTGGCTCAGACGGAATTGTCTTAAAAGCATATTCGAAATTATAAAATTTATCTTCTAAATTCTGGATTTGAACTTTTACAAAAACAACCTGTCCTTCGCCAAAGTCATTTATAGAATCTATAACAAGATGTGCTCCAGATGCATCACTGGTTATCTCGGAAAAGATTCCATCAAAGGGGTCCGTGAAATCTAGGCCTTGAAAGGCCCTACTCCCGCTTATTTCAACAACCAATGATGATAGATTTAGTCCGGTTCCATCATCTAAAATGCTAAACTCAATCAAAGAGTTTAAAGAGATGGAGTTGTCGCCTTCATTGGGCGATTTTCCAGATAAAGTTAACATAAGTGCCTCTTAGATATCGAGGCCTATTAGTAGAGGAGTTCTGTTAAACAGCCTCTTCTAAAAGTTCCTCGCGCTTGTCTTTTTTATCCTCGCCAGGAACATTATGGTGGTCAAGAAGGTCATCAACATATTCTTCTGCATCTTCTTTTCCAAGCTCTTTTGAGTGATATTTTATTTGCTTTTGAAATGCAGCTACTTCATCTGGTTCATCAAGATAATTATGTGCTTCGTCGCTTTTAGGCTTACCAAAATCTTTTATGTGCTGGATCGCATGAACTAACTCATGAATAACATATCTCATTCTAATCTCTGGAGGCTTATCTAGAAGCTTTGTGCTCAAGCTAATGCTCCCATCTGTAGTTTTTGCAGCAACCTCTAAGTCCTCAAAGAGAATCGGAACAGAAACAAGAAGCCATTCGTCTACGCCTTCTTCTCTGCAAATTTCTTTAGCAACTTCATCATTCATCATGGTGGTCCTGATGTCTGCTAGAAGCCTCATCTGCTTCATCAGCTTATTTTCTGATTTCTTTTTTGCAAAAATAGTAAACATGTTATTCTTTCTCAAAGAACTCCTGCAAACTTTCTGACTCAGTATCTATGGCCAAGCGAGCAAGAAAAGAGGTTTGTTTGAGTGCTGAGATCCGTTCTTCAGCTCTCTTTATCAGGTTCTCAAGGCCCAATATTTCGAAGTCAATTTCAACAGGGCTCGTTGGCCTAGAGAATCCGCAATACTTTATTTCGCAATTTTCTGGTTCACGCATTATGCCTCCCTGAAAGAAATATTACTCAATATTTGTAGGCCTATTTTTATATATTAATATTAATAGCATATCGTAGGTACCGTCTAATGCTAAAAATTTCTAAAAATATAGAAACGCCAGAAGAGCTATATCACTGGCTCAGCAAAAACAGAGAAGGTTTGATTAGAAGCATAAAAAATAAATATTTCTCTGCTAGAGCAGGTCATTATAGTCCAATATATATTAGGGATAAGATCAAACTCACTCGACCATATGACAAAAAAGAGGTTGAGGTCCAAGTAAATGTTGTGTCAAAAGAAACTTTTATCGCAAAAGGATGGGACGAAAACTACTATGCATATGCGGATACCAGCTCAAACACAATTTGGCTAAATACAGACATCTTATTTAAATATACAAAGTCGGAACGAGGATGGAAATTCATTCAGCATGCCATGGTTCATGAGATAACACATATTATTGATCCAAAGCTATATGACCCAGACCTCGACCAAAGGGATGATCTCCCATATTTCAAGCGCCCTTATGAATTTGATGCCTATTCTGCTGGCTTCTCTGACATTATGCGAAACAAATATGAGCCTGAATATATCTTAAAAATGCTCAAAGATACAGAGGTGTGGAATAAGCATCCAAATAAGCCTAAAGCCCTCAAAGAGTGGTCGCCAAAGCAATTAAGGCTTTTTAAGATTAGACTATATCATGATGTAATAAAAGATATGGAGGAGGAGAGAGAGGATCTGGAGGGCCTAGAGTCCCTTTGAATGATATAACTTCGATATTGCCAAAGACTCTTTCTTTAATCCATTAGACAAGGCCCAGCTCTCCAAAGTCTTGAGCTTTTCGGACAGTCCGCTTTTTGCTTTATTTAGGAAGGCCGGAGCAACTCCTAATTCATCATATAAGTCTTTTCTTTTGAATCTATCACTCGGAAAGATTCCTCCCAAAAAGTCCTCAAAAACAAGCTCTGATGGATTTTCTTTGTCAGAAAAATTTAATTTATTTTCAATATATTTCTGATTTTCTCTTAAGCTTTTTTCTATGAGCTTAGCGTCTGCTTCCGAAAGAAAGATCGCGCCATTTGTGTAATAAATTTCATCGTTTATCTTTACTATAAAATATTCATCGAACAAACTATCCACTGGAATCTTTAAGATATCAGGCTTAAGATCTTTCAGATCATACTTGAGCTTTAATAGCTTAGATTTAGGAGAGCCTCGGTCTTCATAGTTAACTCCCAGATCTTCAATCAGGTCTATAATATATTTGTGATAGTCCGCCTTTGCAGGAGAGCTCCCAGCTCCTTCAATGCTGGAAATTCTCTTTTCATTTGGATGATATGTCGCGACTATATGTGGGTTCTGGTTCTTGTCGAGCAGAATTAGCATCGTTCTGTCTTCGTCTATGCCCATAGCGCCAACTGAGCCACAGTTTTTCATTTTTTGGCCAAGAATATCACACTTCTTTCCAGAGTCAATCCAGCGATAACCATTTACATATTGCTTAATGGTCGGCATCTCTAAAGAGATTTTTTTATCTGCATAAATCTCTGCAGCTTCTTTGTAAGAAAGCTTCTTATATTGATTTAAATTATTTACTTCTCCAGATACGATATCTCTAATCAAATCTCTATCAAAGAAAATGTCTTTCAAGAAGATCTCTTTGATTTCTTTCTTTATAAGTGGAATGTGCTCCTCTAGGTCTATCCTTCTTGTTTCTTGCGAATAGGGATCATAACTTTCGATTCCACTATAGCCATTCTCCTTAGACCACTTATCATATGCGTCTTCTCCCTTGAGAGCGGCATCTAGCATCTGCAGTAAATTAGCAAGCAACCCTTCTCCCCTGAGTCTTCCAACGTTTCTAATCCAGTCCATCGGGATCTTATTTACTCCCCACAAATGATATTCATTCATCCATTTTGCAATTATAAATGCATTTTTTCCAAATCTTTCAATAAATACTTTCGCAATAACCTCTGGATATCCGAGGTTTACAATTTGCTGAGCAGAAGCCGCAAACTTATTAAGCGCTAATAGCTTATTGAAACGATTCATTCTAGAATATCCCCATATCCCTTAAGCCATTCTCTCCCACTTTCTATGTCCTGCACTTGATTGTCAGAGATCTTTAACCAAATATATTTTTCACCAGCATTTATCGCAGCAAAAGCTCTATGATTTCCGTCTCTAATTTGGAATATAAACTCACCAAAGTCTCCGGATCTATTCTCTTCCGCCTCTGTTAACTGAAGCTCCATATCTTTCTTGAGCTCATCATATGATTCTTCAACAATGTTGTAATTATCATCATAATCAGAGTTATTACTCAACCACTCTTTTTTATCCGCAAGGTACTGGTCAAGCTCTTCATCGCCAGTTGTAAGCGGAGCATGGCCATAATCTTCTTGATATTTTATTGACTCTTCAATTTCGGAAACCCCAACCTTTGACATCTCGCCATAGGGAGCGTAAAGGATTACTTTTTCTGGAGATGAATTAATCTTATCAGTTAATTGAGAAATCTTTTCGTCATAGAAGACATTCCCTTGGATCGGATAAACGTAATGGGAGTCCGCTCTTACCATTTTGCCGGTAGTGCCTATCCAGATTACATTGCGTCCATGATAAAGGTTGTCCTCTTCTTTTTCTCTGGAGACTAATTCATCTTCTAGATCTGGGTAAAATTCGTCATAAGATTCTGCGCCATAACTCGGCTGCTCCCATAGGGGGCCTTCATTGCGCGGCATAGAATATTTGAAAACTTGCCTTGCCTCTTTCCTCAGGCCGCTAGAAGCTAGCCAACCTGACAATGCGACAAGCTTCTTTAATCTTCTGTTCATTACAAAAGATTATGGAAAATTAGTAGCTACAGGGGAATGTTAACGCTATTAAGGCGCTGAACTATGGACAGCGTACAGGGCAAGAATATTACAGGAGATATCAACGCACATTTAACGTAGGCATCTAGTGATTTACTAGTAATTGGGGGATTTAATGTTCGCTCCAGAATATTAACAGAGTAATGCGGACAGCTCTTTTGCCTCTTTTCTGAAGCCGTTGGTGCGGAGCCACGCTTCAAGAGGTTGGAGTTTGTTTTCTTCGGGAGCTTTGTTCTTTGGGTTAAGATGTGCGTATTCAGGAATATTATGTAGGCCGTAATAAAAGAACTCTTCAGGATCTTTCTCTGCCCAATACTTTGCGGTAGGTATTCCAAACTCTACGTATTCACGAAGCTTATGTAGGCCATAAGAAAAGAAGCGTTTAGGCTTTTTCTCTACCAAATTCTTTGCGGCAGGTATTCCAAACTCTGCGTATTCAGGAATCTCATGTAGGTCGTAATGAAAGAAGCATATAGGATCTTTCTCTGCGCAATTCTTTGCGGCAGGTATTTTAAACTCTGCGTATTCAGGAGTCTTGTGCAGGCCATAACCAAAGAACTCTTCAGGACTTTTCTCTGCCAAATTCTTTGCGGCAACCTTTTTCGTATCCGCTCTTGCCGCATTATTTTGCGTAAATTGCAGCAAAATGCTTGCTATCTGAGAATCATCATTGATTGCTGCAATCTGGAGTTCCAATTCCTCCGGAGTTGTTTCTGCTATTATTTTATTGAATTTCGTATCTTCTCTTCTGCCTATATCCGCATAGATAGCCGAAATTATCGAATCCGCTTCGGATCCCAAATATTCTTGAATTTGGTTCAAGCTTAAATCACGATTATCTGTATTGACTGTAGCATTTTGATTCGTTAAAAGCTGCGGCTTTCCATCTCTTTTGGTAAATCCAATAGATATTTTTCTCATCGGATTTGATTTCTCAAAAAATTCCGAATCTTGCTTTGTTATTACGTAATAAAGGTAAATATTTTTTGAAGCATAATTTGCAAACTTATTTCCTTTAAGATAAGAAGTACACCAAGTGGTTCCCCTGGCCCAATACTGAGAGGATTGAGTGGTTCCACTCAAAACTGTGATGAAGTCATCCGATTGATAAATGTAATCCGTATATTTCGGATCCAGAGCGTGTTTTTCTATTTTTGAATAATAATATTCTTTATTTGAAGCAAGTTTTTCATCAAAATAGCTTCTTAATTCGGAGAGAAGATTAAAGGATTCCAATGGCTTCTCAAGCTGCTCCGGATTTCTTTGGTAAAATAAAACGCTTTTTATGATTTCTTCTATCGGATCCGCTTCTTCATTAAAAAGCATCTTGAAAATCCAGGGATAATATCTCGGATTAACTTCAGACTTCTTTAATGTCTCCAATCCCTTGACATGCTCCGGATCTTTTAGCTGTGGATGAGTTGCATTTGCCTTGTCAATTTCCAAGTCCTTCGGACTCTTCGATACACCTCCGCTGCGAATTGCAGCAATGATCTCTTCCTTTGGCTTGCCTTTGAATTGATTTATGCTTTGAAGATATTCCTCATTGGATCCGAAGTTGCTTCGAAATGCTGAATAATATTGATCCGAAAAAGAAAACATCATATTTGCATTTTCGACAGGAAATAATTCAGAGAACTTATCTCTGCTTTCTTGCTTTTCAACGCTTACTGCCGCTTCCTTGAGTAAATCCTTAATTCTACTTGCTCTTGATAACATATTAATTCCTGTTATTATTCAGAATAATAATAGGATTCGCCATTAATCCAGGGGGATATTGTGCCTTTTCATATAACGCTTAAAAGTGGTTGCTCCGACTCCCAGGGATCGTGCAGCGCCCTTAACCGTTCCGATTTTGTTATAGGTCTCAGCAATGTTTTTTTAGATAAAAGCGTCTTGAATCTTTCGGCTTTTGAGCCGGTTGATTCTTTGATCCTTATATTAGTAGAGAAAAGCAAGTGCAGCGGCTACTATTAAATGATACGCCTACTACGAAGATGCTTTAGGCGTTGTGCAGCGGGCACTCCGCTGCTCATATTGGAGTATGTTCCGTATCCAGTGGGGCCTGGACGAATAGAGTTTTTAATAAACTTAAGCCTCTCTCGATAAGAGGTCATAAAGTTCTGGTAATGAGTTGCCAGAAAGTCTCCCAGGGCAGGGGGCTGGTAGGAAATCCCTCCATCACTGATTGTAAAGTCTCGACCCTTCTCGACCAAAGCCTGAGAGGATAGCGCCAAAATTAAGGCACCTTCAACTATCGCATGAGAGAAGGTTTTGTAGATAATTTGCTCCCCAAAGCTGAACGACGTAAAGAACGGAACCATATTGAATTCAGATAGAGAAGAGGATAGGAAGCAGGCGAGGATTTCGTCTGTGAAAACATTGCAATCCTCCATTACCATTTCTCCATACCCATCTAAGATAAAGGCTCCATATTGATCTCTTGAAGGCTTCTGCCCATCTGATTGGAGTCTAGCCTTCAGTAGCTTAAGAAGTATATTTAATCCGGTAAGCTCTGCCTGAGTGAAATCAAAGTCTACTTCATCGCCAAGTCTCGCAGCGCCTGCAACTGCAGATGCTTCGTCTGTTACTAGAAATTTAAATTCATTAGAAAGGGTGACTCCATCTACTACGCCTGTCCACGTATCTGTCCAGAGACCTTTTTCGATAGAAGCGCCTACTGCATATGAATAGGTATAGAGGCCAACCGCCTCTCTGACAACTCCAGTTGATGTAGAGGCAACTACAATTGCTCCGTCTGGATCCGTTAGCTCAATCTGTGGAATGCTGCCAGCGTCAGCTTCCAAGCCATCTGGGCCATAGTACTGAATACTTAGTTCTAGGGTTTCACCTCGTATGGCTTTGTTTCTATTATTGGGCATTATCTTGACTCCGCTCTTGGGGCTCCTCTTGAGTTTGAATAAACGGTAAAGTGTTCTAGAGTTGTATACTCTGTGCCATCTACGGTATACGTTATGATTGCCATATAGTCTCCTACGTCAGCAGGGATATAATCATAGTAATATGTTCCATAATCGCTGTCTGCCTCTACCATCGTAACTGGGAAGTTTCCATCGACTGTTTTATTCGGCTTAATAAGAGAAGTAATGGTAGGAGAAATCGAACTAGTCTCAGCGATTCCTCCTTCTGTAACCTGCAAAACGATTCTGGCCGTTGCACCTAATTTATAGCTCCCCATTCCCATCAGTCTGCCTCAACATAAATCGCAAATAATGAAGAATCTGCCTGGATAGCTTCTGCAAAATCAGCAGAAACAACAAATGCATTATTTGCGATTACACATTCATCGTTTATCATTTGTCCATTTAGATATATTGCCAAAGTATTTTCTCGCATTGAAGATGGAAGAGTATAAGGCCCAACTCCTTCGGGGATTATCTGAGAAGATAGATCCGCAACAAGAAGACGGGAGTCTGAGGCCAAAATCTCTTCTGCCCTTCTGTCTATCTCTGCCATCAGAGCAGGATCATCAATCGCTCTTTTTGAAACGGAATAATTTTCATCTTCCACATATTCAGTAAACTTTACGACCTGTCCGGCAATATTCGTTTTGTAAGCAACCCTAGTGGTAACGGTCTCTCCGTCAATTACTTCTTCTTTTGCTCTTCTTACAAATGATGTTGTTCCCACTTTTACGCTCCTCTTGAACAATAATAATTAGTAGCAAAAAGGGCCGGGGATTTTCCCCGGCCCTTCAATTTATTCAATTAGTTTTTGCTAATCAATGTTTGATTATACAGATGTCGGAACACAAATAACCATCCAGTCGTCACCATCAAAGTCAGACGCAGTCTGCTCCCAGATCTTGAGGTCAACATCACTTCCGTTATCAATAAGGCCCCATTCACCATCAGCAGTAGGAGCTACAGACTTCATGTAAGTTCCTTGGTACAGAACGCCATTTCTAAACAGCTGAGGACTATCCGCAAGCGGGTGATCTCCAATTAGAACAGATTCGTCTGAAAGAATTGAAGCTCCGGTTCTAACGTTAGAAGCTGGAGCTCCCAGGTCAGCAGTTAGGCCTCCTGTTACTTGGAGGAAATCAAGTTTTAGGTCGGATACGGCGGCACTGCCGTCGTAGCTTGACATTGATAGTCCAGAATCCGTAGCATCGCTTAGCGCTCCGAGTGTTCCGCCGAGTGAAACGCCAGAGATTGTGCTGTTAGCAAGCTTTGAATTCGCAATTGCAGCATCGTTAGCAATACTATCGTCTACAATTTGACCATAAGCAACATCTGTGCCGTCTGACATCAGTACGTAATCAGTGGTACCTAGAGCTAGCTCTTCAGGCGCGCCAGCGACACCGCCTCGCATAAAGCTTCCTCGGGCTCCAAAGTCTGCTAGCTTCGCAAGAGTAACCTGATTGTCAGCGATACCAGCAGTAGAAACCTGACCCCATCCGAGATCTGTTCCGTCAGATACTACCATGTAGCCAAGGGTTCCAACGCCTGAATTAGCAGGGTCACCAGAGGCATCACCATAAATGAAGGTGCCACGAGCGAGTCCGGCCATCTTGGCTAGAGTAACCTGATCATCAGCAATGTGAGCAGTATCAATGGATCCGTCTACATAATGCTCTGAATCAACTGCGTTATCCGCAAGCTTTGCTCCAGTTACAGCGTCAGCAGCTAATTCCGCAGTTCCAACTCCAAGTGCCTTTAGCTGTAGGGTATCTCCAGAAATTTCAATGCCCCAAATCCAAGGGTAAGTTTTTTTATACTTTATAATCTTGTCCCTAAATTCACTGCATGATTTTTCAAGTAATTCTTTCTCTGATTTATCAAACTTTGGGAATTCGATAAATGATCGATAAGCACAATCTACAAGGCCAAAAAAATCAGAAGAGTTAGCCGCCTCAACACAATCCGTATATATAGAAGAAAGTCTTTTGCGCTCTCTTTCTGATAATCCTGCCGGATACTTATCCGGATGAGATCCATACAAGATATCTTTATAAATTGGCTTCAATCTTTCGCTTAAAAAGCCCTTTTTGTCATCATGATTAGGCTCTCGCTCTTCGCTTACTTTTGATTCGTCACTACTCTCATGGTCAAGAGTCAATATTTTTTTGGACAAAGATGCATCACCGTTATTCAGCTTAGAAAGATCTTTCCCAGTTACAGATTGCACTTCTTTGAAAAACGAAATATAATGCTCAAAAAACAAATCCTCTACTTCCTTACATTCGTTTTTTAAATATTTAGCTTTCAAAAATATGCTTTGGTTCATTATTTTGAATATAGAATCTTCTTTAGCGATCTAATCTTGTTATCGTACTCGCAAAATTCGCTACTAAAGAAATCTATAGATAACTCTTCGGCTGTCCTCTCCAAATCCTCTAAGATAAACTGAAATCGTCCAGACTCCAGTCTCTTGGCGCTAAGAAGCTTCAGCCCCTTAAGCGTTAGATATGCGGCCAGAGCTAAGTCTGATGTTTCATAATGCGTCATTATCACTCCTTTTATAAAAGTTAATTAAAAAATAATAGAGAAATTTATTTGCTATTATTTTGTTTTTTTAAATATTTTCTATGAGAAGAACATAGTGCAGAATTCTTCGGAGCTTGTCGCTTACATCTATTGCCATCTTTCTTAGTAAATTCACATTGAATGAACTTAAATGGCAAAGCACTTTTTTTGTCATTATCATAGCTATTCTTTGCTGCGGCTAATATTTCTGGAATTATTTCTTCCATTATAATGGGAGTAAATGTTCTTTCTGTATTCTCATTTTCTTCTGGTTCGACATCTTCAAGCACAATATATGGTTCGGAATTTAACATTTCACTATATTGTTCAGAAGAGGACTTTAGGCCGGCCAAGTCGTCTTCGTAATCGAAAAATGTGTCGAACTTTTCGTTCCCAGGCTCCTCTTCTGCATTGGCGAGTCCAACTTCTCTTCTTGAAAAAGTTTTCGCTTGAGCACGGTCTTTGAGAGGGGTTGCCTCTATTCTTTTCTGCCTGGATTGAAGTCTCTTTGGAATCATGTCGGCCCTACTTAATTAACTGTCATTGCTATCTGCTCATAACAAAATAATTAATATATAGACCGATATAAGAGGAAGGTTAATCAGCAGGAAACGCTTCTATAAACCAAAGAAATTTGGCGCTTAAAATCTTTTTCAGATTTATCATTTTTCATAGAATTGCAAGTAGTGCAGCAGGGCGTGCAGTTGCTTTGGCTATAGGGTTTTGATGAATCAATTCTGTCGATCCCAACCGTGTTAATTGTGGATCCGCAATAACTGCAGGATTGCTGCCAGAATTCCTCAAACTGGGCTTTCGATAATAGGAAATCGATATTTCTTTTTTTGGCACCGCTCTTATAGTGAGCAAATTTTCCATCAACAGTACGGTGATAATCGTTCTTTGCATTTCCGGTCTTGAAGATTCTCGGCCTTCTATTTTCTGTGATTCCATCTTCGGAGAACTGCTGAATCTTGCAGATATGAGAGAAGAAGGCTTCCGTGGATAAATCATTCTTCATATAGTTGCAATAGGTGCAACAGGGGACACAATTGTCCATTTCGTAGGATCCGCTTGAGTCGACTCTATCTATTCCAATCGTTTCTATTTCGGAATGGCAGTAATTGCAAGGCTTCTGCCAGAAGGATTTGAATTGCTCCTCAGATAAATTGAACTCTATATTGCGAGCCTTAGCCGAAGATCTGTATGCGGAAAATCTACCATTAAATGTTTGGCCATATTTGCTTCGCCTTTTGATCTCCTTGACCCTAAAGGCTTCGTTACCATGATATTTCTTTTTATTCTTAGCAAGAATTTCTTCTCTGTTATTCTCAAATCTTACTTTTGATCTCTCTGCAATTAACTCAACGTTTTCAGCATAATAGTTTTTATAGGCACCGCGTTTGCATGGCTTACACTTTGTTTCATATCCATCACCACGACTTGCATCGCTTGAGAAGGAGCTGATGTCCAGGGTTTTTTTACACTTTGAACAAGTTTTGCTGCTTAAACGTATTATGCCTACAGCAATTTTCCCTTGTTTTTTGGCAGCAGCCTTAGCCCTCTTTGCCTTACGGCAATCTCGACAGGAGCCCTCTAGGCCATCTTTCGTTAGTTTTGTTTTTCCAAAATCACAATATAGCTTTGCTGAATTACACTTTTTGCAAATCTTATGCCCACTCGGAGCAGAAAGATTTCTCCTTGCTGCCTTCTTTGAATTCTTTTTGTCGTTCAAAGACTTTTGGTATGCATTTCTGCAGTCTTTGCACTTATTTTCAAGACCTCCAACGATATGCTTATTCTTTCCATATTTAGAAAGTGGTTTTTCTACTTTGCAGCTATAGCAAATTTTATAGCCGTCCCTTGCGGTTGGTTTTGGATTAAGGAGTCTCTCCTTTTCCTTTTTTGCTTTATATGCATCTCTGTTTTTCTGGTTTCTGCAAATGCTGCAATCACTGCTGAGTCCGTCTTTATTGCTTTTGTTCTTTGGAAATTGATCGATAGTTTTTTCGGTCGTGCAAGTCTTGCATGTTTTTAGATTCATTTTAGCTCCTTAAGCTGCGATGCGATTTTCGCTTCAAATATATTATAAATATATTATACTCAGGTTTATGGAGAAAACGTATTTTATTTGCAGAAAATTAGGTTGGGCCGCCGATAGTTCGCAGCAGCTGAAGGAACGATGGGTTGCAAAAGAAAAGGCCCCAGAGTTTCCTCTGGGGCCTTTTATCTAGTGTTTTCAGCTAGTTATGTGACTTACACAGTACCAGTTGCAACGCCTCGGGGGTTAACAATACCGACTCCGATTATTTCATTCACGACCCAACCTAATTTCAGCTGCTTCGGCTCATCAGCAGGTAGTACCTCGATGTCCTGACGGACAGGCATTACGCCGACGAACTCAGGATCCGCACAAGCGAATGCACGGCCTGAAGGAACAACCTTGGACACAATGATGTCAGCGCCAAAGACGTGGCCGTAAAGACCGGTCTGTAGCAACTCACGCTGGGTGACGGGGTCAACCTGTGAGTTTGTGTTACCAGCAGATTCCCAGGTGAGAATGTCGGTGAACTCATTGATGTTTAGGAAGTACTTGGAGGTTACCAAGTCCCAGCGGTCAATCTGGCGCTTGAGGTTGATGAGACCGTCTTTCTCAAGTGAAGTACCAGCGGGGGATAGGTCTACAGCCGCGTTCTCACCACCCTGAGTAGAGTCACCAGCGAACTCAAGCGCGGAGAATACGTTAGCATCCTCGTGAGCCTGAATTTCCTGACGAGCCTTCTGCTGGGCACGATCGATCACGTTGAACCGACGACGCTTGACTTCCGCGATGCGAACGGTCGGGTTTGAGACAACCTCAAACTCGGGAACGTTTACGCGGTCACCGAATACGCGTGACTCAGGAGCTGCACCGTTGCTGGAAACAACAACAGCCGCTACATCGATATCACGGTCGTAAACCGGAAGAGCACCCTGGGGAAGCGGATCGACTACGAGAGCCTTACGCGCCACACCCTGATAGTCAAGGTTGCGACGAATCGGGTTCGCCATCGCTTGACCTAGAGCAATCTTGCCTTCTTGCGTCATTAGAGCCTGCTTGATCATCTCATCTCTCTGACCATCATTTAGGCTAGGCGCTGCGGCCTGAGCGTTACTTGACGGCTGAAGATCTTCGATGATTGAAGCATACTTGACGATCTGTGATAGAGCCTCTTGTACGTTAGAGGCATTGATCTCACCATGTGTGTTAAATAGATTTGTCATTTTATACTCCTAACTTATCGCGGATCTAGTAGGTAGATTGCGGAAGCCTCGATGGTCTTTGCGTTACCTACAGCAGTGTTAGTGGTGGAGACAAGTGACGTATCTGCCATGTGTCCAACGAAAATTGCGACCTGAGTTGCAGTAGTAGCAGTGGTCAGGAGGCCAGCCGCATCAGCGTGAACAGCATCATTTACAGCTGTCGCACCAGAAAGCGGTGAGGCTGCATCGGTAGCAGCAGCGCCATCAACGGCGTAAAGACCAGACTGTGACCAAACGGTTACCTTGCCTGAGCCTCTCTCTGTGGTGGGGCCTACGACGACCGCGCCGTTAACAACAGTCGTCCGTCCGGCGCTGGCACCGATGGTGCGACCGAATAGAGTTCCGTAGCCAGTGGTACCTTCATCGGCAAGACCAGATAGTTCGCCGGCTACGCGGGAACCAACATCAAACTTAACACTCGCACGGTTTCCGGCGAGGTCGGCACCAACGAAGGGGCCTCCGCTTGAAACGTCTGCAGCATAACCTTCAGCGCCAACGGCAGTTGCGTCTAGACCAACATGCTCGCCGCCCTCAAGGGTGCCCATAGTATCATCCTCAAGATCGAACTGACCTAGCGGTCGTAATCCGGGATTTAGTAGTTTAAGAGCCATTTTAAAATCTCCTTAAAGTATTTTACTTTTAAATATAAACGAAATTGCTTACATCTATCTAGGTTATTTGCTTCCCTTCTTCTCTAACATATTACGTACCCAAGCGTAATTAGATCTATAATTTCCAGTGGGGGCGCTCATTGCGACACCTTCACTTTGTTCTTTTTGCTCTAATCCGTTTTCTACGAGTCCTCCGTTGCCAATAGAATCTAAGATTACTACCGACTTTGGATGAGCAGAATTAACCAGTTCAGAACCAGAACCATCTGTTATGTTATAAAGAGAACCAAAATCTGTTTTGGGATTTTCCGATTTTTCATCATACAGTCTACCTAGACCTGTAAAATACTCTCGGACTTCTTTGTCATTATTATTGAGATCCTTAACGGCATCTTTACAATAAGACTTTGATGTTTCATCTGCTTCTTTAAACAGTGTTACATCAGTATTTTGATGATTATTAGTAGAATTAGAATTATTTGAAGATACTTTCTTAAAAGTATTTAATTTTTGAAGTCTATCTGAATCACTTGATGTTCTCAGGAACCTTTCTGGCCGCCTATCTTTCTGTTGTGCCGGAGATAGCCCTTCGCCCCTTCTTCCTAGAAATTTTCTTTTAGGGAATGCCCTAAATGGTCTGCCCATTATATACTTTCTGGCCCTAGTGTTGCCGAGTGACGTGGCGTAAAATCCATACTGGTAAATTACCTGAACAGATTTGTTTAATGCACTTTGGGGATTGGATACTTTGCTGCGTTCGTAATTATAAACCATCATTCCCGGCCCACTTGTAAAAGACCTTAAGATCGTCAAGGTCTCCGGGTGTGTAGGTAGAAGTACCCGCTCGCCTGGACTCTTCAGCCTTCCTGAGTCAAAAAATGCGAAGCTAAGTCCATCTATGGGCTCGGGAAAAATCATAAGATTACTAAATCTTGATCCTTGTAGTGCTTTGGCTAAAGCCGATGTATCTCCGGTTTCTAGATAGCGTTTTATAGCGTCTTCAGTAGTCGCTGAAGCTCCGCCGATATCTCCACGAGCTCCTGATGCTCCTGGCGCTCCGCCAACTGAGCCTGTATCGTCATCTCTCATTAGATATTTGGCGCCCATAACTCCGGCTCCTACAAGTCCTGCAAATCCTAGGATCTTTAGGAGAGATACTGCCCAACCGGCCTTCCTAATTCTGCTTAAAAGGGGTGACTTCTGAGACTTCTTTTCAAGAGCTTTGATCGACGCGATTGTATCTTCTTTTGCCCGCTGAATAGTCTTCAGGGGATCTTTCGCGGGATCCATTAACGCTTTGTTTCCAGTCTTCTTAGAAGCATCGGCAAGTGCCTTCTCCATCTCGGCTAGCTTCTTAGCTGCCATTTCGACAGATTCCTCAGAGGCCTTATACATTCTCTCTGCAGTTTCTCTAAGAATATTTTCTGCAGCTTTAGCTCCATCTTTCGGCAGATCCTTAGGGGCAGTCAACATTAGGCTATCAAGTTCATCAACTTTCTGAGTTAGAACAGTGTCTATCCTAGCTCTGCTTCCGGCAATAGCATTAGTTAGTTCTTTAAGCTGTGTAGGGTCAGCCTTTCCTTCTGCTCTTAGGCCATTCGTGACAGTGCTTGCGTACTCCCATATGTTAGTATGCTCATCAAGAATGGCGTCTATTGTGGGACCGGTCTCTTTTCCTGTTGCTCTCAGGACTCTTTTGGCAAAAGGAAACTCTTCGGCTAGACTCTCCAGAGTTTGGCGACCCATAGGAGCACTAGGTGCAGAGCGGACTGCAACAGAAGAAGGCGACTGAACCGCAGGAAGATTTTTGGAACGTCTGTAATCAACGACCAAATCTGCTTTACTTTTTCTTGTTAGTGCGCTAAGATCTCCTCCCTCTTCCATCAGATGGTAGATCAAAGCTTTTATCTCTTCATTTCCACTTCTATATTGAGAGCCGAGAAGAGTATTGTTTCCATCTTCAAAGGCTTGCAAAATAGCCTTCACTTCTACTTCTGGGCCAATTTGCTTAAGAACCTTTGCGCCTGGGCCCGTAAGGCCCTTTATTTTTGTAAGCTTGGATCCTCCGGCCATCAACTCATCAAGGCTAGAGAATAATCCCGCCTTCTTATTGAAGCGGTCCATCGTTTCAAAGAAAGAGTCAAGAGATGAAGTGTCAGATACTTTGTTTATTTGCATATTATTTCTCGTTCTGAAATCTCATCGATAGTTCGCTCTATCTTGTAGGCTAGCTTGATATCGTTTTTGTTTATAGCTTCTTGCGCCAATAAGCGTAGCTCTTCCAAAACCTCTTCAGTTACATCATCGTCTTCTTCTTCAGCCTCAGGATCATCTGCGAGATTTGCAGCTGCCTCATCAACCTTTGCCAGGGAGTCTGCAGCACCTTTTGCCGCCTCGTTTATAGCTTTAAGGCTTTGCTCCGTTTGCTCTTCTGCGATTTTTCTATTTAAAATTTCAGCACGCTTTACTGTATCAATAACTCGTGTTTCTAGCTCTTTAAATACTTCGCTATCATTAAAATTTGCGAGGTCTTCCTTGCTCCAAAGGTTTTTCATATCTTGCTCCAAGAGAATATCAATAAAAATTAAATAATTAGTAGTTTAATGCTAAAGTAACATGAACTCTAATGTGCCAATGGAGGAGGACGGCGGCCCCGTACAAATTGCAACGCCAGGATGGCTTTCGGTAGGCTGAGAGGAGGTAAGCTTCCCGTCTAGCCCAATATAAAGAGTTGTGTTTAGCGGGTAGGCTTGAGTTGTGTCAAATTGATCAGTAGCATATATTCCACGTTGATAATGGATCGTTATTCGGCCACTTCCAACTGTAGTATCATCACCGGGCTTTCCGGCTATTCTGTAAATATAGTTTACTATGATTCTAAAGCTGTCATTCGTTCCGTCTTCTGTTGAGTCATAGTTTGGCTCAGTTCCAGCGGGAATGGTAACGATTCCATTTACAGAATTCAAAACAACAGAAGTAGTTGCAGTAAAGCTATTGTCTATAATATTGGGATACTCAAGAACTCCAGTTACATCAACTGTGGATACTCGTTTTCCATTTGCATCAATAGTCGATGCTTGAGCGTCTACCAATATAACTTCGTCTACCTGTGCGCTAGTAAATGCGGATGTTCTAACATCATCTATGATTCCTAATGGAGCTGTTCCATCACTTACACTGGCAACTATATCATTTCCTATCAGTCCAAGTTGAGCAAACATTCCTGGCTCAAACTCTGCGGTTGGATCAACAGAAAGACTCATAGGAAGAGCGTTACCACTATGAATAACTTTTAGCAATTTATTTCTCCATTAAAAAAGGGAGGAGATAACTCTCCTCCCTTTTTATTTTACTATTAATAGGAAATTTCTTTAAGCAATTTTACTCATAGTAGAAAGAACCATGTCCGCAGCAAACTGATCCCCAGAATCGCTTAACTCTTTTGCCATTTTGCTCAAAGAGTCAGTTATCTCGGTCTTTTTCGCTGCTTCTTTTTTGAAGTCTCCAATTATGCTCTTTGCAGTAGCCTCTACTACATCCGCAGCAAAAGACTCTCCCTTATTACTTAGATCTTTAGAAATCTTCTTGAGACCATCGATAATATGTTTTGCTCTTGCAGTCAGAACTAAGCCTTCACTTGCGTAAGAGTCTAGTCCTGAAACATCAATTAAATCGGAAGCATAATGCTCCCTCTCTTCTTCGGAGTCCAAAATTAGGTCTTCTAGCTCAGAATCTGAAACAACATTTTCAGCTTCCGCAGGAGCCTCCTCCAAGGAAGCCGTCTTAACAACGGCTTCCTTGGCTGGAGTGCGCGGTGCGGCGCCCTTCAATAGCCCTGCAAATTCCTGAGCAATATTATCTCCATTCTTTTTTAGGCTATACATGACTTCTCCTTACTCGTCCCAGAGTGAAGATAGGGAATCGGCAGACATAGGCCCCGGCACGCTTGCAGTGTTATCTTCAGTTTTAACGCCAATATTTAGGCCGCCGAGATCAGATGCAATCTTAACTGTCCCAACTGAGCGTGCGCTTGCAATGCTCCTCTTAAACGCCTCAAAGGCATTGTTGTCGAAAGACATGATCTCATCTACCTGTCGGTCCAAAGAAGCCTTAGATGACGGCAACAGACCCTTGGTTTGCATTTCTAGACCAACATCATACGCTCTACGAAGCTTGATTCGATATTCTTCCCTAGCTTCATTTGCACGCTTCTCTTCCATCTTACTCGCAAGCGCAGCCTTTAGTGCTCCACTCTTATCGGAAGCCTCAACTTCTAGATCATCCTCAGCTTCGTTAACAACCGCATCAGCAGCTTCGTTAACAACCGCATCGTCAGCTTCGTTAACAACCGCATCAGCAGCTTCGTTAACAACCGCATCGTCAGCGCAGGATTCTGCTCCCATTTCGTCAGAGTCTTCGTCCATTGCTTTCTTATTTAGCTTGTCGGCTGCGAATCTACTTTCCGCTTGCTTTAGGATGGCTTCCCGGCGATCCCTTCTTAGCTGCATAGCCGCAGTAACCAGCTCTTCTGTGCCATCATCCGCGAGGTCTTCCATTGGTTCTTCCGCTGCTGGATCATCCATAAGGTCATCAGCAAGATTAACAGTTGAATCCACAGCCATATCCTCTGTCGGAGCGAAATCTTCTGCCATATCCATTGCAAGTCGAACAATTGCCTTCGCCTCACCGGTCGCCCTATCAGCGTCCTTAATCGCATCACTTGCAAGCTTTCTAAACTCAATTTTCTGAGCAGAGGATAGCTTGCTAATATTATCAAAGGTTTCTGCCACCATAGAGAGCTCATCTGCAGATCCATCAAGACGCTCGAAGGCCGTCTTCAGATTGGTAAGCATCTTAGATGATAGTGCTGTCATTTCTGCATCAGCACCCTCTGCAGCAGCGCCTTCTTCTCCGGTAAAGACATTGACGTCTACATCTGCAGTCCTTCCATCCTCAAGCTCGCTAACAAGATCTCTGACCTCATCGATTAGCTGCTCCATTTCAGCCAGCCTATTGTCGACTGCAGTTCCGGGCTCTTCCGGCTCTTCGTCCATCGGCATTTCAGCGTCTAGCTCCATCGGCATTTCGTCTTCCATCGGCATTTCTGCTTCCATCGGCATTTCTGCTTCCATTGGAGGCATAGCAGCCTCCTCCGGTGCAGCAGGCAACTCCTGAGCAGTCTTAAGCAAGCTGGTAACATGAGTTAATCCAGCAATGCGAATTTGAGAACAAACCTCGCGACCGTAATCACGGCTCTTTAGCCACTCCCAGTTATCCTCTAGGCTGGGCCCAAAGATCTCTTGGCCAGTAGCCGCGATCACCCTCTTGTCTCCAGCAAAAACCTCTAGGAGACTCGCCTTCTTGTCTACGGCTCCATTGAGAGCTCTTTTCACAGAGAATCTTGTGCTTAGCCCGGGGCCATTGTAAGCTGCTCGGCTCATCTTCTCTTTGACCTCCTTGTCGCCAGGGAACATGCCGGAATCTCCACCCATGCTTCCTGTCTGTAGCATGTGCTTGTCATCGCCATAAGTTTGCGGCTCACTCTTGTAGGTGTTGGGCTCAGCGCCTTCGGATCCGCCTTGCATGTAAGCCAAACGCTTTAGCTTACGCTCTTGGAGTTGAGCTCGACTCAGCTTCTCCTTTGTCTCCTTGTCGCCAGGGAACATGCCGGAATCTCCGCCCATGCTTCCTGTCTGTAGCATTTGCTTATCTTTGCTCTGCGCATCGGTAGGCTCACTCTTAAATGTGTTAGGCTCCGCACCCTCTGAGCCGCCCTGCATGTAAGCAATTCTACGGCGTAGCTCAGCTCTCTTCCTCAATCTTGACTCGTTCATAATATCCTCCACTATTGAATTAATTGAAAAGTCGTTAACAAAATCGCTGCTATCACCATTATTGGCAGTTTTAACGTGTTGATCTTGCTTACTGCTAATTACCGAAACAGCGGGCTCTCCACTGGCCGGAAAACTTAAAATATCATCCTCATCACCAGCGAAGTCAGGCTGGTCCCCTGTATCTCCGCCGCCAAGAAGTCCTATTCTAGATGTTGCAGCGCTTTGCTCTGCAACATCGCCTGGACCTCTTCCGTCTGAGTTTTCATAAGATGAAAACTCCTCTCTGTTTGTGCCAGAGAGATCTGGTCGGAATTTCTCTTCCAGCTCCCCCATAAGCATCTTGATGACTCTCTTGACATCATCATTGACATTTGGATCTCCCAAAAGACTAGCCGCATCGGGCATTGTCTTTAGGGTTTCTGCTATGTTTCTTGCCTCTTCTGATTCGTCAGTAAATGAAGTCTTTAAAAGACCATTATTTTCTAGAAAACTTCTTACAATACGGTCTCTATCATCTACGGAGCAGCTATTATCTCCGCAGGCAGTTTTCATTATGCCATCCAAATGTTCCGCTTGCTTAAGGCTAAGCCTTCCTAACATTTCAGAAACATTGTCTACACCATAATTTGTAAATTCTTTTTTGTATTCCTGCAAGGAGGCTATACACTTTAGAAGGACTGCTCCAGGCTCTGCAGGCTGAACCACTAGGCTGTACTCAATTGGCTTGAGCCCAACATTGACCTCTCCATGAGCAGCCCTGCTTGAGATGCACTTGCAGTATTCATTTTGATTTGTTGCTTTGTTTTGGCAATCTGAGCAGATAGAGGTTTCTACTGCTGTACCCATTGATCCGTATCGAACCATTCCGGTTTCAACCTTCCTGGCAAGGTCTGGATAGTTGACCTTATCAAGGGCGCAGAGTCCAACGACCTGCTTAAACTTCTCATCGTAATGGGTATCTAGAATGATTCCTCGTATTCCGTCTACAGAGCTTGATTCGTGGTCTCTACAAAGCGGGAGGCCTATCCATTTTGATGTAGCCTTTTTTAGCTCAGATTCGGGGAATATATCGGAATTATTATTTTTGTGAGCAGGAACATTGCCATGCCACTTCCAGTTTTGATCGAAAAAGCCCCAGGCGTCTTCCTTTCCTACTTTCTTTATCTTTCCCTCTCCGTCTATAAGGGCTGACTCTGCGGCCTTTAAAAAAATGATCGAAAAATATAGAAAGTCGTCAGACTTGGGAGCAATATTACGAAGGCTTTTTGCCAACTTTGTAAATCGTTTTACGATAACAGGATTTGCACATACGGCCTCGTGCGTATGTGTCTCTATATCGTAATTATTTGGAGAAAAGCATATCTTCTTTATCATAAAAAACCTTATAAGAATTAATCAAGTATTTATACAAATATTAGTTTTATGACTTTTTGTGTAATATTTTTTTGAATAACATATTTTTATTCGGCTTCATCATCATCTAGGTAGGTATTTAGAATCTCAATTCTTCTATCATCCACATCTTTGCTGTCACTTTTCTTATATAAATTGATAGTATCGAAGTCTTCATTGAGCTCACTACTATATCCATCCTTAGATGTTTTCACTATGATTTTCTTTGTTTTATCACTAAATTTTATAAACATATTTGCGCCTAATTGGATAGTATTATCATACCCAAAATGTTTTTCGTTATGTACTCTTTTGCTCTATCGAGAATAGTCCTTAGATCTTTTAGAGCTATAACGGTAATGCCAGTATTGGAGTCTAGAGTTTGTACGAAGTCTGGAGAGCCAAGATTGTCTGAGAGATCAAAGACATCCTTTATAGAGTCTGAAAATGATTTCGAAGACCCAGCGATACTACTTATTATCTCCTCAGTTGTAGAAGCGTCTTGTATCTCGTTCAGGATTCTAATTCCCTCCTGAATGTTGAGAAGGCATTTCTTCGCAATTTTAGAATTACGTTTGCAGGACTCTCTGTACTCACCCTTGCTATTCTTGATTACGCCCGGCTTATCAGCCAGCTGCTGATAAACAGAAACATTTTGATTAAGATTATCAGCAAGCTCCGTGCAAGAGTCTTTTGCCCTACTGAAATATCTTGCTGCCTTTTTTGCAACTTCTTTTGTGTGATCAGAAACTGGAGCTCCAGCCGCCTTGGAGAGCTCCCCAGCCCTCAGGAGAGTGCTGCAATTAGGATATCTGCTCGCTAGTGCGCTTAGACAGTTATTATCATCAAAATTTCGAGGAACTCTTATGAAGTCCGCATTCAAGGAAAAGCTTTCATCTTGGGTAATTCCTCTTATTTTTGCATTTAAAAGCTCTGTTGCTAACTTGATATTTAGATCGCCTCTATATATAAAGGAGATCTTGCTTAAAATATTAGACGAATCTTTATAGATGCGCTTCAAATATAGATCCTCATGTTCGTTAGCATTAATGCTTCGAGCATATTTTAGAGCATCAAGGGCATATTTTCTGTTAATTTTTCCAAAGAAACCATTTTCGATAAGAGCTTCTTCTGAAACTCTTATAAAGTCCCCCTTTGTAGAAAATGTCTCTCCGAATAGACTTACCGCAATTTTAGTAAGATCGCTAGTCTCTTCCCGTCTATATAGGCTTGCCTCTTTTGAGTCAAAGATGAAATTCAAATCATAACAAATGACTTTAGTTTTTTCTACATTGTAATTCTTAGCGTTTTTAATAAGAGATGTTGCTGTTGTATTTTCTGAATTTTTCAAATATAAATTGAAGTTATAAAGGTTATAAAAAGAGTTCTCTGCATAAGAGGACTCTTTGTAAATACATCTATCTAGCCCTGCCGCCTCTAGTATTCGAGATTCTTTCTTAAAAGTTTCAGAGATCTGCTCTCCATAATTTAAGAATAATTTCTCTCCAATCTCGATGCCTATCTCTTTGGCTGCTCCGGCAGAAAGTTCCAAAACTGTCTTTGTATTGGCCGATCCAAATATCTCTAGAGATCCAGGCTCTATATTTCTGCAGAGCTTAACAACAGTGTCATTTTCATCTAGAAAAGCAACATCAATAGGAAAGTTGACAGTTCCCATGTGAAACATCACGTCTGTAGGCCTGCTGTACTTAAAGATCAACCCGCATCTATCTAAGAGGCCCGAGTAGGCCTGCAGGCCTATTGTTCGCTCCATATGGGTATCTGCAACGTCACATTCAAATATGGATAATTCCTTCTTGTCTAAATTGTAATATCGAATAACTGCAATTTTGTTTAAATCATTTTTCTTTATTAAAAACTTCGTAGTTTCGCCCGAATGCTTTTTGATAATTTCAAAATTACACTTTTTAACTATAGTCTCAAGATCAAAAGAGCCATTAGAGACAATGAGGCCATACGCCATAGGCCTCATCTGGCTGTAAATGTTTCTCAAAGATATTTCGGCAACCTCTGCGTTATCGAAGGATGATTCGGACAAAACTCCATCCAGCTTATATCTTCCCTTATAAAACATTGGATCGCTAGCTTCTACAGGAAAGCTTAAGAGATTAACTCCATGAGGATAAGCATCTTTCTGTAAAGAAACTACGTTATGACCTCTAGCCGCCAATGAGTTAAGGGCCGGAATGCTTTGTCTTCCTATTCCAAGAATATTAGAGCCCTTTCTCATTAAAGAGCAGAAGGCACTTGCTAAGACATCTAGGTCTTCATCCTCTTTATCATCGGCCTCCATATCATCTGCGGAATCCTGAAGAGGAGAGAGCATGCCCTCTGAATACGAAGTTGGAACCTGATGTTCTGGGCCGGAGCTTTTTTGATGGTCTAATAAACCGTAATTCTGCGTAGAAAAGTCTCCGAAATCATTAGGCCCTTCGATATCTGAGTAATCCCCCTTGGGAGACATCGAGCCCATTTCCGCTTCTGCACTTCCTGTATATGGCCAAGATACTTTGTTCATTATAAATCCTATATATTTTACTGTTTAAAATAGCAGATTCTATAATCTGGAAGATAATTCACTTAAAACGATATTTATGAAATAAGGATCCTTACTATTCAACACATTCTTAATAAGACCCAAGCTGACGCCGATAGAAGCTCCGCCTGGACTCTTCTTGTTGGAAAGTTCCATTCTATTAAATTCAGAAATTTTATTTTTAATATTGTGAAAAGACTTTCCTCTAGACTCTGGGGCCATGCCGCTAATCATTATCTTAATGATGTTATGAAGTTGCTCTGCAACATATACCGCATTCTGTTCTAGCATTTGCGCTTCCTTAATAAGCTCGGGGTCGCTCAACTGTCTTGCGCTATACTCAAACATGACCTACCACCATCTGTGCGACTACATGATATGCGGCATTATGAGCTTCTGATTCGGACCCTCCATCTTCCACAGACTCTATTAACAAAGAGTTATATTCTTTTACAATCGACTTTATAAGAGATTGTTTTCCCATAATGTCAGAATTATTGATTTTTATAAGCAGATCTTTCAGAAGAACTTGGTAGTCTAAATTTTTTTGTTGTGCTATTTTCTGAATTAAAAAATCTGCAAAGTTAGAATACCTGTATTCCTCCTGCTTGTCCATTCCATCAGAAAGATCTATTAGAAGAGCTAGGAGCTTATCATACTCTAAGTCATGTGTTTTTCGTTTTTTCTTTGGAAATTCTTCACGATCTTCGGCCTCTGAATGAGTTGCAGGCATTACTGACTCTCCTGGCATGACCAAGCCTCTTCCTACTCCATTTCCAGCATCTCCAGAGAGCCCTTCTTCGCCAGACGCTTGCCCTGGCAAATTTAAATTGAATTCGGTATTCAATCTTTCCAATCGCTTATTTCTATAAGATTTTTTATCCATTTTATTTTTTAACTTTGCCAAATCCCTTTGACGTCACTTTTGAGGCGAGAGATTTGGCCTTCATTTTCTTGGGCCTAAATCTCTTTCCTTTGGAATCTGTTAGATATCCTGTGCCCGCAACTAAATCAGTTGGGGTAAACGAAATCTTCTCACCGCTTGGAGAACTAGCTTCATATAGTGGCGATGTTGTTGCATAAGAAAGCTTTTTGAGCTGATCTGTCTTGCTTGCAGTAACTTCTTCCTCCATATGTGCGCTACTACCACTTCTTTCAACTTTAAAAATAAACTGAGAGCCTGCTTTTCGCGCCTGAGCAACCGCTCTTGCTCTGACTATAACTTTGACTATATTAATCTTGCCATACTCTGTTATAGCAGAAGAATAGCTTCCCCTATCTTCTAATGCTGAAGAAATTTTTATCTGCCTACTATTAAGAAGTGATTCCAATATTTCTTTGGAGTCAAATCCTCCCACATCTCTGTTAAACTCAATCCCAAAAACAAGATCTTCTAATAAAGGGTCCGCCACTCTATGAGGGCTTTCTGGCAGCCCTCCGTCCTCCTGACTAAAGCCTTGAAAGGGGATAATCTGTCTGATGCGCAGACTCTCTATGTCAAGAGGAAGGGTTGTCGTGGGCGCTTCGGGATTTTTTCCCTTTTTTCTAGCCTTATCCTTCTTTTCTGTTTGTGAAACTTGAGGCTTAAAGTTGATACGAGCAGGCTCATAGGCATCTAAGAATGACTTCAAGCTTACTATTGAGTAATAAAGCCTAGATAAACTTTCGTCATTATCTTTTTCTTTATGCTCATTGAAACTTTCTTTTAAGGCTTGGAATAAGCTTACTAAATGGGGAATCATTTCTTTCGTAATGATATAAGCTGGACTATTTTTTCTCAAAAACGATATTTTGTTTTTAGACAAAATTAATCGACTAATCATATCGCTATGTGCGTCATGAACGTTCTCATCAGAAAGTCTATCTTTTTCAGATTCCTTTTGGAATCTATAGAGCGGATCAAATCTTCCAACGTAAATAGTTCTAGCTTCCGTCATAATTTTTCGGAATTCTTCTTTGGCTTTTTTGTTATATTCGCTGTTGTATTCTACTCCCAGATTTTTCTTTGACTTAATCCTTCCGATCAAAGGATTGACGGAAGGGCTGCCTCCCGATAGGAGCGACACAAAGGCAGAAGACATTCTATCTGAAACATCTACCTCTTTTGTCCCCAGAAGCCCTTTTCCGCCAGCCTCCTTTAGGCCAGCCTCAATAAGCATCAAGGCGGTCCGCTTGGCCCTCTCCTCCTTTCTCTTCTCAATCTCATTTGCTTGAGCATCATTTTCCGGCGAGCTTTCTTCCGAGACTATAGGCGATGGCTCCGGAAGCTCTTCTTCTCCAAGCTTTTTCATCTTTACATAACTCCCTCTGGGGGCATTCCCATATCGGGCGCTTCTCCACCCATTCCCTCCATGCCTTCCATTCCTCCTGCATCTTCTACACCGGGAAGACCGCCCTCTGCTCCGCCAGCAGTCTCTGTTCCAGGCGGCTCAGTGATTGACTTAGAGGGATCAAGACTCTGCAGCTCTGCAAGCTTCATGCCTCCAAGGACTTGCTGCTCTTTTGCAAAGATTTGATTATCGATCATTTCTTCTCGAATTCTTCTACGCTCCTCTTCATAGCTAAGGCCAAGACTTCTGTGCAGAGTCTGCAGTGAAACTTGCTGGTTTCCAACAAACTGTCCAACAGAAGTTATAAAGTCGGCCATATCGTAAAGATTCATGTGGTTAAAGTCAATTGACGGAACAAGAAGTCTCTTCTCCCCATCTTTGTATTCAAAGAAGTCTTGTATCTCACAGATTGGGGCGAAGACCTTTCTCTCAAGCCACTTCTTAATCATATTTCTGAAAATATCATATCTCTGACGCAAAACTTCTAGACCGACAGACGATGACGCGTATGTGTTTCCATGTATAGCAACCTTGCCATTATGTCTGGTTACAAATACGTGATTAGGAACTTCAACGCAGAATACTCTTTCTTCGTTAACCCAATTAATAGTTACATCACTAGGACGAACCATTGCTGTAACAAATTTGGAATCAGGATCAGTAGGTGTTAGGTTATCAATTGTTGTCATAAAGAGAACATTGTTTTCATGATTAATATCGAACTTCTCGTCAGAATTAATCTCGTCAATATCAAAGACCTCCAGAGCACGACTCTTCTGATAAGTTGCTCCCCCATCTTTAGAGAGATACATTTCGTGAAAATCAGTTACTTCAACATCAACATTCTGATTCTTAAATGCATACATCATTCCTGTAAACTTAAAGTCTTTATAAAATGTTGGCCTATGAAACTCCAAAGCCTGTGTTTCGGGATTTACTGTAGCGATTTTATCGTCTTCTTTTAGATCATCAAAGAACTTCCACCCACTAGACTCCGTTAAGATCTCATTATCAGAAACCTTAAGGCAGGAGCTTTCCTGATCCATTAATGCCTTTGGAGTCATGAGGCCTGCGTAAATGTTTGTAACGATATGCTCAATATCAGTTCCGATATCTAGGGTCGAGCCAGAGAAGCCAGAGCGTTCGATCTTAACGCCATTGTGGGTTACAATCTTGAAGTCTTTATCATATTGAGCTTCTTCCAAAAGATTCTTAAAGGCCTCAATGTCAGATTGGGTTGGACGATAGTCGCCTTCTCCTCCAAGGGTAACCAGAGTCAGGGGGTTTATCATTCCGTCTGCTTGTGCAAACTTTGATTCCCTAAGCCGATCATAGAGCATCAGGTCTTTATATATAGAGACGATAACGGATGTGCCTCGGATATCATACGGAGAACTCAATAGCTTTAGGTGAGAAACGTTAAATTCATCAAGAGGAATGTTTTGACCACGACGAACATAGTTCAAGATATGCTTGGGTATGAATTTTCGCATAGACAAGTCGGCAGGAGAGGTTGAGTTTACCAGTCGCTGAAGAGTTGCGTCAGGTCTCAAGGAGACTATTGTATTGTTTCCAATAACTGTCTTCTTAACATGGACGTAATCAGGGTTTAAGATTGTGATTCGCTTCCAGATTCCCGCCTGCTCATCTAGCTCTGCATAGGGAAATGCTTCGCCCAATTTCCAGAACTCCAATGCTGCTCCGTAAACAATTGAGTATAAATCAATCTTTTCTGCCATCTCCATGAAGAACTGTTGAACTTTTTTGTTTTTACATGTGATATTAATCTTGCTTATAGGATATGATGCGTGAAGATTTATTGCGTTTCTAACGAGAGGATGCGTGTCGTAAAAAACGCGATTCCAGGCGTTCATCGTCACCCGATCTCTTGGGAGATTCAGGTTTGCAAGCTGGAATAGAGGAGAATATATCTCTGGGGACATTCTATCGGAAGTGGACGAAACTGTGGGCCCCGGCATAGGAGAGGATATTGATCCACTCTTTATTAGATTTAAACTCTTCTTTCTAAAATTAGAGCTGTGAGCTATAGCTCCAATCGGAGACTGATTCTCATCTCTGTCCATCTGCTTATTTGCTGCGTCTGAGATCTGAGCACGACGCACTTCAGAAATAGACTCTGCAGTCTTTTTCGTCAGAGGAGTAGGGGGCTTACCTGTTCTTCTCATCTTTAAATTCTCCTCTTAATATTCGCGATTACAGGCCTTGGATATTCGAGTCTTTTATCTAGCCCAGGCCTCATAGAGAACCCCTTGGTTAGGTCGAATTTATACGCCATATAGGCGTATATTAGCGCCATAAATCCATCATTTGGCGAGTTTCCCTTGACGTAAGTCTTTATGGGCTGACCTCCGGATGTCCTTATTTTGGTCTCCATAGATGTGCAGTGATCAATGAGCCACTCCATGTGCTCATAGCTCTTCCATGGAAATCTAACCTTTCCCTTTCTAAACAGCTCAATTAATTCGTCAATTAATAAATCTTTATTATAAGAAATAATTAGCTCATCCTCTCTATATTTTACTGGTTTGGCCAAGCTTCCACTTCCTTGAGCTCCAAGAAACCTATCTCCGTATACTAATTGAAGATCCGAAACAACGTCTTGTCCAAAGAACCAGTCTGATACGCCTCTCGTTACACCAAACCTTCGATACATCTCTTTTATAGTATCTTTTTTAAAATCAAATGTATTCTTCTTTAACTTATGGGCGTGTTCTATAGATAAGATCCCATCTGGACTTGCAGACAGAACGACTACACAAGAGAAGGACTGCCCTCCTCTTGAATTAGGATCGTCATCTTTTCCACCCCAGTCAGAACCAAGATAAACAGTTTTTTCCTTTGAGCTAATAGATTTTGCAAAATATCTATCCGGATCCCTGCATAAGTTATAAACTTCTGCCTTAGTAAGGGGGGAGCCTGCGCCAGAGTAAAACTCTCCAATAACTTCATTTTTCCAGATTCGCTCTGTTTGGGCAGGATTATTTTCCGGCATTAACTTTTCTATATTTTCTTTTGTAAAATATGGAATATAAAGCTGATTGATGTGAAATCCAACGAAGTCGGATTCCTCAAAAGGCCTTGTTGACACCCACTTTCCAAGTTCTATAGCTTCTATTTTCTTCTGTTTTGTTCCGCAAAGAGGGCATTGAACTATGTTTTCATATAACCAAATTGACTGCCACCGATTATCATCTGGAAGATAAAAGGGATAAGTCTTCTTGCAATTAATGCACCCAAGATGGTAATAGCGCTGATCTGAAGTTCCCCATATTGTTGCGAAGTGACTGTTCTTGCTCTTAGGGGTTCCAAAATAAACCTGCACCCCCTGACCAACAGGGCCGTATTTTGCGGCAGTTAAAATCTTTGTTGCATTGCCGATTGCATGCGGCAACATCTCTTGGCAATTATGAACGATAGGACCTCCGGTTCCGCTTGAGCCTTTTCTTGACGACAAAATAAAATTGTGATTATCTTCTACCTCAATATCGTAAACGACCTCTTTCTTCTCAACGGGAGTTACATTATTGACAATTGTCCATGAGTATTCCTTAAAATCTTGGTTCCAGCTATAAGTTTCTCCGGCAAATGGCTTTAGCAGCTTATGTGACATAGATGGATGCACATATGGAGAGATTAATTCGGATAAGCTTTTGAATCCGTCCTTGTTAATGAGGACGTAAAAATAATGTTTATTTCGCTGCTTTGAAAAGTATTTTGAATAGTGACACTTTATTCCCATAGAATTAAGCTTCTTAACGATTCTTTTTTGAGAATCCTCATCAAATGAAGAGGTGTGCAACGTTCCGGCTGCAGAGCTCTTCCACCTTGCGTTTACAGATCCGTCATCCATAAACCAAATAGCCAGACCTCTCTCATCTAGCTCGTCTAGCACTTCTTGTGGACAAGTAGACTTTGTCTTTGGGAGATCAAGGTTCATACAAAACATTTTTGAGGAAAATCTTATCGCAGGCTTTTGGCTAAATCCATTTTTTTCAATTCTAGTTACATTCGCATTAATTATTTTTGACTTCCATTTGCAATACTCTTCCTGGGCCTCTCCGTGATTTACCATAAGTCTATGGCCTTTGTCACAAGTCCGATCAAGATGGCCATCTCCAAGAAAAGATCCAAGAACTAGCTGCCTCTGATCATCATTTAGAGCTCTGGAGCGCTGAGCTCCTTCTTTGCGTGATTTGAGCAGATCTCCGGACAAAAGTTCTTCTGCAGGAACCCATCCTCGACTCGTAAGGAATCTGTGGTTTCCAGTGCATTTTATTCGCCACTTTCCAGCTGTAATTTTAACTAAGCCCTTGGAGCCTCTGTTCCAAGCTTTTTTTATCTTCTTATATTCGAACTTTTCTATAGATTCGTTGAATGTTCTGGCCATCGGAAGCTCTTCTCCGGCCTCAAATCGCCTAAATAGCTCTCCTATCTTAACCTTTCCATCAGATGTCTCTATATGCTGATCGTAAGGAAAGCACTCATCGAAAATGCCAACATCAACGGTCATGCCACGAATTCTGTCTCCGTCTGTTCCAAGGCTGTCTATCCAGAGGGTTCCGGTATTAAACTGCTTCATCGTAAGGTTGTCGACGGAGTTTGGAGTATTTAGCTTGTTTTTGGTTATGAAGTCATCTTTTGCGGTTCGAATAAGATTCTCTAACTTATCCTGAGAAAACTTCTTCACCTGCCCTAAAGCTGGAAATAGGTGAATCACTCGAATATTCGGATCTGTGAACAGACCACTGTTGGTAAAGAACAGGTCAAGTGCTCCGGCCATCATAGTGGCGCCAACCTGTCGACCTTTCTTTATTACAACCGGCTTCCCATCGGGCCTTGTTGCTTGAAGTGCGATATAACGATAGATATCGGACATGAATTTCCAGCCGTTATCTAAAACGTTAAATTCAGCTCCATCTAAAGTTAGGTTATTCTTAGTAAAGTGCGCAGGATCGAAATCGAGAAAATTTGATTTTAACTGTTCAAATAAATCTTTTTCGCTCTTTTTTGGTGCCATTTATCCAGTCTGTGCGTGTTGCATGTAGTCGGCTATTTCATTAGCTATGTCATGCTCATCGCTTTCTCTATGAGAGAGTTCTTCCGGAATATATTTTACTTCCTCTACGTCTTTTTCTCCCACTAGTTTTTCAATTAAAGCTTTAAGCTTCTTCTCGTCTATCAGACGGGCGACTCCTGCATATCCCAGAGAGGGATGCTGTCGGCAAATTGTGAGCGCCGCGAGCGCTCCAAGTTCAGGCCGATCTGCCAAGAGATCCTTTATATAATTGACAATCATTCTTAAGGATCTAAAGAGTTCCGGGTTACATTCTCTACACTTCTTGCCGCTACAAGAGCAGGCATCAATCTCAGTTGCGTTGGCGATCTTTTCCGTCTTTGAGCTATCAATATCTTTTATGAGATCGAATCCAGCTCGGGTTCTTATATCTGCCATCTTCTCTTCGATGCTTGAAAAGTCATTTCTCTTTTTCATGATCGTTTTGAGGTTGGCTAAATAGTCAGCGCTTTTCTCAATATTTTTAGAGAAATCATCTATCCAGTCAGCCTTAGAGCTTGAGCTATAATCTTCAGTTAAATTTTGTCGCTTTATCTTCATTGTATATCCGATTGATTATGCGAAATAATTCTTCATAAAATCTACGTTTTTTCCGTCATCTCCTTCCTGAAAAAAAGACCCTCTATCCTTGAAAATATGGAATCCACTGTCGGCAAGAATCTGCATTATAGAAAGCTCTTCACGGTCAGTTAGGTCATACTTTTTTGACAGAGTTTCATATACCTCTTCCATTGGATGGCCTGCAGAAACGTGAGCGTTTATCATCATTCCTGAAATAGCCCTTTCGAAAGGGGTTATAGATATAACTATGTTCGAAGGAGTTCCTGCTTCCTTTACTAGATCTCCATAGGCAACACTTTCGCCAGATGCAGCAGCCCAAGCCGGAGGTATCTTTACAGAGGCTTTCTTCGAATGCTCTTCTTTGACCTTTTTATTCAATTTATTCAGGTGGTCTTTTAGCACAAGGGTGTCTCGCATTATGCTGACACGAATAGCCTCAAGAGCCTGTATGTCTAAGACATTATCGTGATCATCCCTGATGGCCCTAGAGATCTCATGGTTTTTTCTGTCCAAGAAGCTTAAAGCTCGTTCACAGCCGACCGTAGTCCGGCCATCATGCTGAGGGATCCTAGAAGGATACTGGTCATTTATATAGGCCATAAACTTTTCTAAGTCACCATCATTCACATAGTCAGTCTCTTTTTCCTCAGCCTCTTCTTCAAGCTCTTCCGCTCTTACATCCGCGCCAGGAAGGAGGTCCCCAAGAGTTGTATCTCCATGCTCCTCTAGAAGTTCGGTAACCTCTTCGTCCATCTTTGCCAGCTCTTCTGATAGCTCTCCGAAGCTTTCCTCTCCCTCCACCATTGGCTCTAAGACTTCTTTGAGAGTTTTGTCAGAGAGCTCTGGGTCCAAATCTTCGTCCATACCAATGATGGCTCCGACTAGACCTTCGGGACTTCCCTGTAGCTCTTCGGCAAAAAATACATCATCAGATTCGTCATAAACATATGACTCTTCTGGCTGTGTTGCTTCTTTGTAAATTATCTGCTCAAATTCTTTAGACATATTATCTCCTATCCTACAAGGCTATATATACCGTAGTATACGCTTCTGCTCTCATTATTATCAGAATACTGATCCAAGGGGTATCCATATTGTGCTTCCGGCATATTGCCAATCATCATGCGCGGATATAGGGGGCTTCCAGTTAGTCCAACGTTTCCAGCAGGGAGTCTGCTTTGATCTTCGTCATACTTACAATCTACAGAGCCTTTATCTTCAAAGACTCTATCCGCAAATGGGCACTTTATTTTTTCTTCAGCCAAAAACATTAGATCCATATTTTTTTCAGCAAGCTCTTTGCGCTCTTCTTCATGCTCAGCCAAATCCAATGGAGTCATATCTCTTGCGATCGCCCTATTCTTTTCTCCATCTTTTCTAACCGCACCAATGCTAATGCACCCCTCTGCAACAGGGAGGCCGAATGGACATTGATGAAGCTTTCCTCTAATCACTTTTATTCCTATTGTTTTATATAATATTAGTAATTCTAAGACTAGATATTATCCAGATAGTATTTAATAAGCCTTCTTTTGATGAGCTCATCCTTAAATCGTCCAACTAAAGGAACAGAGGTAAGGAGGTCCATATCCATAAGGTGCTTTAGCGTAACCTCGGGAGAGGCCTTAAGCGCTCTGGCGATTACCTTTGAGATAGACGTCGGCTTAACAAAGAGTGGCCCATCCGTTTTGAAATTATTTCTGTTCTCCTTAATAAAGGATACTAGCTCGGGATCTAAATCGAATCCAAAGCGTGCAGCAAAACTTATAGCTCTAAATGCACGCTTTGGATCATCGCTTATTGTAATCTCTGGAGGAACACAGGTTTTTATTATTTTTTTGTCTAGGTCTTCTAAGGCGCGACCAGTAGGATCTGTAATCTCTTTTGTTTCAATGTCCATATGCAGAGTGTTCATTGTAAAATCTCGGCTATAGACTTCGTGATAAAATTCGTCTTTAATCCCAAGTTCTTTATCAATATACTCAATTGCTCCTTCGGAAAGAAAGTTGCTTGAAAAATCTAATGTGTATTTATCAAAATATACGGCTACATGGCCATCTGGAAATAGTTTGAATAACTCATCAAAAGTGTAGGCGATTGTAATCGCAAGACGAGCAACATCAGGATGATTCGTTGTAAGGTCTATATCCTCAAACTCCCTTGCCATGCCAAGGGTAATATCCCTGGGAACCCCGCCTACCACATAAGGCTTAGAAATGAAGTTTTCTTTGCAGATATCTAAAATCTGCCCATATAGTCCCTCTGTCTTCATGTGCTTACTCTAAAGGTTGCTCGACCGGCTGCTCAGCGCTTAAGTCGTCTGGAGATAACTGCTCCTCAGATTCTTCGGCTGTCTCAGGGGAACCGGGCACTCCCTCACTTGTGCTTACGAGCACTCTTGCATTTGCGAGCTGACCCATCATTTTGGTTACTCTAGTTAGAGAGTATGAGAATGCGTCAATTAATTTACTCTGAGATTCTGCAAGCTCCGGAAATAGGGATGCGATCCCGATTTTGTCTAGCATAATATCAAACTCAGCCAATTGCCTGATGACTCTTCTATCTGCAAGCATTCCCGCGACCTCATCTAGCTTTGCTGAGGCAATTTCGAGACTAACATCTCCGGCCAATTCTTCATACTCTCCTGGCCTTGCCCCAGGCATTGGCATGATCTCCTTGAGATCCTTCGGCTCTACTTCATCTGCAGATGGAACCTTAAAGCCTGACTTGCTATCTGCGGCCTCTTCCGGCTCATCTGAGGTTGGGATTGCCAGCTCTGCTTCCGGTGGCTGTGCTGCTGGCACAGACTCTTGCGTTGGTTCTACCTGAGGCGCATGAGAGATTGGCTCATCTGAAGGTACTTCTTGTGCAATTTTCTTCAGAATGCCCGCAGCCTCATTGGCCCCAGCCCTTTCAAAAGTTGATGCCGTCTTATATGTGACATCGGATAAGGTCCTGGCAAGTTTTACTTTTTTCGCCAAAATACTAAGACTGTTGAGAGCTTCCGACAAGTCCCTATACTCTTCATGATCGACATATCGATCGGACCTAATTAGTTTGTCCACTCTTCTGATCGCTCCATAGAGCTGTTGTTTCCAAGTGGAAAATGCATTTTTTTCCTCTGAGTTTCTTGCAGGCCGCTGAGAAACCTCCTGAAAAGTTCCTCCATCAAAGCTATTCCCAGGCATATTGTTCGTAGCGCTATAGGCACCGCCGCTTTGTCCTAGTCCAGATTGGTAAACCGCTTTTTTCTTCATGTCTAGCTCCTCTTCAAGGCTATACTTCAAGTGTTCTCCTGCGCTATAATAGTCGAACCACTTAAGAAATCCGACTTTTTCCTTTTCATCTAAGGAATTGCTGTAGTATTCCAGGGCGTTCTCTTTTGACATCTCTCCTGTTTCTACTGAGTTATATATTTTATATACAAGTTCTAGCCACGCGTTAACATTATATTCTTCTGTTATTGCCTCTGGAGAGAGCCCGTAATTTGGATAGGCAAGTTTTGTTATTCCCTTCGAAGTCATCCTTGCCTTTACAATCATATAGTAAGCATCATTTTTGCTTTTAATATCAGATTCTAATATCTTTCTTATATTACTGTCGGTAAGCGCAGCGCCTATCTCTGAAGCCGCACTCTTTACTGTAAGATATTGGGATAATTTTTCATCAGAGCTAATCGACAACGAAGAAAGATAACGAGCACGCTTGGTTAGCCCCACAAATTCGTCGCTACCAACTCCGGAAGAAAGCTTTACTAGCTTTTCATAAAAATACTTATTGATCTTCATCGTCCTTTTCTAGTCGCTCCAAAAGAACTCCAAATTGACTAAGCCACTCTTTCTTGTCTAGTAGCCTAACTTTATTCATTTCATTTTTCAAGTATTCAATAAAGATTCTAAAGTGATCTGAATCTATGACCTGATCTTCTTTGTATAGCTTCGTGTTATCTCGGATCCACTTCTCAAAAGATATCAGGCTATTGATATCTTCTAGGCGAAAAGTTTTACGAAGCTTGCCATCAGTAAACATCTATGACCTCTCCTTCTATAAGAGCCCTATTATTAGCATCTAACATATTTAATTTGTTATCTAATCTCGTTACAAATACTGTGACTAGACTTGGGTCTATCTCCTGCAGAACGCTAAGAACGGCTTCCTTCAGAACTCTTGCCTGCTCGTTAACTACATTGATATTGACATTATGATCAATTCTCTTATCAGCAACACCCTCAATATACTTTTTCCAATCTTGCATCAAAGTCTTCATTGTATTTATATATTCGATAAAAACTTTGTCATCTCTAATGGTAGTTGTTGCACCGCTTTCCAGAAGATTATAATAATACTCTATCCTTGATCCGATCAGCTTATCCATCTCCAGAAGTCTTCGAGAAACGTCAAGCTCTGCTCCGGCTATTTCATCTATTTTTCTTTGATAGGCAGAAGATGAGTTTATAACCATCTTAGTCTCTGCCTCTAAAGCTTTTTTATCTATCTCTGTTCTTCTGTTTTTTACGTCATCAAGAAGGTTGCCTTTCAGGTTTAGGTTCTCTCCTCTAAACTTTTGAAGCGTCATATATGACACATGGAGCCTTCTTGTTCTTGGATACTTCTTTTTCAGCCAAGCCTCAACTGACTTTACTGAGTCGCCTTCCAGTAACTTTGAGATAATATCTTCCTTATCTGGATGATTTAAAACTTTCTTACTCATATTTCCCCTGGTAACCTCTTGAAAGAAAAAGGCTCTGACTTATTTTACCAAGTCAGAGCCTTAAGCGTCTACGAGAATTAATATTGCTATAATTTTCAATACAGCACTTAGCTCCCAACCCTCTTTAGAAGGCTTTCTTGATAACCCAGTCTAACATGTCCGCTTCTTTTATCAGGCCTTTTTCGTCCAATTGGCTTGCAAGATTCATAAGATCAGTTTGCAGTCCAACACTGCCGCCTGCGATTTCTCTTCCATCTTCAGTTTTGAATCCTTCGTTATAATCGTAGATCTTATTTGTATATGGATCCTGCATTATACCGTCACCAATGCGCCTAGCCTGAACCCCCACTCTATCAGGAGAGTATCTGGTTGACAGAGAGGGACTTACCTCTCGTACTTCCGCCTTTGAGTCTTCATGATCTGAGCCGAGATCATAAAGAGCCTCTGTCTCTCTGGACGGAACTTCTCCGCCTCTTTGGGAGAGGTACTTTTGTCTAGTCACATAATCTTCAACATTTGATTGGAAAGATTGAAAAATACCATGCTGATCAGCTGCAGCGACTTTGTGAAGATCCTCAAGCTTAGAGAGGTTCTTCGCAGAGGTTCCGGCCATAATGTTTAGGAGTTTAGATTTTCGATCTTTCATAATATTATGTCAATGATACTTTAGATGTAGAGATCAGAACCCCTGTAGCGTCTGAATCTTTTGTCTGTGTTTTTCTGGTCATCGGCACAACTCGGCCCTTCGCATCAAAGGCAACCTTGCTTACAGGCAGGCCAAGACGAGGGCAGTAAAGCTGTACGGAAGTTGGAACATTAATCAGATCGCCTCTGTCAAATGCAGCCTTTATAAGCTCATCTCTTTCCGTGCTTCCCGATGCATGCTTGAGAAGTTTTGAAAAACGATCCAAAGAGGCAATGTATTTTTGGCCTCCAAATTTTTCCTCAATTACTTTGAGTGCAGCCTCTGCCTGCTTCAGGTTTGACTCAGCTACTCCACCATCAATCTGGTTAACAAGCTGAGAGTAGGTCATTCTGCCCATCTCTTCTGCTTCCCTAGAGACCTTGTTAATAGATTCGGTCTTTGCCGCATGCGAAAGCACGCTCTTTAGCCCAGCTGTATTCAGGCGATACTTCTGTCCGGCAACAGAAAAATGAGAGGGAATAACCGGATTTCCGTTTGGCATATCGACAGGAATAGAGACTTCTACTTGGCCTAGAGAAGAGGGGATTGAAGCCCTAAGCTCCAGAGTCTTCTTATTAGCAGATGCAAGCTTAATCTGAGCTCTATTTAGGCCCAAGCTAGAAAGTTCTGCAGAAACGATATTGATTGCAGCACTTACCTGATCTCTACTAAATATAGTTGCCGCAGCGACTAGATCATTATCCAGATTTGCGTACTTCTCTAAAGCAGATGGAATAGCCGGGCTCTCTATCTTCAGTTCTCCGTAGGCTCTTTGCGCCTCATATTTCTTTTGAGAAGACTTTTTGGTAAAGTTGCTTGCGTCTTTAACAAAGATAAAAAGATTTTCCCTATTAAGACTGACCAGTTCGTCCTGCTGAATGAATGAAGTAGGAAGTGTCGGCAGACCGTTAGATACCTGAACCGGAATCGGAACATTTACCTGCATAAAGTCTGTTGTACTTATGGAGGCATTGCATAAAACGAAATGCTCGTTTGACTTGACTGCAGTAACCTCAGACGGCTGATATCCGAGTGCGCTTAACTGTAGTTTTGCAAACTTCTCTGCCTTTCTGAGGGTATTGTCAGAGGCTGCAGTAAATGCCGCCTTCTTGTTTAGGGAAAATGCTCCAGAGAGCTCATCAGAAAGCTTGGAAGAAGCGTAAAGCGGCTCAAGCTTATTCTCGTAAGGAATTCTAGAAGAAACTTCGCTTCTCTTTGCCGGCTCAGTTGCTTGCTTGGAAACAAGCAAATCTTCTAGCTCGGTTCTAAATGCGGATCGTCCACCTGACATCCCATAAAGATGATCGTAAGTTTCAGAAATTTCTTTTTGAGAAACGAATGTTTGGCTAGATGCTTTCTTGACAAAAACATCTCTCATATGTCCAATTAGGGCATCGCCAGGGTTGTTCGCCGCAGAAGCCTCAAGCCTTCCCGCCACATAGCTAGTGGGATAAGTTTTGCCATTGTTGAGCTTATCCAGGGCCTTCTTGGCCTGCTCTACAATTTTCTTTAGTTGATCCATTACATTCCCTCTAGTTTGTCTTAAAGATTTCGGGGAAAAGACCCCTTATTGCGGAGGCCTTTGCCTGTGTTTGGGAGTCTAAAACTTTACTTACAAAAGAACTATCGTCTGTGGCCATATCCAGTAGTGCTGATTTGAATATAAAAATATCCTCTGATGAATATCCGTATTCATCAGAGGAAAAAGCGCAAATAGGAACATTTTTATAGGATAAAGTTACACTATTATGATCGTAATTGCTGGAAGCGCTCCAGTCTCCACCCTCTTTTGTTTGATATTTAGGATCAGAACTTCTTACTAAAAAGCTTTCTCCATTAATATCTTCGGACCTCCAGAGGTCATCATATTGATCGCCAAATACCTTGTACATATCAAACGCAACCTTTTTTATCGGCAGATCATCAGTTAGTTGAATTCGATCTTTTTCCGATAAATCGGTTACCTTATCCTTAGCTAACTTTAAGAGCACCTCATCTAGGTCTGACATCAATTTATTCCTCGCTGTAAAATTTATCTTTATTAATAGAAACAAACAAGTTCGACTAACAGGGCTGTTTCGCTATTATATATCTAAATATAATTAGTAGCTAATCAGCTTCCTCTCTGTTTATCTCTTGAATTTTTTCCAGTATGTCCTTGATTCTATTGTTATTTTTGCAGATCTTCTGAAGCTTCTTGACTATCCCGCCATATCTTTTTTTATGGTTCTTATAATCAATGTTTCCATGCATTGCCTTATGGACTGCAGACTGAGTGATTCCTAGGTGTTCTGCTATATCATTTTGCGTTTTGCCCATTAGCCTCATAAACAATATCTTCTTCTGATGATCAGTCAGGTGAGGTCCGTTTACTATTTCGTAAATTTCGTCAAGAAGCTCCTGCTTAAGATCTAGAATCCTCTCGTCCGATGTATTTGCCATCATAACTTGGCCCATGCCACGATCAGATGAAAAATTATTTAATTTTGCAGACTCAAACGATATTTCGACAATTTTATACTGATATGATTTGCCCTTTTTCTTTTTCATCGTTTACCAAATCTCCGGAATACTTTGCTTGAAGTCTGAAAAGAAAGACTCCTTAGTTTTATTGGGAGCAGAGAAGTATTCATCTACATCCTTGGCTCCAGCGGGAAGAGTCAGAAATCTAAGCCTCATGCCTTTGTTGATATACTTTTCATATATTCTTTCGGCAGAAGCTTTTCCTGCTGCATCACTATCCATAATAAACGTAATCTTATCTGTATATCTGGCTAGTTTTATGAAATGTTTTTGCGAAAATGCAGTTCCACATATCGCTACAGTATTTTTAATAGAGTTCTGGGCCATAGAGAGGTAATCAAAAAACCCTTCTACAACATATACATTATTCTTTTTTAAAATTGAGCTTTTTGAATGATTCAGCCCATATAGTATATCGCCCTTTTTATAAGAGGAGTTTTTATACTTAGGGATTCCAATACTCTTCCTCTCTATGTCGGCAAGAAGTGATCTGCCACTAATTCCAACTGGATCATTATGCTCTGAGAAAATAGGAAAGACTAGATAGAAGTAACTCGCAAAGTCACTGCCTCCAGTAAAATTTGTGATGTTCAATCTCGCCAAAGCTTCTTCTGACACATGTTTCTTTAGCATATCTATGCTTTGCGGAAAGTATCCCAGCCTATTACTTCTGATAAGTTCTTTGGACAAACCTCGCTCCTTAAGAAGATACCTCAAGCAATCTTGAGAGGATCTTAGATTGGAGTGACAGATGCTAACTAGCTTAGAGAGATTTTCAAGATCTGTAACCACTTAATAGTCCCTATTTCTCTTCTAAGGTTTCTAGCGTATTAAGCATGTAGCTAGTAATGTCTATCTTGCAGCCATCTCCATTATTGGGACAGCCCTTTCCGGTTAGAGTTCCCGTAGAAGTTGTGGCTTCAACTGATTTATCGCATGTTTTGCACGGAAACATGAATGCCTTTCTTTTGCTATTTCGAACAATATCTCCAGCGGCCTTCATTGAAAGCTTTGCATAAGAAGAGATTCCTTCTAGTGTATCTCCACAATTATTGCAAACAACAGAATCTGCTTCCACATCAAGAGATGCATCTGTCATCCCATCACTTTTTTTACACCCAGGCGTACAACGAACTAGCATATTATTTTAACCTCGCTATTAACGGATTTTCCTCTTCCACGTTTTCTATTCCATTTTCTACTGATGTCTCTGAGTCGCCCTCTCCAAGGTAAGCCTCTCGAATTGAGGAGGCGTACTCTTCGATAAGGTCAGGATGCTCCTTCGTTAGGAACTCGAAAGCAGCGTCTGCACCTCTAACTTTTTTTCCTCCAATTTCATAAGACTGAGAAGATGGCCTCGTTATAAGGCCATACTTGATTGCTAAGTCAAAAACCTCTCTGTCCTTCTGAACAACTCCTTTTTGATACTCTATTTTATACTCAGCTTTTGAAAATGGTGTTCCAACCTTATTTTTTTCAACTTTAGCCCGAACGGTATGCCCTATTCTCTCTCCATCCTCATTGGCGATAACAGAGTCAGAGGAAAAGTTTGGAGCCATATTAATCATGAGGCTGCATGCGTGCTTTAGGGCTCTTCCTCCGGGAGATGAGGTCGGGTCTCCAAACATCTTCCCCAAGTCTACTCGCACCTGATTGATTCCTATAAACGCAATATTTGCATGAGCAATTACAGGAGTTAGCTTTTTCAGTTCTGTCGACAAAAATCTTGGGATAGGAGCCATGTTGGCTTTTCCGACTTCGGCTCTAATTTCAAGAGGGGTGTTCAAAACTGCAATAGAGTCCAAAACTATAATGCCAAGGTTCTTAAATCTTGGATCAGTGCCTTCAATTACATGATCCAAGATTCCTCTCATACCCTTTGAGACTTTCTTTGTAGCCTTATTTACTTTCACCTTTCCCAGCAAACCTTCAAATATCATCTTTGCATCATTCGTTTTGATGACCATTACGCGAGACGTATCAACACCCTGCTTTGCGGCCCACGCTGGATCGTAAGTATACTCTGCATCGATAAATAATGCCGTATTATCAGGATTTTCATTCAGATATTCTCTTATACATGAAAGAGAAAGCATGGTCTTGCCAGAGCTCTCTTGGCCTGCAAGCTGGGTGATTCTTCCTCGCGGAATACCTCCGATTCCAATTGCTTCATCCAAAGAGGGGCTTCCGGTGCTTATAGCCTCGTATTTTGTAGATATATTTCCATCAAAAAAGATCGCGTCTTCTCCGAAGAACTTCGTAATTTCCTTCTGCGCCTCAGAAGGACTCAATAACTTTGACATTTATTCTCCAATCGTTATCTAGTATTTGTGTGCTAAGGTTCCCTCTTGAGGGGGCCTCCAGCCGGCAGGAGCCTGCCAGCTTGATGGATTTTCTGGCTGCTCGGAAACTACAGCGTCAGTATTTATGAGTAAAAGAGATATGCTTGTTGCGTTTTCTAGAGCAGTCTTTGTAACTTTTTTCGGGTCAATAACGCCTGATTTAACTAAGTCTTCAAATGAATTTGTAGCAGCATTATATCCATAGTTATTATTAAGCTTCTTCAATACTTTGTCCACAATTTTATCGCCATCAGCATAAGCATTTGCAGCAATTTGTCGCATAGGCCTTTCACACGCGTCTATGAGTACGCGTGCGGCTGGAACAAGCTCTTCATCCAGAAGGCTTAGATCTACTTGACTTGCCGCACGAAGAAGAGCCGTACCTCCGCCAGGAACGTACCCCTCTTCTATTGCAGCTCTTGTTGCGCAAATAGAGTCGTCAACCCTGTCGCCCTTCTCCCTAAGCTCTAACTCCGTAGAATATCCGACAGCAACAACTGCCGCTTTATTCTGGATAAAAGCTATCCTCTTTTTTGTATCGAGCCTTTCATTGTCTCCAATAAGCGTCAACAAGTCTTTTTTGTAAAGCTCAAGCTTTTCTTCGAATCTGGCCTGATCCCTATTTCCTTCTAATATTTTTGTGGAATATCTATCAACCGTCACTCTCTTGGCAGATCCTAGGTCAGAAACCTTGGCCTCCTTAAGGGGAACGCCTCCTTCTCCTGAGAATACTTTTGTGCCGACGAGAACAGAGAGGGCTTCTAGCCATTCATTTTGAGCGGATCCAAATATCGGAAGGCTTACAGCGACAGCCCTCAACCTACCAAGCTTATTGTTCGCAACAAGAGTAGCGAGAACCTCCTGCTTTACGGATTTGGCGAGGATTAAGACGGGAATATTGTCTTCAGATAATTGATTAAATAACCCCAGGCAAGATGTCAGATTTGAAATATCATCATTGCAAATGAGAATTTTGCAATTATTAAGCCTAACATCTGTTTGGCCTTCTTCGGTTAGGAAGGCAGGAGTTACAAATCCAGATTTTATTTCAACTCCATCTGCAAATCTAACAGAATTTCCTGCGCCAGGAAATGCCTCTGCAACAACTGTTCCGTCCATACCTACTGCATGAAATGCTTCTGCTATTTTGCTGCCAAGCTCCGGATCATTATTTGCAGATATTGACGCAATATTCACAAGATCCTCCAAGGAGGATACATCGATAGCCATTGTGTTTAGATTCTTGGTAATCTGTTTTAGAGCCCACTCTATTCCAATCCTAAAGTTCAAGGGACTATAGTTTTCATCAATAAGCTTACATCCCCGCTTCAAAATTTCATGAGTCAAAACTGTAGCTGTAGTGGTTCCGTCACCTGCTACGGCAGCCGTCCTTCCCGCTACCTCTTTTATGAGTTGACACGCAAGCTCTTCTACGGGCTCTTCTAAAGTAATCTCCCTTGCAACAGTGACTCCGTCTTTAGTGAGAACTGGAGCTCCAACATATTTGCCCAGAATTACATTCTTTCCTTGAGGGCCCATCGTTACTGCCACAACTTTGGCTAACTTTTCAGCGCCGGAAAGAATCTTCTTTCTTGCTTCACTCTTAAAGGTTAAATCTTTGGCCATTATTTGTTCCTATGTTTATAGATATAAGTCAGACAAACCGCAATAGCGTCTGCCTCGTCAAGACATTCTTTTGCAAGATTCCCTGCTCGATTATCTCTAACTTTAAAGTTAGAAAAATAAGTCTTAACATATTCAAAAGCTTCTTCTTTTGAAGATATTTTTGTTTTTGCAAGCTTGCTGAGGCAAGACCTAATCGTAACTACAGCATAGCTTTCTGGCTCCACATTTAATGCTTTCAGGCAAGCTACAGAGGTTATCTCGTTAAAAAACGAAAGTGTAATTATTGTCCTTGCTGTACTTCTGCCCTTCGGAAATCTACTTGCGTAAGCCTCAATTGCCACGAAATCTGGATCCTTTTTCTTCAAGAAGTCCTTGATCGTATCGAAATAATCTGCAGCACGAAAGGCCAGAGAGCCTTTCTTCGATTTAGGCGGCTTGATGTGGCCGTACTCCAAAAGAATTTCCGACTTATCATCATACTCTACTAAGCTCCAACCGACAGTTGAAGAGGATATGTCTAAACCTAATATTTTCTTCATAAAAAGGGCGTATAGAGATTATACTCTATACGCCCTTTTAAATTAATCATGCAAAAGGATCTTAGTCCTCGAAGTCGAAGTCGAAATCCTCGCTGTTAGCAGTAGCTGTATCTGCGCCCTGAGTTGCAGAAGAAGTATCCCAACCCATCTTGGTTGCTACCGCCTCTGGCGTGGAAGGGGAGATTAGCTTCTCTAGGTTGACCCTGTCATTGAAGTCAACGAATTTACTCTTGAAATCGCTAGATAGCGGCTCCTTCGGATTCGGAGTTACGCTATAAAGCGGCTGCTGACCCTTGGGACCTCTATTGATAGAGATGTCATATCCAGTAACCTTGCCCCATTTTGAATTGTTATAAAGCGATTTAATCGAATTATAAATCTGAGGTCCAATCTCCAGAAGCTTGAAGGTATCGTCATTTCGATCAAGGATCTTGACGAGCCATCGAGCCTGTCGCTTAAAGCCTGAATCTTCTAGGCGACGAACCAGCTCCGGGTGATTCGCGGGAGAGTTGATCTTGCTCTTCGCGCCAGCGGGAGTGGTTACCCAATGGATGTAAAACTGAACGGGGTTTCCCATCACTCGTACAACGTTCTCTCCCTCAACTAGCCTTGCAAAGTCAGACTTCTGACCTGAATCAGAATCTGCAGCGTTCCAATCAACTTCTCCAAAAACCATATTTGACATATAAATACTCCTTGTGGTGTTATATTAACACTCTTGGCCTTTTGTTTTATTACGCGGTATTGCGTGTTATTTTTTGGCCTTATTATTGTGGATTTATTTTCCCCACTCTATTTCTTCGGATTCTGCTCCAAAATCATTTGGCCGAGAACTTCCGGGGAAGGTAGAAGTGTCAGCCGCAGAAGCTCCGTAGCCTGCGCTACTTGCAACTTCAATTGAATAATCTCTTTTTAGGAATGTCTTGAGAGCGTAATGCCAGCCCAAAAAATATCCTGCCTTATTTTCTAGCCACTTTTTTGAAGCCTTAGCTAGAATTAAATTATTGCAAGCTTCTATATAATCGTCATCTGCTTGCGCAAACCACTCTTTGTCCTTTGCAGTCTTCAGTCCAGACTTAATTGCCTTGCTTAGGGCGGCATCAGACCAAGCTTTGTTCTTCAATGACTCAAGATGACCAATCCATCTATCAATCTGGACGATCCTCTCTTGACAAAGATTCTGTCCCTCTAGGGTTCTGAGGAGGCCAACCTCAGCGATATTAAGGTCAACTACTCCATTTGTAGGAAGCGATGCAGCAACCTCTTCTATGGATTTAATATCTATATTCTGTATAGAGAAATTATCTATTGATAATTTATTATGCAGTTTCATCGTCAGCTCCAAAAATCGTCGCCTCCAGGCGCTCGATCCGTGCATTTAGCTTAGCCACGGATCCCTGAGCGGCAATATTTTCGCTGACTTTTTTCAGTTCATCGTCTAACATTCTAACTCGTTGGTTCATCATCACATTCAAAATATAGTAAATAATACCAACATTCACCGTGTTATTTACAGGCGGAGTTACTGATGTTATTATACCATTTTTATCAGTCGTAAACAAGCCTAAAAAGCCTTTGTCTCCAAACTCTTTTACCAAAGATTTATAGTAAAGAAACTCAGATTCGCTCAAATCCAATCGCTTATTCCCAACCGCTCTAATCACTTGAAAGTCTCCTTACAAATGTTCCGGGGCTCCTAATCTTGCTTTCTTTGGCAATTCTCTTTAGCCTTTGAACCTTTAGTTCTGCGTCTAAAAGATCCGGGGATAAAGCCTCATTGGAGAGGGCCTCGACGCGCACCTGATCCCGTATGGCCTCGTAGGATTCTTCTTCGGTTGGCACGTCGGCCACCGCCTCCGAAGCCTCCTCCGCTGCCTCCGAGCCCTCTGGCGCGGCCTCCTCGTCGTTGGGGACGGGGGGCTCGATATCAGGCGGAAAGAACTCTACGAGCATAAAAAGAGCTATATCGAAAATATCATCGCTCTCTAGCTTTTCCGAAAATGGCTGATTAACAAGCCTTTGCCTAAAGAGAGACAGCCTTCTGCTGTGAAGCTCCCCCAGGAGCGCGCCGCCGCAAGCTGGGCAGCAATTCTTTACTAGAGAGTGTCTCATTGAGGCCTTTACCTCAAATTTGCAGTTTCTGCATTTTATCATAGTGATTTTCCATAAACTCTCTCAAGACTAGAGAGAGCAAGATCTTTTTGATCCAAATAATTATTTACTTTGCATATTGCCTTAATAGGAGTTCCATCTTTTAGAATGGTACGATATAAGGCATAGTCATCAGCCCAAATAGTCAAACCACAAGTATCTCCGTTAACATCTTCTACTAAGTATTTTGCGAATTTCTTTCCTATATTTTTACCATTTTTAATTTTAAATTCTTTGATCTTTGTCTTGATAATTGCCTCGATTTTTAATCGAGCACCATCTCCTTGAGCCGCAACACCTGATAAAGGCGTTACCATTGGACCTCCTGTGAAAAAGTCCTTAAAAACTTCATGCAGACTTCCCGACAAAGATCTCCCCATTACTTCTCTCTCTTTTAAAAGAGTCTCCTTTCTATCCCACTCCTCTTCGGAAGTAGTAAATGTAAGTGAGTCCATTATCTCTAAAAACCGCTTTGAGCCAAGAGGTATGTCAAATTTTGCCGTTAGCTCGGGAATGTTTTCTTTCGGAATTTTTTTCCATGTTGGATTCGCAGCAAGAATATCCTTTGTAATAGCCTTCTTCAGGGCTGCCTTCATTTTGGTTCTGTATTTTTGGTAATTATCGTGCATATCCATTCTGGTCAGCCCGAAGTCATCAAGAGCGCCGGCCTTTGCCAAGGATTGAATTACGGTCTTTCCAACTGTGCGGCTATTGTTTCTGGAGACAAAATCAGCAAAGCTCTTATAAGGACGATTTTCCGTGATGCTCTCTATGGCCTTTTCTCCGAGCCCTTTTACGGCGGAAAGCCCAATTGCTATCGATTTAGCGTTTAGAACGCGATACTCTCCTGCCGACTTATTAACGTTGGGATGAGTTACGTCAATTTTCATGTTTTTGCATTCAGAGACATACTCCTGCGCCTTGTCGCTATTTGGGTCTTCAGAGTTGATTAGCGCGCACATAAACTGCACAGGATAATGACATCTTAGCCAAGCTGTCTGAAAAGATATCTTCGAATAGGATATTGAGTGAGATTTGTTAAAGCTGTACAGGCCAAGAGGCTCAATATAATGCTTCCATATTAAGGAGCCTGTTTTGTAATCCATCCCAGAAAAAGACATGCAATCCTTTACGAAATTCGCTTCAGTCCTAAGAACCAGATCTTCATCCTTGCCCTTTAGCTTGCTGATCTTTCTAAGGGCATCCGCTTGGTTCAGGTCCCATCCGGCACAATCTTGGGCAATAAACATTGCCTGCTCCTCATAAATTAGGACTCCAAAGGTCTTCTTTAAAGCCCTCTTGAGTTTGGGATGCTCATAAGTCGCCTCTTCCAGCCCAAGCCGACGCTTTGCGTACTTCTTTCTTTCTGCCGGCAGACAAGATGGTCTTCCAATTGCGTTAATAACAGAGATATCCTCAATGGTTTTTGGCTTTAGCTTTATACAGAATGGGGTCAGAGAAGACTCAAGCTGAAAAACTCCAAGAGTTTCTCCTCGCCCTAACATCGCATAGACTTTTTGATCGGCAAAGTCTATGTCTTCTGTTGTCAGCTTTTTCCCCGTAGAGCTCTCGATTAGCTTGAAGGTATTGTCGATAACAGTCAGCGTTTTTAGGCCCAGAAGATCCATCTTAATAAGACCATTGTCTTCACACCTAGTCTTCTCCCACTGAGTTACGACGTTGTTGTCTCCATCAATTCTCAGAGGGACTGTTTCGTAAAGCGGATTCTCACCGATAACCAAACCTGCGGCGTGAATGGACCAGTTTCTTGTGAGATTCTGTAGCTTATTTCCATATTGATAAAGCTCGGGGTACTTGCTCATATACGCAGAAAACTGAGGGCTATCCGCCATAGCCTTGTCTAAGGTTTTTGAATCAGGCATGATAGATGTAATGTTATTTGATATCTTAAATGCCGCCGACTTATCTCCTCCCAGACGAAGGCTTCTGGCTACGTCTTTTATAACAACTTTTGGAGACAAAGTACTCCAGTTTGAGATGGAGGCGACCTTATCTTCTCCGTACTTTTCTTTTACGTATTCCTTGACTGCGCCTGGATCCGAAAAATCTGTATCAATGTCTGGAAAAGATGTCTTCTGATTATTATGAAATCTCTCAAAAATTAAATCGTATTTAATTGGGTCTACGTCTGTAATTCCGGCCAAATATGCGACCAAAGAACCGGATGCTGATCCCCTTCCGGCGCCAACGGGCATCTTCTTTTTCGCCCAATTTATGTAGTCTGCAACGATAAGCATGTAGGAAGAAAAGTTCTTATCCTCCAGAACAGAGAGCTCGACTTTGACACGATCCCAATAGCGCTCTTTTTCCTCTTTTTCTAAGCCGCCAAGCTTATCTTTAAACCCTTGGATGCACCGATATCTCAGAAGAGCCTTATCCTCAGATAAGGTTGATCTAGTTTTCTTGTACCATGCCGAAAACTCTTTATAGTCCGGCTCTCCATGCACAGGAAAAGAGGGCAGCCTTGCTCCCTTTGGCTTTATGTAGTGAGGCTCCTCACAAGCCTCCATAATTTTAATTGTATTCTCCATGCCTTTTGACGCTACTTTTTGGCCAAAAAAGTCAACTATTTCAGAAGGCTCCTTCAGGTACATATCCTGAACTCCATAGCGGAATCTATCAGGATCGTCAACAGCCTTCTTGTCCTTGATGGCCAACATGAAGTCGTGATATTTTGCGTGCTCTTTATCTCGATAATGAGCGTCGCATGTTATGACGTATGGAATTCCTAATTCGCTGGATATCTTGAGCAAAGATTCGTTTAGCCTAACTTGATTAACCTCTTTTCCATTTTTATTAACAGCGTGTAAAGCGTGCGGCTGCAACTCCAAAAAGAATCTATCATTAAAAATAGAGTGAAATCTCTTGACGTATTGCGTGGCAAGCTCTTCGTCTTCTTCTGTTACAAGAGTTTTTCCGATTAGACCATTGCTGCAGGCGGTAAGGGCAAAAACGCCCTCATTGTACTTTTCGATATGCTCCCAGGAAATTCTGGGCGTCTTCTTTCCCATGTAGCCAGCAACTTGATTTTGAAATGCCAGATAATTTAAAGTTAAGATATTTTTATACCCAACTGCATTTTGAGCAAGAAGAACAAGGTGGTGACTCTTTCTCTCTGAAAGATCATTCGCGAAATAAGCTTCAATTCCAGGAATATATTTCACTCCGGTCTTTTGAGACGCAAGATATGCGTCATAACTGGCAGTTAATGTTCCGTGATCTGTTACAGCTACAGCTGGGTGCCCCACCTCCTTCGCCCTCTTAAAGAGATCGAGTGTATCGTTCATTCCGTCTAGAGGGCTTCCTAGTTCTGTGTGATTGTGAAGCGATACAAATGGTCCTTTTGACATTTTTCTCCTTAAAAAAGATATAGGCGTGGGAGCCGATATGGCCCTCCACGCCTATATTAGGCACGTTTTTTACTTTGTCCTAAGATTATTCAGACACCAAGCTGTGAATATGGTCATAAATTTCATTTACGATATCCATATCAATATCTTGCTTTGCACTACGAAGGGCCTGCGATAGCTCTTTTTTCGGAAGGCTTTTTGACTTTATATAGTCTGCGGACCACTCTCTTCGGGCTTCTTGCAGATCCTTGATCGAAACCTCATAAACCATATATTGCTTTACATATTCTTTTACGTCATCCATTGACCACGTAGTTGAGCCTCCCTCTGATTCGTTGAAAATTCTAACCATACCAGTCGACTCTGTTTCTTCTTCGTTCATATAAGCTCCTTATTGTACTTCTGTTCCGATGATCAGCTCCCAGGTTCTCCGGAGGCCTTCGCTTACAATAATAGCCTCAGAATACTTGCTCGCCTTTAAAACTTCAGGTTTTTTGCCAACAGGCCATTGATCGCTAATTTTCGCGTCCTTTCTCAAGGTGTTCTCGACATTTTGAGAGCTATTTTTTTCGAGCTCCCTCTTCTTCTGGTAGGCTGTAAACTCACTGTAAGCGTCCTCGATTCTATCAGTATAGTACTTGGCGAGGGCCTTCTCTACATTTTTAACACCCATAACTTTCTTCCCCTTTTTTGCAGCAGAAGGGAGGGTGGGATAAACAGGACCAATAGGCTCTTGATAAACTCCGTATCCAGCAAGGGTTTCTGAATGAAGGGAATAGATCTCTTGCATAGTCAGGGTTCTATCTGAATCCTTGTCTTGGATCTCAGATAGAACATCTTCAGTAGAATGGGTTGTAGATTTATAGTCATACAGTAAGTTCCTTATCTGCATGTAAGATCTTTCATCTTCATTACTGCCGCTAACAAAATAGAAATTACCACCAGAAGTGTCTCTCAGCTTATTCCTCATATTCTTGACTTCTGAAGTCTTACCCTTAATTCTTAGGCCAAGGCTGTTGTAGTCGCCCTCTTCAACTTTCCCCTTTAGATCGGGCTCGTGCCTATTCCCATAAGGATCAAGCAAGATTTCTGGATTTTTAACTCCAATCTTATTTGCAATATGGTCAAGTCCGTGACTCTTAATTAAGAAGTCTTTTACGAGAGTCTTAACGTCTGAGTCATATATGTCATCTCCAAGCAAAATTTGCTGTCCCGCCCACTCTTCAGAGAAGCATTCTAGAGTTAGCATCTTATTTAGCAAAACATAGTTATTCAACGGAATATATATTCCAGACGCAACCTCGTATCCTCCGGCCTTTTCTCCGAACCCTATAGGCCCCGTTTCTACTATATCTTTTTTCTTTCTCTGGAAACTCGTTAGACCTGACCCCATACTAACATTAAATGGCAACCCACGATACTCGCTAAACAAACTCTTCGTTCTAGCCTTAGCATAGGCCTCCGCTTTCTCTCGACTCTTGACCCCCAACTTGTCCTTTCTGTCTTGGAAGTCATTATAAACCCTCATTATATTCATCAAAAGGCCATTAGCATACTGCAGAGGTCTTCTCTGCAGCATGTCAGAGATCTCAATGACATTTCCCTCAGATATTGCAACCTCTATATTTGCGGTTATAATTGAGAGATCATTGGCTTTGAAATTTTTTGGATCAACTTCTATCGGAATAGAAATTCCAGTAAAACTAGGGGCGCCGATAGTAGGCGGAACTAAGTTGGCCTCTCCATGCCTGACCTCCTGAGGGCCTATTGCAAATCCACTTGAACTGTTAAATCCAAATTTATCATTTATAACAGCAGAACCTTCGCTCCCAGACACGACTCTTGTCATTGGGTGATCCAGAAGGCTCAGAAGGCTTTTTGAGGCAATCTTGAGGCCGACCGTTCGACTAGGAACTCTATACAAAGAGTACTCCGGGCCAATTCCGGCATCTGTCAGCAGCTTGCGATAAACGCCCTCTTCCAAAAGAACCGGAGCCTCTCCTATGGCACTTCTTAGCTCGTCCTGGCTTGTTGCCGTCATAATTATAATAAAGCCAGCTGCCAAAAACCCATCAAAAGAAGGGTCTATTATTCCAAACGGATTCTCCTTTCCTTTCTGATCGCAAATTCTAAAAACAGGATGAGTAAACTTATTCTTTTTAAACTCGTAATGCATGGCGCTCCATGTTGGGACTGCCATGACCCCCTCCTGTCTGAGGGACTCATGTTCAGCAGAAAGAAAGCCACTTGGAGAAAGCTTTCTTGCATACTTAGAATCTTTCCCCATAAGAATTTTAGTAACAGGTCGCACACTAAGAATCTTATTTAAGACCAAAGAGGCTTTTGCAGGAAGCAGAGAGAACTCTCGTATTAACGCGTCTTCATCTTCACCTGCTGCAGATACACCAAGACTTACGACAGGGCCTCCTTCTCTTCTGGGAGTTATCCTGTATATAGTCTCCGTATCTCCTGGCTGAACTACGTATACGGAGCCATCCCTTCCCTTCCAGAAAGACCCTAACTCTGGAGCTAGCTTGGAAAGATGAGGGGTGGCCTTACCTCTTACCGGAGGCGTATGTGAGTATCCAAAATCCTTCAGGAGGCCTGTTATGGAGTCTGCGTTTAAGCCCGCTCCCTCATTCTCTAGTCCATGCGGAAAGCTGACCCTCTGGGTGTCTAGTTCGGCAGAAAGTTGAGTTCGAATATATTTTATCGCCAAGTCTTGGTGATACTCGTTTAAAGAAGCAGAATTAAGTCCAATTGGAATTTGTTTTATATCAATTTTCAATAAACCAATATTCGTCATAATTGTGTCAAAAATATCATCCAATGAATCTTCGTCTTCTGGCACTTCGAGAATAACCGGCTCAACGATTGGAGATACAGAGCAATATTCGATTATAGACTCGGGCGTCAAAAAGACATCCTCTTCTACTCCTACGAATTCATAATATACATATCTTGGAGATATGTCCCTAAAGTATAGATTATAAATTATAGAAAGCTTTTCTGCAATATAATGAGCAGAGGCAGCAGCAGCCACTCTTCCGTAATACTCTCTTCCATATTGCTTAGACAACTTTAAGGTAGTATCTGCCGATATCAACCCCTTTGTGAGATGTGCAAGATCCTTGTTTTCCGGCCCAATCAACTTGTATAATGCAATCGCTCCAGGGGATTCGAAAACTGAGCTTTCGAATTTACCATGCTTTCGTCTGCCTGAAATCAAATAGCTTCCAATTGCTCCAATTCCCCGTGCAACTTCACCTTTTGATAGAGTTTTGTCATTATTTATTAAGGAGGATATTTCTTTTAGCAAAGCTTCGAAAACCTTTTCTGTAACCGTTCTTAGAAAATCTTGATCCAAAAAGAATAAAAATCTTTTTTCAGACTCAAAGCTCTCAAGGAAGCTTGAGAAGTCATATTTGTCAAAAACTGCCCTCCCTGATACTCTGCCTAATAGAGGCTCTAGATATTGATGAGTTGAGCTTATTTCTTCAAATAAATGATTTCTAGAAAAGTCAATCAGCTGAATGATGGCCTTTTCGAACTCACTCTTATTACCTTTGTATGAGTCTGAAAACGAAACGAGCTTATCTCCAAGCAATGGCGCTCGAATAACAGAGGATGAAGAAAGCCTTAAAAAATTAGAGCATGAACTAAGCATTTCTGACATAACGCGTGCAATAAATTTATTCATTAGATCAAAAATTTGCTCGGAGGCTATACTTTTGGAATCAAGAACTGAGCCATCATCAGCTGAAGCTCTAAAATCAATTCCACCTGTGTCTGCATACTTCTTGGCTCTATCAGATGCCTCAAAGCGTATGCCTTTTCCAGTACCTATTCCCATATCTTCAGAGGCTTCGTAGTATTCTTCAAGAATATGTCTTTTTAAAACTGTTCCGTGGGTCATAGTAACAGTTCCTGCCTCTGAGCTATTCGGGGCACCCCAAGCAAGCTTTACATCTCGCGCTCCCTTCCGAGGAAAGCTGTACTCTTCTCCGTTATATTCAAACTTTACGTCCTTAGGTCTAAGCCCACGCTTAGACCGTACTTCCGCATATGAGCGACGGGCATCTCTTCTGGTCGTTTCAGGGACGCCCTTAACAAGGAGGCCTTGATCAACTGCTGCTTTCACAGAAGCCTCGCCAGAGGCTTGGAGAAGCTTGTATAGAGAGTTCTTTGCTAAGATGTCTTCTGTAGATGTGCTTCCAGTGCTAGTCCTATGATAGAGTTTGGTTATATCATGTAGGTAATGCTTCGCTCCAAAATGCACAGAGTTGTTTATAGTAAATTTGTGTCCATGCCTGCACCTCAATACTACCCCGCCGATAATACTTAGATCTTCTGCAGAAAACTTTACGGAAGTAACTCTTTTTGCCGCTCCAGTAAGACCAAATCTTTTACTGCTTGCTGCCATACGAAGAATAGATGCAAGCTTTTCTGTTCGCTCTGCAGCTTCGACGGATTCTAGGCTGCCGCCTCCGCCTTCTTCTCCAAGCAAATCTATAAAGAATGCCATATCTGACACATCTACTCCAAGCTTTAGCATGAAATCAATAACGGCCATTCTTCCTTCTGCACTAAGATTTCCGATAAGAGCACTGAACCCAGCGGGATCGATTGAAGACGCGCTAACCCCCGCCCCGCATACGGGGAATACGGACGTCCCTTCTGGAAGGTTCTTAAACCCACCCATACCATCAGACGGAGGAGGGATAATGCCGCTTTCAAAGTCAAATTCATCTATCGCTAATGGGGCCTCGCTAATTGGGCCGGCCAGCGGAGTTACCAGATAGAGACCCTCTGCGGCCATTCTATACTTTCTTATAAGAGATTCAAATTCTTCTTTATTTGAAAAAGAAAGATGGGTTGGACATCTAAAATAATTTTTGGAAAACTTCCATCCGCCACTGCTTTTCGACTTATAGTATCTCCTTATCTTTTCTGCAGTAGCCTCATCTACCTTCTCTTCCTTTACGGCCCGCTCCAATGCACCATCTAAGCTTGCCTTGCTCCGGTAGACGTTCTTGTCGGAAAAGGAGCTGGCAGCTAGTATTGGGAGGGAGGTCTTATCGGAAGGTGCCGAACCATCTATAACTCCGGAGAGATCTACAGAAAATCCACATTGACCAAAGGATTCGCGAGATAGAGAGGAAGCCACCTCTTCATAAGGAAAGGCGCTATTTCTTCCATCACCTTCTGGGTAAGGGCAGAAGAAGCGTTGGCCCTTTATCGAAATACCTCTTGTAGTCAAAGGTATGCACCCAAGAAATCTCATAGCTTCTGCTCGCCTCAAAAGCCCCTCTGCCGATTTCTCAAACCTATCCGAAGAAATTAGGTCTTCGATTTCATCCCAAGTCATGCTTTCGTTTGACCTCTTATATATGGAGCTCCAGGCCTCTTTGATTCTCTTTCCGCCTACTACGGAAATGTAGCTTTTGGGAGGCGCAAATCTAGCCCCTGACGCTCTAATCTTCTCGATAGGGAGAGGTTCAACTTTTCCAACAACAAGCCTGCCGTCCTTATCCTTTTTAGTCTCCTTCTTAAAGAGAGAGTAAGTTTGCACCTGAATGTCAATCTTGCTCATCTTGGCTTCAATCGTTTTTCTTTTTCTCTGTTCTTCAGTGCCAGGCTGTTTCTCGAACCCATTGACAATAGTCTTTCCACATACAGTACAGCTTATAAGCTCAGCCTTAATCTGAGGGACAGACTCCTTTTTTATTGTATAATAAATTCTCTCTTTTCCAATATTAGAGGTTATAAAGCCGCACATTCCTCTTGAGCTAGAAAAAGATTCTCCTGCCAAATACTCTTTGGCCTTACTCTCTATACTCTTGCGAAAAGCATTATAGATTTTATCGTGAAAAGTTGATGAGAAGCCATACTCATACATTTTCTTAATACTCTCTGAGTATTTCTTGCTATACTTAAACTCATCAATTTTCTTCTGGAGAAAGGTGCCTAGGCTAAGATCTGGAAGCGCTATATGATATAAAATTGAATATATTGAGGAGAGATAAGGATCCTCTATTAAATGATTCGTCAAGTAGATCTTATCGTCTAGTTTTTCTCCTTGATTTTTTACAAAAAGATCTCTCATTTTAATAGATGATACAAATCTATCAAAGTTATCTGCTAGATTCTGACGATGAGCCTCTACTCTTTCAACTGTATCACGATCCCCATGCTTCTCATTGTTACGAGTATAGTCCGACCATTCTTTCGCTTTTTCTTCGAAACTTTTTAACTCTACTTTTATGCCAGATAGCAACTCATTTGTATATTCAGTTGAATATACAAAAACTCCATCTGGACCAGTCTTTCCTCCTAAAGCCTTTTCGTTATACTTCTTGAAAAATGCAGAAAATGTAATCGGAGTAACTTCTGCACCTTCCTGTATGGCCTTGTCAAACAAGGACTTATAGGAGTAGGGCGACGTATCTGAGATAAATGCCCGAGAAGATGTTACCAGTGATCGCTGCAATCTACCATAGGTCTTTCTCTTAAATAGGGCAGGCTTACGAACAAGCTCTTTGTCGAAGACCGAAATCTCTACCATGCCTTTCGGAGGATGCTCTCTAGGCTCTAGCTCTTCTAGCAAGGCTGAGGGCAGATCTTTCTCACCTGATTCTTCTTCGAAAATATTAATCGCGTCAGGTATAGGCTCCTTTTCTGCTTCTTTTTTTTCGCTTAAGAAGTAAGACCTAACTTCTTCAAAGGGCGTCTCTATAAAGCCTCTTATTCCGGCTATCCGGAATAAGAGTAATACTGGGGCCTCAAGATGATCGGGAAGCGAATAGCCCTGAAACCGAATAACAAAATCGTCATAAGCTGCCGAAAGAGCCTCCGTAATACCGCTTGAGCCAGAAGAGAGAAACGCCTTTTCGGCAGCTTCTATAAGAATATCTTTTTGTTGCTCGTAATCATATTCTACCTCAGCCTCACTCAGACCCTCCTCGTAAGACCCTTCTTCATAAGACTCTTCTCCGTAAGACCCTTCTTCATAAGACTCTTCTCCGTAAAAGCCTATCTCCTCCTCGCCTCTTTCTTCATAAGAATCTTCCTCTTCAGACATCAGCATTGGAAGAATATTAAATACTTGGTTTAAGTATTTATGGTATTCTTCGAGGGTGGAGAGAGAGTCGTCTAAGCGGGCCTCTTCAAAAGTTTCGGGAAAATGCTCTTTGCTCGCCTCTACTGCAGTCTCTAGTTTTGATTTACTGTTCATATTCTTTATTTTCCAAAAACTTTTGATATTTAGCCAATCTATTCTCTGAGGATTCTACGGCTTCCTTACGAAGAAAGCTTTCTTCGTAATCATCTTTTATTTCTTTTATTAGTAATTTAATCCACGAATAAGCTTGATTTATATGAGAATCTTCAGACCTTGTTGCGGCAACTAAGATTCTGCTTTCAACAGGATCTATTTCAATTTTCCCCTTAGAGCTTTTATTTGCAGCTATACAGAACTGATCGTCAGCAAAATCTACCGTTCCAATAAGAGAGGCCTCCTCTAGTTCAAGAAGCCTCAAGATCTCTCTGTTCAGATATGGGCCAACCACTTTTTTGGGGAATTCCCAAACTGGAATCGTAGATATTGCCTTGTAGTAATCTCCTCTAATTTTAATATTATAAAAGTCTTTTTCCATCAGCGGGGTTACGCACGTTCTCTGGGTGCTAAAAAGATCTAGATATAAGAGCTTCATCGTCTCATTTCCAACTCTAGCAATCGGAAGCTTTATTGAGAACCCTCTTTTTACAAACTTCTTATTTATAGGAGCTCCCGCTTTGGAGAAGAAGCCTCTTTCTAACGGTAAAGTTCTCTCTATGCAGATCGACCGCTCAAGAGAATCTGTAATGTCTGAAAGAGGATATATACAAGATATATAATTATTGTGCCCCATAGTGCCGTTCGTCAGAAGTGGAGTCTCCATAATTCCTGCGTTGTAATATCTGAATATATTTATAACGCCAAAATCGAATAAACCATCCAGTCTAGCCTCCAGTTCAATAGAGGCCTCTCCGTTCTCTTTCTCAAGAAGATCGAGCGTAGCTTCTATGTCTAAAGCCTCTCTTCTGATAATTCTAGCAAAAGAGTACAACAGAATTTGTATTCTGGCTCTTTTCTTTGCAGAAAGCGCTCCTTCGACAGCTCTCACAGAACTTGGCCTCTTTGGGCTTAACGCTCTCTTGCTAATCGAAGTTTTTCCCTCTAGTGGATCAATCTTTCTTATCTTATCTTCCAGAAGATACTTATATAAACTCTTAAAAAAAGCAATTCGCCTTCTCAAGGATGAGATATGCCTCGGAGAAGATGCGCGCTCTCTTAATAAGCCGCTGCTGTATTTGGAATCAAACAAGGCCCTGTCTGCTTTGAACGCTGATACAGCGGACCTAAGCTCGCTCAGGCTGTCTAGCCCAAGCGAGTCAAAGGGGAACTTCAAAAAGTCTCTTTCAATAGAAAGGAGTCGAGCCTTATAGGGCTTAGGCCTTCCTCTTTCTAAAGTTAGAATCTTATATTCTGATATAGACCTCTCCTCTCTTAGAAAGGCCAGCATTTCTTTTTTCATTTTTAGTCTTAGACGAAGTCTTCCAGAAAATCTACTACAGCCTTATTGGTCTTAATTCTCTTTAACCGCATACTTGCTGCCCAGCCAGTTATCCCAACTTGTTTGGCAGCATCTTTTATAGAGTGCCCCTCAAGGCAGACCATTTTTAAGATGGCCAGAGTTTTCTCATCAACTTGTCTTTCGAGTCGATCCATCATCATAGATAGGTCGACCTCTTCTTGAGCTGTTCTCTCTATGGAATAAATTCCATCAGATGATGATAGGCTGGATTCGAAATTATCATACTCCTCTCCGTTCATCGGATTTTTCTTGGGCATCGCACTAAAGATAAGCTCATCTCTTGAGACTCTATACGCAGAGCCATGCTCTGCGCCGCACTCCACACACACCTTAAGGCTTTTTTTCTTCTGAATGACACCGCCACAAGAGCAAAGGCTTGCCTCCTTTTGATGAAGATACCCGTAGGCATCATTTGACAATTTATTTGCGCTCTTTAGTTTTGAAATTATTTTATTTTTCAAGTGGTTGTGGAGGAACGTACTTAGCTTAACTTTCTTTTCAGGGTTAAATGCGTTAATTCCCTCAATTATCATCACCGAGAACTCTTGCCTCAAGTCTTCGGTGTGATATCCGGAAATATATATTTTAGACGCCCATTTGCATACCAAGGGGTATATCTTTTTGAGAACCCTATCATATCCTTCCTTAGTTTTTGTATTAATAAGAAACTCTTCTTCGTACATCCTAACAAGGTGTTCGTGCTCGCTCTTCATATATCTTCCTATTCCGCCCAAGCATCTTGGCATATTGGCATATAGTCGCACCACCTACACAACATAGACGGCTTCTTGACCCAATTCTTGTCACTTTCAATTGCTGAAGCTCGTTTTGTTACGGTGTCTACACATCTGCTTAAATCACTGCGATTAAAACGATACTCTTTGGTAGAGCTCTTGTGCTTTAACATAAGATAAGACCCATGTACCTCCTTGACATCTTTAAATTTCCGATTTAAAGCCTCAGCGTATACTAGAAGCTGAAATTCATTTAAGTATTTCGGATTTTTACTTGTCTTGTAATCTAGAACTCCATACACGCCTGGACTTATTCTGTCGACTCTATCTATAAAGCCTCGCACTATTGTCGTTGGGTTTATATTAAACTCATACTTCATTTCTGTGGCAATTACATCAGGGGTTCCTTCTGCTCTGATCTTATTGAGATAATCTTGCATCATTATCCTGAGAGCAAGCATTCCAGACATATCTCCGTCTGGCATCCAAGTAGATTCCTGCAGCAAGTTTATGTTAAACTCTTTTACTCCGGCTACAAAGCACTGCTTCATTAAAATCGAGTAATCTTTCGAGGGAATGCTTTCCGCTATAATTCTTTCATGAAAGATTTCCAAAATTCTGTGAGCACAAGAGCCTAGCTCTGTGAAGTTCCATTCTTGCTTTGGAATGTCTGGCTTTTCAATATACCTATAATGATATTTTTTGGGACACTTTTTGTGAGTGTCCATAGACGAAACAGATAACTTTAACAAATTAAACTCCTAATTTTAAAACGCTCGACTAACAGACCTATCCTGTATCCAGCGATATACAAAACGATTTTTGCTACCAACCCCGTTTTTTGAGGTCTTTCTCTCGACTCTCTGAACAGACTTTATCCATCTAGATTCTAGACTCTCCCAATAGTAAGATATATAGAGCTGTTTCTCTGCGTCATAAAAGCTTCTAACATAATTTCCAGTAACTATAGGCTCGGGCTCCCCTAATCTTTCCTCATAGAATTTGGCAGTTGGACCGAAAGTACTATAAGTGCGATTAATAATCTTAACGACTTGGTTGTCCATCATTTCTTGGGTTGATCCGTCTATAGTTATGTACTTTGCCTTTGGATCAAATTCTGAATTATTATTTACAGAAGAAATAGAAAAACGATCATCTGCAGAGTTGATTTCAGGAAAGTTTATAAATGAAACAGAAGTCTTGTTTCCTGAAAGCTTTACTCCGCTTGAGTTAACCAGGGACGCCTTTATATCTAAGTCCTCAAACGCTATCGAAGTCTCTTGAGCTGGCTCTCCAACGGAGTTTACGGATAAATTATCTAGCACAACCGCCGAAGAAGATAGAATCGAAATTCCCTCCTCACCGATTCTCCTTGGGCCATTTAGATCTGTAGAGCTTGTAGCGTAAGACTCAGTCAGAACAGCAGAGCTATCTGTAGGTGAGATTGCTATTGCCTTCAAAGTAACTGCCCCAGGGGACGTTGGTAGGTGGACATTTCCAACTGCAATTAAATCTGCTGAAGTTGGGGTTTCTCCGTCAAGAGTATAATACACTGTCGCAGGAACGTCCGTAGAAAAAGTTACGAAAGATGGAATTTCCGAAATAAACTCTATTTCACTTTCGACTAATGTTAGCGTTATCATATTTTCCTCGCAATATGCTCAATATAATTAGCATGTCACCTAGTCGTAAATTTTATAGAACTTTCTCCATTGACTTTCGTTATATCAATTATGTTATCAAACTTCTCTTTCAAAGATTCGTCATGGGTTATTACCAGTATCTTGTACTTATCTTCTAGAGCCTTAATTACGTTAACAAAAAGAGTCTCAACTCCATAACGATCAAGAGGAGAATTAACCTCATCAAGGAGCAAGAACTCAAGCGAAGAGCCTCCGTATCTAGAGGACATATCACTTAAGCCTATTCTGAGCGCAAGTGATATCCGGAACTTCTCCCCTCCGCTTAGAGACTTAAAGCTTTGTAGGTGTCCATCCTTCTGTACCTTTAAGTCCAAGGTTTCTATGGTAGAAACTCCGTCTGAACCGACCCGCTGTGTCTCTAAGACTATAGATGCTGGCTCGTTGCAAATTGAGGACAAAATTACGTTTGAAGTCTTCTCTAAATCTTCAATAATTGTATCTAAAAGAACTGCTTGTATCCCATTTTTTCCAAACATCTTGGCAAGCTTATCAAAGGTTGATACTGCGGCCATCTTCTTAGCTATGCTCTTTTTGTCCTCTGACATCTTCTTAAGCTTAGCAGACAGAGTGCTTTCTCTTTCGAGTAATCGTCCAATACTCACATTCTCTTTGGAAATATTCTCTAGCAACACAGACAACTCTGCTCTAAAGATTTTTAGGTTTTTTCTGATAGCCTGAAAGTCTTCATTCTTGATTGATTCTAGTTGAGATTTATTTCTTTTTAGACGATCAGCCGCCTCCACTGCGGCAATCTCCGCAGCGCTCAACTCTTGTTTGTACTGCGCTATATTCTTTTTCAAAATTGACAGCTTATGGTTTTCTATCTCTAATTTTTCTCTCGCCTTTAGGATCTTGACATTTTCAGCCTTTGTTTTGAGCAAAGCATTTAGGGCATCTTCTGTGTTTCGCAATTCTCTTATAGCCACACTATTTCTCTCGGAGTACGTCCCTCTCTTGCAGAGGATATCTTTCTTTAGAGAATCATACAGCTCTTGGTCAATATCTTGACTGCAAACATAGCAACGATCTTGAGCTATCTCTATATCGTCTAAGCTTCTAATCAGCTCCTGTGAAGAGGCTTTCTCAACTTTATAAAAGGATAGTTCGCTAGTTAGATCCTCTACTTTTAGCTCGTCAACTTCCTCAAGGACCTTTTCCTTGAGGTATAGCTCCAGCTTTCCGGCTAAGACCAGAATTGGAGCTTCTTCTGTCTCTAGATCAAAAATTCTCTTCTTACAATCTGTCACCTGTCCTAGCAGCCTTCCTCTCTTTTCATTGAGGATTAAAATTTCCTCAGTTGCCTTATCATAGGCGTCCGTATCAAGGCTGCTCTTTAGTTTTGAGTACTTGACCTCCAATGAAGAGATATCTTTGGAGTAGGCGCTCCTCTTAGACTGAAGCTCTCCTACCCTTTCCTTTGACTGGCTGACATTAAGGCGTACGTCTTCCAGCTCTTCGAATGTTACATCATAATCTTCTACGGATTTCTTTAGAATCTTGCATTCCATAGAAAGCTCTTTGGCCTTCTTCTTGGCCTCCTTTTCGTAAGAGTCCCATCTTGATACATCAACTATTGATTTTAAAATCTCTTTTTTCCTAGAGGCCTCTACTTCTGCAAACTCAGAGATATCATTCTGCCGAAAGTAAATAGAGTTCACAAAGGTCTTGTGATCAAGCCTAATAGTCTCTTCTATTTTCTTGTTGGTACTGCCAGATGTTGAGCCAGACTTATCGATCCAATCGCCAGCCTTATCTAGGCAATGTAGCTCAACTTCTGACGTTGAGTTTACTCTATTTCTAGTTCTCTTTACCCTGTAAACTTTGTCTTCATGCTTGAATTCCATAGCAACAGAACAGATCGACTCTCCCCATCGAATAATGTCATCCATCATAGCTGATCTGGACTTATTAAATAGGCACCACAGTATACCCTCAAAGATAACCGAGTTATGGGTTATGAATCCATTTAACGCATACAGTTTTGTATGATTGTCTATCTGTATATCATATGTTTGCTCATCAGGAATCTCTTTTATTGCCTTGACCTTGTCCCAATATATATCGGCATTTGATAGGGCAGTTAGTCTATCGCTCTTCATGAAGGCGGCATATTTGCCAAGCTTGCTTCTTGACATGTTTTTGTTACGAATTTGACTTCTCGACAAATTAAACCTATCCCTATTCCCATAAAAAGCACCAGACTTAATGCTCTCCTGTATTTCATCCCGGAATAAGCTCGAAGGGACTACGTCCTTATTCGGATTTCCACGAATAGATTGAATTTTCTTTCTCATAGCCAATAGCCTAGCCTTCTTTGGACCGTAAACGTGTCCCTCTACTAAGTCGAAAAACCTATCGAAGTTGCCGGCCTCGGTGTGCAAAGACAGGGTCCAAGAATTATGTTTTTTAGCAATTAGCTTGCGCCTAACCGTACCTGTCACCCCAAATCTCAGCAACAGACTCTGTATATCATATGCTAGTTGCCGAGATTCAAGTCTAAAAGATACCTCTCGACTCTTTTCGGTGTTCGCAATGTATCCATCGCCAGAAAAAAACATTCCCAAAAAAGCGCCAACATTTTCTTTGCTTTCAGAAAAGAATATTGTGGGTAAAGTTTTGTCAATCGCCTTCTTCCCCATAAGATTATATTTTTTGAAGAAATCTCTAGAGGCCCTAGCTGAAGACAAAGACTTTGCGGCTCTCGTTATAATGGGATCATTAAACGATAGCAGCTTATCATAATTTAGCGCATGTTGAAGCGCCTTTATTCTACTCCAGTTATTTGGAGACATTTCTTCTAAAGAGATTCCGAGCTCTTGCATTCTCTTCAAAATAGCCGCCCCATTTCCCCTTCTGTCATTGGCTGATGTTATCGTATACGTTAGCTCCTGCTTGCTAAGCGCTCCTCCAAAGATGTCCTTTACGTCTTTCCTTGCTACTTCAACGATCTCTTCATCTGCATTTGTAAACTTCGGAGACATGCCCGTCAGGCCGCCTTCTGCGGCGAACAAACCAAGCAGTCTAGCCTCAGGAGCCTCAAGGGTTGTCTTCGGACAGATAACTCCAAGGCTTCTTGGTGTTGCAACAAAGTCTCCTTCCGTAAGAAGTGAGGCCTTCTTACAGTTTAGGTCATCAGATAAAATTGGATGTGTTTTAGAAACACGCTCAGAAATGCCAGAGACCATAGTCACTTCTAGCATACTCTTTACTCCAGATACCTGAGTCGCAACAACTTTGGCTGGCCTCAGCTTGAGATCTTCGTCAAGGCCCCATACATAAAAATCCCGAAAATTTTCATGCAGTTCTTTTACAGAAGTTTTTTCTCCGGTATATGCGTCTGTCAATATGGTGTTGCCAGACAAGCACTTCCCTGAGCCATTACTTTTCGTATAATCACCCTCTGTATTTCCAATTAAAAGAGCAGAATTAAATTTCGTGAAATCAATTTCGCTTTCTGAATGTGAAAAGAAATTTATCATCTTTATATTAAGAGGAATCATGCGTCTCCCATAATTATCTTAGCCTCTTTTAATAAGAGTTTTTGATATGCATCCTCAATTCCTTGTGACTTTGCAAAGGCCTCAAACATAGAGAAATCATCTTTGTGATTGAGTATTCCGATATCCCGAACTGTTCTCTTGGTTATAATTTCGACCAAAACCTTTGAAACATAAAAGGCTCCGTTGTCATAAAGCTTCGACTGAATAGCCTTCCGATCAACTGCAGGGGCAACCTTTTCGTCTATAGTAACCTTGAATCTTACGATTCTATCTTCTACGTCATACGCTTCTACTGCGTCGTCAAGAGCTTTTGTAATTCCCGAAAAATCATGCCCAGTTAGATCATAGGAAATATCCAGCAGATTGCGTACCGGTATTTTGCAAAATTTTGCTCTCTTTTTCTCAACGTTATAATCTATGAAATATTTCTCAATATTGGAATCTCCGAAATTAGACTTTTCCATAGAACCTGTATATATACAGACCGGAGAGCTTTTTCTTAAGACTCTAAACTGATGCACATGACCCATCATAGCGACATCGCACCCAGCAAAGGCCAAGGGTTTTGCCATAATCTCTGAGCCGCCGTAGTTATTATAACTTCCTTCGTAAAAGAAGTTGTGCCCCACAGCTATAATCGGTATATCCTGCTCACATGTTTCGATCAAAGATCGAACTTCTGCGTCATACCCCCCTGACTGCTCTGCAGTAGTCTTTCCGGGATACATCCTTTTGTCTCTATACGGAAGCAACAGTAGATTGACTCTTTTGTTGTCCTTATTGGAGACCTGAATTACATCTGGATTGAGAACCATGCGAACATTAGGGTACTCACAGGCTCCAAGAGAAGAGATAGAGCTTGTAAAGTTATCTCCGCTTCTCTTGTAGTCATGATTTCCCATTAAAATGAACGACGCAATATTTGCGTTTGAAAGCTTCTTCAGGGCCCGATCTACAATTCCCATGTGCTCCGGTTCCGGATCCCTAAACTCAAACATATCTCCTGTTTGAATGAAGATTTCAGCCTTTGTTTCGATTGCATGGTCAACTACATAGTTGAGGCTTCTCTCATAGTCGTCCACTCTTGTGTTACCGCCCTTTCCATTCGACCTTCCTAGGCCAAATACTGCGCCGATATGCACATCTCCACATACTATAGCTCTCATAGTTTGAAATACCTCCTGTGCAAGATCTTCTTCAGTTTTTCCTGAATTCTTTTCGCTCCAGCAACGTCATACCTATCCAACAAGCTTATCTTTGAATCCATTTTTTTAATCAAAGATTCTATCCAAGCCGCATCATCCGAGTGCTTTCTTTGGAGATTGCGAAGAATTTCTGATATCTCCAAAAGCACAAACAAAGTACTTTGCTTCTTTTCATGCACGCCGACTCGGGCCTTATTGGGATCTACACATACAGAGAGGTCTTCTATTGCCTCTGTAAAAGTTCGATCAGTACAGAGCATATAGAAGTCTATAGCATTATTTGAGGCTCCACATCCAAAACAATAAAAATTATTGTTTTGATTATCGATGTATAATGATCCGGTTCTTTCTAGTCCAGATTTATGCTCTGTTCCTGGACATTTGCACTTATGTGTAAAGTTTCCGCTATTTGCCTCAGAAAGGGCAATCCCCTGACTTTCTGCTATTTCAGAAATTTTAACAGAAGCCAATATATCCTGCTTTGAATAACGCCTCAAAAGAATTTGCTCCAAAAAGATGGCTTACGCCTCTTAACCCCTAGCCTACTCAGCTCTTCCTCGATGTCAGTAATCTTCGGCGCACGAAAAAGTCTCGGAGTAGAGAGTGATGCGTCTATATAGAGGCCTGTTCCAATGTCCGTTATCTTCTCTGCCCCATTAGAATCCAGAATGACACGACTATCTACAGCGGAAGCAACCTTTAGTGCTATCCTGGCCGGAAAATTTGCCTTAATAAGGCCGGAAACTACATTTGAAGAAGGCCTCTGCGTTGCTAGGATTATGGAGATTCCAGCGGCCCTGCCTTTCTGAGCAAGGAGGCATAGCTTTTTTTGAATTGCCTTATTTTGCAAAGTTAAATCTGCCCATTCATCAATAACCAGAATAATCGGGTTCATTCTTGGCTTCTTTGGGAAGCTTAAATTAAACTCCCTTGCATCCCTTGCTCTCGCCTTCTGAAGTATCGCAAAACGCTCCTCCATAATAACTGTAATTTCGCCAATCACATCTATTGAGTCTTCTACGGAATGTACTATTTTCGCGACAGATGGTACATCTTTATATATAGAGAACTCAACCATCTTCGGATCTACCAAGTAGACTGCAGACTTCTTTCCTATGAGAGAAAGAATGAAGTTATGCAGCAAAACACTCTTTCCAGACCCGGTCGTCCCTCCTATCAAAACGTTTGGCATCTTGTTCATATCTAAGCTTAGCATTTTGCTGTGAGAGTCTGCCCCAAGAGTTATGGGAATATAGTGATTCTCGTCAAGAGAGCTGTATGCCTGCTCAAAAGAGGGCGGCGAAATTTGCTTGGTCTGAACGTGAACCCTATATATTCCCCGATCCATCATCATAGATCCAGTGGGGTAAGCGTGAGCCATAAGAGAAAGCCCTAAGTCTCCAAGGGCTCGATCCACTTTGGAGGCCTTCTCTCCGTGCCTTAGCCTTATGTCATAAATATCGAAATATTCTTGCTCTTTTAAAGAAACAGAGTCTGCCTTGATCTTAAATGCACTAAGTAATTCTGAAAATACTTTTTCTTTTGTTTTTTCAAAAATCTGAACTCGACCCTCTTCCGGCATTAGAACTCCTTATTTCTTCCAAAATATCCTGCAGCGCCTCGCGGTACCCTATACGAGCAATATAGGCACCGTCCTTTGTTGGGTCAAGAGAAAACTTGCGAGCCTCGTCTTCCAGCCCTCTAATAAGGGTATTGTTTTTTGATATTTTGCCTAGAATTAGGGAGATTGTCTCTTCCTTGAAGCTCACTTGGATCCCTGGTTCTTCTTAACTCGGCCGAGCTCTCTTTTTAGATCTCGGAGCTCTGCCTCAAGCTTGATGTTATCATCCCTAAGCTTAAGAGAGGATCTTAGAGATAAAACTATAAGGCCAAAAATTCCTTCCCCAGGATTGATTCCATCAAGGTCGTCGGCCGCAACCAGCAATCTATTGAGGATAGATACTACATTTTTGTGGTAGCCCGGAGTCTGGTTGTCGGGATGAGTTTTGTCGGACAAGAGTCTCTTGAAGTCGTCAAAGGCACTCTCTACTCCGCTTTGTGCCTTGCTCTTCTTTGAGTCCATATACTTGCTATTCGCAGGCATCTTTACGTTAGACATGAAAATCTTCCTCCAGCATTAACATTATGTATATACCGCATCTTTTATGCATTTTTAAAAATGCCTGTATCTCGTGCAGCCTATCTTCTCCTATGATACCAAACTGTCTATATAAAAAGTTGATTATGTTAATGCACTTGTTATGGTCGTTACAGGGCGCGTCAAATAAGCCGCAAGCATTTTCTAAAAAAGGCATCAACTTATCTTTCGTCTCTCTGTTTAATTTGGACAAGTCTGCAATTGGATTAACAATAGAATTGCAGCAAATAAATCCAGAGCTTTCAACATGTCCATTGCATCCAAATAATATCAAAATCTTCACCTACATCTTCTCTGTATTTTACATGTTTAATAAATCGAAACAATCGTTAGGAAGTGCCTCTCTTAGATATCTATATATCCTCCGAAAGAGACGCTCATTACATCTGTTGAATTTGGATCTGCAGTAATTACAAACATATCTCCAGTTGTGCCGTCTAGTTGAAGCTCTGCAATATTAGGGGAAATTCCACTGTCCTTCGGAAGAGCCCAGGCTGCCAATAATCGCCCCTTATCAGAAGTCATGATCCCTGTGGAAGAAGTATCGTATTCTATATAATCTCCAAAGTCAGTCCACGATGCAGCTCCGACCAAGTCTGGATTCAGATATAGCCTAAAGGATGAGAATTTCCTGCATCAATCGTTACCTCACTTGATATGCCATTATACTATACTCCACTCTGTGCCAGAAAAAGCCAGCATAACACTTGCATAATCTGCGTCAAGAACAAGAGAGGCTGCACCATCAATTGTCTCTGCGCCATCTGTATTAATCGTTATATTGCTAGCGAAAGCTGACCCAGCTTTATCTTTTATTGTTAAAACTCCAGTATTATGATCAGCTCCAGCCAAAAGAGTTATAACTTGCGCCGTGCCTGTTGCTAACACGTAGTCATCTGTTGCCAAGACCACATAAGGATCTGCGGCAGTCTCCGTAATAGTTGGAGTGGCAATAGACGGAGTCTTCCAGGCCGGTTGCCGATTCGCGTCTGCCGTAACAACCTGCCCTGGAGTCCCTGTCTCTAAGTAATAAATATCTCCACTATCAGGAAACGCGGTTGATTCACTTGGATTCGAATTCCAAAGGGTAATATGCCCTTTCCCCTTCTTCAAATCATTAATTCTAATCGGAGAATGGTCGGCAGGAGCAGATTCTCCTCCCGTAGCTCTTTCAACAATATGAATCCTTCTTGCCGGAGCAGTTAAGAGATCTGGACCTATAACCTCGCCAGGAGTGATGGGGCCGATCCCTACATATCCCGCCTTATCCAGAGAATCTTTGCCTCCATCTATAATGATCGCAGTCTTGAGGGCCGCATCAGTATCATGGTACGTCTGTAAATATAGATTTCCATAATCATTTGCGCTTCCCCCATAAGTATGATGAAAGCCGGCGATCCTAGCTATAGGGCCGGATGATAAGGTTCCGGAATTTCCGATGAAATTAAATGCAGAATATTTATCAAAATCTCCTGGGCCATTAGTTGTGTTTTCCAGAGAAATAATCGGCCCAGTGCCTTCTCCCGTTCCTCCTGCAACTTTGTTATAAAGAAAAGAGCTGTTTCCTCCAAATGATCCAGAGTCATTATACTGAATATTTGTATCTGCTCCGCCAGGAGTAGACGGCGTTGTACTAGACTCAATCTTAACGGTATCTGTGTCAGCGGTTGCAGTTAGGGTAATTCCAGTTCCGGCAGAAAAGGTAACCGTATCCGTAACGCTATCAGCGACTACAGGGCCGCCTGACGCCGAACCGCCGTCCGCAACTACAGCAATATTTTCAAATAAATTTTGAACGCCTACAGAAGAACTTGTGTAAAAATCTCCGCTCGCATCGACAACAACAGCCGTTCCACTTCCTGCTGACAGCCCGACCACTCTTAATGGAGGATTTACCAAGTCCTTTATGTGCAATCTTCTGTCTGGAGAAGAAATTCCTATTCCAACTCGCGTATTCGTATAGTCGTATACAAATCCGTTGTTTCCGCCAAACGCTCCTGCGTTATTGAACTGTATGTTGGTGTTGTCTCCGCCTGCAGAGCCTGATAAATCTAAGAAATACTTCTTTTCCCCAGTTGTAGTATTCTCTATATATTCTGGTATCGCGAGATTTTCAAGATCTTCTCCAGCAGCAATTGCAGCAGCCCTTCTTGCTGCTGGCGTTCCATAAACTAAGTCAGAATAGCTTTGCAAATTAATATATTGTACTGCCGGAGTTGAGCCTCCGTATCCACCGAGGTTTGCATGAGCCAGCTGACCTCTTACATGAGCCCCCTCTGTCAGAAGTATCTTGGAGGCTCTTCCATTCGCATGGGTCCCATCATGAACGTGTCCTGCCACAAGAGGATGAAATTCATCAACCGAAGTATTAGATCCATACTCTCCTCCGAAAATGCGATTCATTACGTCTGCAGTAACAACCGTTACGGCCGACGTATACTTTGTCAAATTAGTATCGCTGCTATCTGCCATCTTAAACCGTAGGCTCCCTAAATACGTTCAGCATATTTTCAACAACAGTGAGTTTGACAGCAACGCTTTCACCGACAAGCAGATTGGAGCCTACTTGGTCAGATTGATTTAGCATTACGAACTTAAGGCTACTCCCCTTTGCGATGCCGGTACCCGCATCGGTTGGAGCAGTCTCATCGTGACAGAAGAATACTTCAAAATCAGAAGCGCCGCCTCCGACAGGGGCTGCGGGACTTGTAACTCTAGAGCCGCTCGTTCCCATCGCCAATGGAATAAGGGCTCCAGAGTCAAATGTTTCCAAAAGAGAGGTCATCTTGTAATCGAATGATCCATCATTTTTGCAAACAACGCCTCCATTCATCAGGAAAGCTGTAGAGTTATGCTCACTTACATTTAGCGTATTTTGATCCCAATATGTATATGATATTGTTGCTTCTATTCTTATGGAATAAGAGCAATTAGCCCTTGGAAAAAAGGCTCTCTTAGGGGACGCTGTGTCTTCTGCTCCATCCAAATATGCAACAGTTGTTGTTGGATACGGAACGGAAGATGTAGCAATATTTGCTCGACTATAGTTGAAGTGACCAAACATTGTTGCGCTAAAAACCTGAGCACTTCCGACATCCTTTGTAAACAAAGTCCAAAGACCTGCAGAGCTGGAATTTAATGGGAAATCTGATAAAACTGGATTTTCTGGATTATATGCTCCTGAGGCTTGCGTGTTTTGTCCCCACATGTGAGAGTGGCCTCGAAATCCAATTACAGAGGAACTATCAGGGGAGTCTGCAGCCTCTTCAGAGGCCTCTATAAGATTGCTGGCTCCACATACCATAGAAGCCTCACCCGCCTCTATGGTATTGCTCTTTCCGCCCAATACAACTGAGGTCTCAGCTCCTGACTTAATCGTATTTTTCGTTCCACTAACTACAGCAGAGAGGGCCGCCTCAACAAGATTTTCTTTTCCACCGGAAATAACAGAATAATCTCCAGACGCTTCCGTATCTGCCCCAAGAGCTACAGAGGCTATGCCGCGATTTGCTTCATCCCACTGTGTATGATCAACTGTTCCTGCTCTAAATGCGGAATTGGATTTGTCAAAAAAGAATCGACTGTCTCCGTCACCGCCTAGATCAAGATCCTCAAGCGATGAGGAGCCAAATACAAAGTCAAACCCTTCTGCGCTAGACCAAACATCCTCTATAGCCTCAAGGCTTGATCCATTCCATGTCTGATCCTTCTGCCTTATAATCTTATTCTCTGTTATAGCAGACGCGGCACTTGAGGGGTCAGAGTCTTCCTGAAAGGTCAGGTCTGCCCTAAGACCTCTCAGGTCCAGAAGGTACTTTGTAATAGATCCGTCTTCTGTATACTCTGGAATTGCCTCGCTAACAGTTATCGTATCAAAAACCGTTCTCTTTGTAACGGCTTTATCTCCAAGGTTTTGATTCTGTAACTGACCAGAAACATGGTCGATCAAATCGATCTTCCCTGCATGACCGTCTGCTCTGGCTCCGTCATGAACATGGCCGGCAACCCTGGGATCATCAGCTGCTAGCAAATCTCCAGATGATGTTCCGAATTCTCCTCCATATAATGAATTAGCAAAATCTGCTGTAACAATTGTTACCGCAGATTTAAACTTAGTTAGTACGCCTGAGGAATCGCTTGCCATTACTTTTTACGACTTTTGAAATACTTTTTAATTTTGTCACTAACTTTAAATTTAACTGACTGATAGGCGTCAAGGACCATTTTCTCTTGAGTCTTCGGATTCCTAACTGGCCTAGGAGCATGTGTATATAGGTAGTATTTTCCAAACCCTACAATAGAGACCTCTCCATCTTCCTCTAGGCCTTCTATTATTGATTCGATTGTAGCCTCTAGAACTTGGTAGGACTCCTTTTGGGTCAGCAGAGTTTTTGATGCTATTCTTTTTGCTAATTTCTTTTTGTTCATCATAAGTTTGGTCTACCATTTTTGCACATGCACGCATATGCGTGCATGCCTTGTACCTATAAATCTTTAATTATTAATAGTAAATTAAAGGATATCATCATCAAACTTACCGGCATGCTTTCTGGACCTCGCAAGATCCTCTTCCAGTTCGTTCAACTTACGTAGGTAATAGTCATAAATCACTACTAAATCTGCTTCATCCATACTTCTTGGGTCTATCCCATAATTTTCATATATTTCACCTACTTTTTCAACAACCTTTAACAATGCACCTTCTTTATCTAACGTAGCCCATGAACCTATCATTTTTCATCTGCTCTTTTTATTATTTGCCTGCAGATATCTAGCATGTTTTCTACTGGCATTTTTAATTTAAAAGAATTGATACAATAGGCACACCATACAAGGTTTCCCCTTACATACCCCTTCTTCGGATCCACGCAGTCTAGAGACATCTTCAGCGGATCATGAACTCCATACTCATCTGATTTAATCACATTAAGCTTAATACCGGAGTAATGGCATCTTCCTTCTTGCTTTTCAAACAAATCGACAATATACTCTCGGTTAATACCAAAGGGAAGATCTCTCTTTAGAGCTCTTTTCCTCGCAGATCTGAGAGAGCTACCGAACATCAGATTCGGATGCTCCATGCACTTCTGTCTCCAGTTCACCTCGGATTACTCCTCGCCTACTGGCTTGTTAAATACATTCACCATAATGCGCTGGCCGGCCTTAGCTCCCGCTGCCTTAATCACAGTTCTTAGGGCCGCCGCTATACGCCCTTGCTTTCCAATTACCTTGCCGACATCTTCTTTTCCAACTCTAACTTCTAATAAAAGTCCCTTCTCTGATTCGGTCTTGAGAACCTGAACAGATTCTTCGTCGTCAACAATATTCTTTACCATCTCAACTAGTAGCGCTTGTACATTTTCCATTTTAAATCTCCTTTATAGTTATTGTTTTCGGCTCTTCTTCTGCTTTGCGCGGAATTACTAATTCTAAAAGTCCATTTTTCATCGAAGCAGACATACGTCCAACATTAAATGTTGGATTTATGTAAAACTTAGCCTTAAAGTTTCTTCTGGCAATTCCCCTTACGATCATCCCTCTTTGCACCACTATATTTGGAGCCTTTGCAGGGTATTCTTCTTGATCAGATAATGCCTCATGCATTTCCTCTGCGTCTATTTTGTTTCCAGATCCAGTTATAAAAACTTCATTGCCCTTTGCTTTGAGCACAATGTCATCAGGAGAATACCCTGCAAGCGCAAAGGCCATATGAAACCCCTCGACATCACACCACTGATCACACCTTGGAAACTTTCCTGATGAAGAAACCTTCTTATTAGAAGAAACCTCTCTGAAGAACTCATCATCTATCCACAGCAAATCTAGAACTCTAGCCGGAATTGAGACCCTGCTAATAACATCTTTCATATCAAACTATTCCTCTTCTTCATATAGGTTAACAGGCTCATCGAGATTGGCAGCAATTGAATCTGCCGCATCAACAATGTTGTGAATTGACCAGCTTACAACGCTTGTAATAAATGCGCCGATTACTGGACTTATCTCAAAATATAAGGACAAGAAAGCGCCAACCCAAACCCCGGTACACATAGAGCAGTTTATTAACTTCTCAGCCCATAGGCTTCGAGATAAGAACCTTCTCAGTGGCTCCGCAATATCTGATACAACCAGTACCAGAGTCATCCCGGCAGAGCTTAAGCAGAACATTAAAAACTCGGTAAACTGCACCAACTCATCCTCACTCATAATATACTTTAACGTCTTTTAATTATCAACAATATTATGTCAACTTATTGATATTCCTAAAATCTTCACGGATTCTGCAAAGCTTTTGCCCGAGGGGCCGGGGCGGTTGTTTGCCGCCCCGGCCCTATTTATATTTTAGGCGCAGGTTTTGACTCGTCAAGAGTCGCTGCAGACTCCTTTTCACAAAGGCCAATAAATCGATCCAGATACCACTTTGCCTTCTTTAAATCCTCTAGGACATTACCGTGCTTCCTTCCCGCTCTTGATATATATTTAACTGTGTTTCCAAGGTGAAACCCTAACCGCCAAGCCTCAATAACCTTGATCGTCTCATAAACCGTGGACTCTCCCTGAGGGTCACCACTCTGATAATGGCTAGGATGTTTTACATTGCTCATTTAATATCTCCTTTATTATATTGTAATTTCACCTTTGACGAACCTACTTAGCTTTTGAGTTTTTCCGGTTCGATGATCGGTCACCTTGTCTCGCTGAACTTGATAAGTCCTTATCTTATCTCCTCTCATTCCAGAGCCAACCTGAGAGGCTCTCAGCTCAGACCTTCGTCTGCTGGCTGCGCTCCTTTCGATCTCATATAGCTTAGCTCGAAGAAGCCTTAGAGCATAGTCTTTGTTCAAGTGTTGTGAACGCTCTGATTCGCATCGAATGCTTATTTGTGTTGGAATATGTTTCAGCTGAACGGCAGAGTCAGTTACATTTCTATGCTGCCCGCCCGCTCCAGATCCACGGCAAGTCTTCCACTCAAGGTCTTTCTTGTCGATCTTTACTGATGCTCTTTTTGGCTCTGTTAGAATTGCAACCGTTATAGTCGAAGTGTGAACTCTGCCTCGTTTGTCAAGGGGAGAAACTCTTTGCCAGCGATGGCCTCCTGCTTCTTTCTCAAAGATCTTTAAAGCGTTCTTTCCTTCGATCAAAGCTATGCTAATTCCTGGGCGTGATTCTATTATTTTCAGGCTAAAGATAATTTCGGCGGCAGACCTTGCCGTAAATGCCGAGTTGATCTTTAACAAGAAGTTTGCTTTCTTTTCCGCCTTCAGCGGCTCTAATCTCTAATATAATAGAATTCATCTTCCTTTTCTCCTTTATATTTATTCTGGCTTAACTCCAGAGGCTAATGCTATTTTGCAAATATGCTCTAGCCTTTCTATGTGACAAAATGCTTCCCACGGGTTTTTCCCAATAGCACAAGCTCCATGCGCAGTTTGGCCAACAATATCATAATAGACCTCTCCATTACGTTGCATTTGAAAAAATGTATCATCTGCCAAGCCTTTACTTGTCGCCTCCCAAAGTCCTACATTCTTCCCAACTTTTGTATAGCGATATACTTCCGGAAACTTCTTTGCTAATGCCTGCAGATTCCACCCTGCCATCATCGCTGCAACAATATAGGTTGGATGCAGATGAAGCACGCATCTCGTTCCCTTGTGACTCTTCTGCAAAAGCCAATGCATCTCTAGCTCTCCAGAGGCATTCTTATTCAGGCCAAGCTTTCCTCTGGAAATTGGAATTCTAAGAATAGATTCTGGATAAATGATATTCTTTCTAACTCCAGACGGAGTTATGTAGAGAGTTTTTTTCTCTGACCTCTTTAAAGAGCAGTTCCCGTCCTTGGTAGTTATCCAGTTTCTATCGTATGCCTCTCGCATAACATCGCCAATAGCAGTTAACATCTACAGAAGCTCCTCATCTACAGACCACTCTTCTACGCAAAGAGTGGTCTCGCCGTCGCCTTCGTTTTCGAATAAGAATTCCTCTGCTGCCTCTTCGCTGGAGAAGACCGCAACGATTCTTGCTTCATTTCTAAAAGATTCTTCTGTTATAATATAAACAATCACCTATAACTCCTGTAAATAAAAACTCTGCTTAAGCTTATAGGCCGGAAACTCAGTTTCGTGAAACCAAGAAACCACAGTCTTGCTTACAGTAGGATCTCCATCCAAGAAAGCCTCTCCTTCCGAGAATGCCTCTCCAACTTTGCTCTTATCAAATCCGGCCGGAACATGAAGCTCTACTATCTCAAAATAACTTCTGGGCATAATCTTGCAGCTATTCTCGATGATTAAATAGTAGATATCTTCCTTCCATGGCTTTTTCGACTTCTTTCCCATTACTCATTATCCTCTGGGTATATATAAACGAAAGTTTCATTTTCAAAATGCCTAACTTCTCCGGTCGGAAGATCGTTTAGGCCCGAAACTCTTATGCAGATATTATATCCGATAAGAGGCTCTAGGTGGCTGTACGAAGCCTTTCCAACCATCCACTTGGCACCGTCTTCAGACCAAAAGTTTTCCTGGCCTTCTCCTAGGTCTACAAACCTGACTTGCCTTTCTCCTCCAAATACTGTCTCCACACTCTCTTTCGAAAGACTCTTCTCAAATGCTTTAAGGGATTTTATGATTTCGCTATCATCTACTAGGTGAGGACAGCTAAGCTCCCAAGACTCCTCTCTGGGGTCCCAAGCAATTTCTAACTCAATTCCAAAAAAATTAAAGGTTCCGCCCGAATATTCTCCATTCCCAGAATCAGAATATGAGCGCGTAGTCAGTTGTGGATGCAATCTCTTCTTCATAATTATCCTCCTTTGAAATTATGCTAAAATTTATCTTCACTTTCAAGAAATAGCTTTAAAGCTTCTCTGTAAGAGAACTGTTTGCGTTTATCAGCGTAATAGTTCCGTTTTGTTTTGGAATAACAAGTTATCGTAAGGATTCCATATTCTGCATCTTTAAAATGCACATAATATTCCTCTCCAACTTCTTCTCTAACCACATCTACAAGATGATCTATAATTGCGTCCTGAAGCCATGTGTCTATTTTTATATCAACTCCCATTATTGGACCATCTTCATTATATTAAACTTAAATAAGTCCAACTGTTGGGGCTCATACTCTACCTTCTTTGGTTTATGTCCCACTTTCCTTGATTCGTCAAAAACCTTTCTCTCCTCATAATGACTATCGCATAGAGTCGATATCCAACTTGTGTCTCTGCGCTCTCCTCGCTCGCCGCAAACCTCGCAGGCCTGAAGAGACATCGCCTCAGTTAGACTGACTACTCCTTCAATAAACTCATCACCTCCATAGTAATAAGCTCTAAGTCCTCCGAATTTTTCTTTTATTTGGCAGAAGGAAAACGAATGCATATAGTATCCATTCAAAGGCGGCTCTGCACCGTCCTCTATGATGGCCTTTCCCGTATACTTAAGGTAGTGCTCAATATGCGCGCACATTGCCTCAAGAAGATTCGACCACCCCTCTCCAACGCAGGGGTAGCAATTGCTCAAGAGATCTGAATATTTCACAGTCAATCGAGCCTCCCAGGTCATGCAATCTTCGCACAAGGTAACACGCCTTGAGCCGCGCGACCCAACTTCACTTAGGCTATCGCACTCTTTCTTACAACTTGTACAAGTCCCCGTTTCTTTTTCACTCACTTTCTTTCTCCGGTAAATCAAAGGCTCCGCAATTACATGTGTGCCAGCCTTGGGGCCAAGGACACTCTTCTGCGTGCTCCTTGTGAGCCTCTGCAGACTGGCATCCAATAGAGCAAAACTGGCTATATGACAGCGGAAAATATGTTTTATATTCTTTGCCGCACTCATTACATTTTCGAATTATAATTGCCATTATTCAATTCCGCTTTACTCTGCGCTTATTCTCGAATATAGCCCTGCTCAATTAATCCATCCATAACCGCCGCAGTCATATAATGATCTCTATCATATTCGATAAGATCAAGCCCATATGACTGAACCAAAGCTTGGCGAATGGCCTCATATGTCTTACTGCCAACAAAATGTTCTCTTACCTCAAACTCTAGCTTAGTAACTCCATTTTTTTGGAACTCAACAGAAGCCACCCGAATGACATCTTCTGCGTCGTTTAGAGTGTTAAATATAGCTCTATCATCAATCCAGACTCGCTCTGTCGCCCATGCCCAGCCTTTAGCTATAGAGTGGCTTTCATATTTTATCAAATATTCATTAGTTATATTATCATAAACAACAAACTTGGGTTTCGTGTACTTATTTTTCACGACCACCCCTCTCTTTCTTCGCCAGAGCCTTATGAATCTTAATCCAAGTCTTGGCGCGGGCCCTTAAGATCTTCTGCGCACTAGAGCTGAAATGTTCCTCTTCTTTCTTCATAGATTGGATGGCTTTCTCCAAAGCGTCAGATGAAGTCATCGGCGCTCTCCTTCTGCATTAAAGATATGCGTTGAGCTCTCTATCTGACCGGCATTCGTTTGCCTCATAAAGACCGCCTTATCTTGAAGCTCGTGGATGGTTCTTGCTCCAGAGTAAGAAAGGCCAGAGCGAATTCCTCTTTCCAAATCTCCAAGAACATCTGCAACTGACCCCTTAAGCCTTACTCTTGTTGCGATGCCCTCTAGAGAAGCAGCGCGGCCCCTCCAGGCTATCTGAGCGTCTTTTGACGCCATCCCACGATAGGCTTTGAACTTACCCTCTGAAGTCTCCAGAACGTCCCCTGGGGTCTCGTCTGTTCCTGACAGAAGGGAGCCGCACATAACAAAGTTTGCTCCAGCAGCTAATGCCTTAACTATATCTCCAGAATTTCTGATTCCACCATCTGCAATGATAGGGGCGTCATAACTTGATTCGGCACAATCAAAGATTGTCTGCAACCCAGGAACTCCATGCCCTGTTTGAATTTTTGTAGAACAGATTGAGCCTGAACCAATATTCGCACGAACACTATTCGCGCCCCAATCAACCAGAGCTTCATATCCATCTTTCGTCGCAATATTTCCCGCAATAATATGAATATGGTCTCCGAAGTCTTTTCGCAGATTTCTTAGAGCATTCCGCATTAAAACATGATGCCCATGTGCAACATCAACACATAGAATTCGGATACCAGCGTCTACGAGCGTCCGTGCGCGCGCTAACTCGTCTGAAGAAGTTCCTATTGCAGCGGCAGTATGTGCTGTCGCATCGATATCAAGGCCAGACTCAAGAACGCGCCTTACGATTAGGGCCTGCTGCTCTGGTGAATTATATCTGTGAATCACAGATACTCCTCCGGCTTTTGCCATAGCCAAAGCCATCCTATCTTCTGTAACAGTGTCCATTGGGCTCGATATAATCGGGAGACTGCATACGGTGCTTCCGAGGCTTGACCTTAGATCAACTTCCTTTCTGCTGCGTATATCAGAAAACTGTGGAACAATTAAAACGTCTTGGTAACTCAAACCTTCTTTTAGCTTCATACTTAACCCCTATTCTTGGTTCGCTCAATCTGCTCAGCCCAATTTGGCTAGCCTAAAAATCTTAAACCCTGCACGGGCAGCCGCAACTCTAATTCGCTTTTAGCCAAGAATGAGGACTCCCAGCCCTAACGCAATCTAGTAGAGTCTTAAGTTCAATGATTCTATTATGTGCCTCTTTCATATCTTCAAATTCCCCTAGAGTCCAAGAGCAATCTTCGCACAAAAAGCTTTGTCGCTTCTGATAGGTTACAACCGTGCAGTCCTCATCTCTATATTTGCATCCGTGAATGACACAACAATGCTCTGTATGTACACCCTCACACATGAGCTAACAAGCCGCCCAACCGCCGACTACCCAAGATAGCTTTTTGCTTGGCTTTTGGGTTGCGGCCTGCTCCACCTTCTCCAAGGCCTTGGCCTCCCTCTCTGTCCAGGCAGCAATCCTTTTGATAGCTGTATCGCTAAGCAAATCAGAGCTACAAAGCGGACACTTTGGAAGCTGCGGATAAGATATATAGCCAGAAGATATCTCGCTTCTATACGGAAAGATATGTTTTGCCTTAAGCCTATCTAGACTAAGGCGAGAAGAACATTCCGAACATCCTACGAGCGTTGACTTTCTTCCAAAGAATGATTCACATATGGCCACCATTCCATGATATTTCTTTTCCATGACCCTTCTCAAGTCTAACCTTGCATCTTCGACTTTCTTTCTCTGCTTTTCAGTTACCGCCTGAGGGGCATAAAAAGAGCACGCAATAGGCGCCATTCGTTTGCTATGGTGATCCAAAACATACTCTTCAGCCTTTACCTCAGAATCAAAACCGCGATGAATAAACTCTATTCCTGAAGAAAAAGTTGTTGCGTTACCAGCATAAGCTCCTCTTCCAGATTCACGAGCATCCTCTTCAACACGTCTGCTCCATGCTTTTCTGACAGCCTCTTTATCTGATGCATTTACCGTAATAGTGTAATCATGAGCTCCCATATCATTTTCCCTCCCCATCTTCATTAATCCACTTTCTCAAGTCGACAATCTCGTACCAATCATAATGACAGCCGCGAATCAAATGCTTTCCATAGTACCACTCATTTGTAGAAGGAGACATTTCGATCTTAATTTCGTCCTCCGCCTCTTCCTTGGTTTCAAAAGTGGCAATCCAATCTTCAGTTCCGATATCTGGATAATAATTTTCGCCAGCAATTAAAAGAAAATATTTCATAACTTCTTACCCAAAGATAATGTCAGAATCAAACTCAATATATTCCTCCTCAAAAGCTTTGAGCTTTTCGCAAAAGCCTTTGATCCTCTTGGAATATGCTACAAACGGAATATCTTGAGTAATTACAAATCCAAAAATGTCTGGAATGTCTGACGTGTAACTAGGATAATCACACTCTTCCCATTGGGCCGTGTAACCAAACTCAATTCCCCGAATAGTCACAGTACCTTCAATTCCCTCGTTGATTTTTCGATACTCTTGAGTTAACCCAAAAAGCTCTGCATCTGGAATCTGCCTCTCTGCAATTTGAGGCATTGAAGTTTGATCGTCAGGGCTTGCTTCGGCTATAGCCCTCACTCGACCTATAACCTTTTCATCCTCTATTCCATAAACCGGCACAAGACCTTCTGCTAACCAAAACAAAAACTGTTTATCATTCATTTTTCTCTCCAAAGCTCAACTCCAGCACTGAACTACGTCTGTTTCTTCGATCGGAATATCTGTCGTCATAAGATGCGAAAAATCCTTAGAAAACTCCACTACAGAGGTTCTGTCATTCGCCATAATTGCCATATCAAATTCTCCAACATTAGAGTACTGAGAAGAATTTACAATCCAAACTTTTTGGCTATCATCCTTAGTCCAAAGCGAAGCATAAATATAGCCTCTCTTCCCGAAATTAACATAACCCATATGAGTCCAATCATTAACAACTAATTTCTGATTCGTTATATTGCTGATATCTTCATCAGAAAAATCCCACTGCCAGTCACACTCTCCTTCGAGATAACAATCCGTGTTGAAAAGCTTTGATGCCTGCCTATCCTTGTTCGGATCTCCCTCGAAAAAGCAATGCTTTACAAATGGGACAATATCGCTATAACAGTTATGACTCACTTTCGTTCTTCCTTTCAAATTTCTCAAGATCTCTGACTGCAAACCTCAAGTGCTCTTCTGCGTTGTTTAATTCATCATAGGTCGCAAAGGCTCCGCAAGCTCGCTTTGCCGCCTCAATAACTCGCCTCTCTAAACGCCTCAACCTTACTCTTTTGATATAATATTTCATCTATAAAATCTCAATTTAATTCTTGCAGAAAATGATATCGATAAGTGTCATATATTATCTGCTCAATCACTTTCCTATCTGATTCTTCCGGAAGAGAGCTTGTTGCGACTGCGGCAGTTACGCTCTTAAGCCTGCTTTCGATTTCTTCAGAAATTTCCTCAACAGAAACTTCTCCTTTGCGAACTCTCAGAAGATAATCAGCTTCCTTTAAGGGAAGGGTAATAGAGCCTGTCTCTAATAGCTCGATTGCTTCGCCGGAGATTCTAAGCGCGTGCATCATAGCTTTATAGTCTGCTCCACTAGCTTCTGCCGCCGCCTGTGAACGACGACCATACCTCTCACATAAAGGAGTTAGGGTGCTATCAATGCAATATCCAAAAGTAGTGGTTACGGGCATATATCTGCCGCAAACCATTAGGGCAGGAGCTTTCTTTCCAGACTTCTTATTAAGAATCACGTCAGTAAGCTCAACGTGCTTTCTCTCAGCAAGATGTGCGAGGTCGTCTAAGTGTTCCGATAGCCTTGCATCAGAGGGCATAGACCGGAACAAACCAAGCACAGCCTTTGCATCGTTCATTCGGTCGCCCTTCAAAGAATATTTGGAAGCTTGAGATTTACAATATCCAACCATAGCGTGAACCTTTTTGTTCAAGATATGCGGCCGAAGCTCCAAGACTCTCTCCCAAACAGGAGAGGATTCTAGCCAAAATTCCTTTGGAGTAAAAAGCATATCTAAAGCATTTGTTTGCCCGGCCATACAAAGCTCTAAGAATCTACCAAACTCTATTGACTCTACATCAATATCTTCAGAAGAATTCTTCCCTGAGCTAGTGGCTGAAGACATAATCCTTTTAGTTTTAAAGAGAAATATGTCACGAGGATCTGGCAGGAAAACTTCTTTATAGTCCGTGTCGGAAGATGGAAGATTCGTTCCATAGACCTTGCTTCCAAAGAGCATCTTAACTATCGTCTTCATTTTAGTCCCCTATCCGTAAATGAGATCCATAAACTTAATAAGTTTTGGAACAATTTCATTGGTGTGATAAATGCAATAGCCAGCTCCATAGAGAATCATTGCTACCAGCGCAGTCTTTTTAACAAAATTGATCATCTTTCTCTACCTCTTTCTGGCTCAGCTAACCTCATTTTAAGTCTTCAATTTTCTTTTCAAGCTTTTTTAATTCAGACTGAAGCTTATCACGCTTTTTCTCGGCATCGCTTAACAGTTGCGGAGCAACTGCCAGCTTCCACTTCTGCATTTTAACCTCATAATCCTTTAACTTTTCTTCATAAGAAGACATATTCTTCAAATACTCTTTCAGTTTGGCTTCATAAATTTGATTATCTTTTTCAAGATTAGGATTTTGAATGTCATAGACTATGAACATTGAAGCTCCGGAACATCCTTCATAATCATATGAAGCCTCATGATCAATCACTAGAAATATTTGCGACAAAGGAACCCCATCTGGAAGAACATCTTCTAGGGAATAGCTCTCTCGATCCTGAACCCACTCAGTTATCATAATGTGCTTTTCAAGCACTTCCTTTGGCCTGGGCGGAGCACTTGGCTTTCTCGGTTTTTTTGGCTTCTTGGGATTCATCTTACAGAATCTCATCTATGACGCCAAGAAGCAAAGCCTCTTCCGCAGTCATAAACCAATCGAATTTATTCTTCATAACCTTCTTTAGCTTCTTCTTGGTAATCTTTGTTCTATTTAAAGTTATTTCTTCAATCTTATGCTGAAGTCGCTTGCTTTCCTTGACTTTTTCTTCCATGCCTTTTATCGTTCCGTAAAAGCCTGTAGAAACCTGATGATATAGCGGAGTTGATTGAGAATAGCCAAAGCGCTTATGTCCAGATATCAAAATCATAAAGCCACAAGACATAGCTGCGCCGGTCACAATCGTATGAATCGGGGTCCTACTTTTCTCCATGACACCCAAGAGGCCAAGACACTGATAGACTGCCCCGCCATAAGAGTCAATGTAAATCTTAATAGGATTTAGCTTATATTTGATATTATGAATCTTATATGTCTTCTTGAGAAAAACATCATGCTCATTAATCATGACAATATTTTTCGTAAGATCATTCATCGTTTTTTGAGTAACCTGATCTGGAAGATAAAGATTTCTCTGCTTTGGGGCCGGAATTACCGTGTTGTCCATTTAATTTTTCCTAAAATTTATCAATATTTTAATCACGCTCACAAACTTCTGCAAGCCGCACTTCCTCTGGAGTAAGAATCTTCTCCTTTAGAATAAAATGTTTGACCCACTTTACACGGCCTACATAAAAGGGCGTAATTTCGCTTATATATTTCATATAAGCTTCTACCGCCTGAAACATCGGGAACACACCAACGTGTCCGCTCTCACATGAGGCCACAATAGCCGGCGTCTTCCGCAACCCATTCGGACCCTCCTGATAGGCAATCTCCCTGCTGTTAGTCATAACTGATGGATTTATAGGAATTCCACACGTTTTACACAAAAAACTTTTATAGCTTAATCGTGACATCTTTTGTCCTTATAATCCTGGGCTCCGCATAAGCTCTTTTAGAAGGGGTGATTATAAGCCCTTCACCAAGGCCGCCTAATACAACCGGCCCCATAGCCTCCGGAGGGTGATCACACCCATTAGGAGTCTCAATTCCAAGAAAGAAATAAATATTCTTTTTAAGCCCAATGTATTTCTTGAAGAAATTCGTCCAGACGTCTTTTCTCGAAATCAACTCCTCAATTATAGGAGCAGTCCCGACTTTGTCTGGAAGATCATCGGTCAGAATATAGTATTCTTTTCCATTAATCACTTTGTTCTTCCCTGGATAAGAGCGGTATGTTATTGGATGCCTCTCATACCGGCCTCTCTTAAAGCGGACAAGGACTCTTCCATGCTCTTTCGAGTCAAGCAGAAATGACTCAAGCTTATTTTTCATCATATACTTCTCGACTTCATCAGAAACTCTCTTCCCCTCTTGCGTTATCAGGTCTTTCTCGTCAAGCATTTGTTTTAAAGTTAAAATAACTCGCTCTATAGAGAAACCAAGGAGACTCTTCATATCTTTTTTCTTCCATTTTTTAAGATATGGTTTTTTAATATATGAATTAGCAAGAAGCCTCTGCTTCTTATCAAGTAGTATGGGAGTCTCCGCTAACTTCGAAACAAAGTCTAACTCATCATAGTCAATTCTGTATTCTGTAGACGCCATTATTTCCCTGCTTTCTTATCTCCGTAACTATCTTTGAGCCACTCTTGAACAGTCGGGCCTGCCTCATACTCCCTGACTCCATCTTCATTCTTTCTTCCGCTGCCGATGCGAACAAAGCCACACTCTTTGCACGCGGACGCGAGTGAGTCTGGAATATGAAACCACTTTACAGTCTTGCTGCAACGATTGCAGTGATCGCCCAAGACCTTTTGGCCGTCAAATTCGTGCCTGCTGCTCACTGCTCTAAGCCTTTTCTGGCAGCATTCCAGCCGCCCGCATAGCATCTATAGTAAGCGGAAAGCTTCCTTCCTCCTCAACTAACGCAAGCATTTTCTCTGCAATTTCCCTTATCTCTACTTGTGCGTGCTCATCATTTCTTAGATTTTGAAAGTGAGCGAACGACCTCCAATTAAACATAACATCAGAAGTTATCTGAATTCCATATGGGAGATAAAATCTGGCACTTTCTTTAGCTCTCTTTCTTGAGATTCCAGCCTTTTCCAGCCGTTTAATGCAAGAATGGTATCTTAAATATGACTCTTCCACATGAGCTCTCAAGGCGCACTGCTGACTTATCGGCCAATCGCTTGGAACGTAATATTTGTCCTCTGTAAACTCCTTATATCGGGAAGATTCTGCATTCAGCGAAACGCCAGAGCGATGCTTTAGAAGGTGGATGTGCGATGCAATATCCGTTGTAATCAAGAAGTGTAAACTAGACTTCTCGAAAGGAGTATGATGAAATTCTGTTGCAAGCATACGTAGTAGCTTATCAACCCTTCCTAGTTTCTTGGGCGTTAGCTCTCTGTTTGTACTTGTCCAAGCGGAGCAAGCATGGGTCAGGTCGTTTCCATAAACGCCAATTAATTCTACGCTATTTTCATGAGTCATACTAAACTTCCTTCCCCCGCGGGCGCCGGGCAAAATCTTCACATTAATTTATTCTAAATATTTGGCTAGGCAACCACCCACCTAACCGCGCCTTTCGGCCCGCCCGCTACAAGCGGGGTAACTTCATTTTTTATCAAACCTCTAATGTCTCTGAGTAACTCGGCAGAGGGCCAAGTCTCCAGGGGGCCTTTCTAAGCGTCCTATATCCTGATGCTTTGTCTCTATATTCGATGGCTTCCTCTAACATTTCTGGAGGGAAAACTGCCATAATAACTACGGGATAATCTGGCGCTGTCGCAAAAACAAATAGCCAACAGTCCTTCATCACGTTCCCCGACAAATAACAGTGAACTGCTTTTCTTGATCAAAGATTTCTACAGCCGCCTCAGAAACATCGGCCGGAGTAACCGCCTCTACTCCAGAGATATAGTCTTCAATAGAAGGAAGTCCGCTAAGCCTACGCTTAACCGCCCAATATGCCAGACTATAACTATCTTCCATCGCAGAATAGAATGAAGACCTAATCTTGTTCTTGGCCCTCTGAACCTCTTCTGCACTTGGCATGTTCGCCTTAACTCTAGAAAGCTCTTTTCCGACAATTTCTATTGCCGGAGTTATGTTCTCTTCCCTTGTTGAGAACTCTACCATAGAAGCTCCGCCTCCCTGAAAATCTGTTGTTCCAGCAGAAATAGAATACACAAGACCACTCTTTTCCCTTACTTCTTCGAACAGCCTAGAGTCCATTCCTCGTCCTAAAATGGTTGTCAATACCATCATAGAACTGCGAAGTTCAGATCCAGTAGGCTTTGACGGCATTCCAAGCCAAACATATGCATGTTCAATGCCGCCCTTCTCTAGCTCTCCATATCGCTTGCCCATATAACCAGACTCTTTAAATTTATAGGGATTTCTCGTCTTGCCAGTGGCCCTTCCGAAGTATCGATTCAACAAGTTCTTCATATCCTTCTTCTTTAGATTGCTGCAGATAGAGACAATCGCGTCTTTTCTATTACAGAACTGAGAGTGAAAGCGCTTAATCTCATCTACAGAAAACTTAGAGATAGACTCCTGAGTTCCAATAACAGGAGTTGTTAGATAATTGTCGAAAAAGCTTTCCGAAAACATATTCCACATATATGAGGATACACTATCCAGAGAAGAAATCTCCTCCTCTTTAACAACCTCAATCTCCCTCAGAATCTCTTCCTCTGGAAAAATCGGATTAAAAACCATATCCGACAAAATCTCTACGCAAGGCTCTAGGTTCTCATAAGGGACCGTGATAAAATATACTACTGCCTCATGCGAGGTAAATGCGTTAGATGATCCTCCCAAAAACCCTATCTTCCTCTGAATCTCCGATGCCGTTCTTGTTGCCGTCCCCTTAAATAAAGAGTGCTCAAGCATATGGGCCATTCCAGAACTATACTTTCCTCTAGACTCAACTCGTGACCCTGCATTAAACGCAACCATAACAGTGGCTATGCGACTATGGGTTTTTGAAATCTCATGAATCATTAAATTCTCCAAAAAAAAGAGGACAAAGAGATACCCCTTTGCCCTCTTCCTGAGCCAGAAGCTTGTTTCCGGCTTATTGTTTTCGCTACTTTTGTTCGATTACGACCTTTTTGCCGTAAGGAAAGTTTACACCCTCGTCCTGCTTACATACGGCCCATAGAACACGAGCCTTCGGCTTGTCTGGAAATGGAGCATAACCGTCTGTAAACACAGCAAGACCATCGTACTTCAGCTCATCAACCATCTGGATAACTGGAGCGAAGCAAGTTCCTCCACGTCCCTTGATAGCAATTGAGGACTTCTTCTTAGAAAAAGGCTGAGGCTTTCCGTATACCTGCGTATCAAACTGAATAAAATCAACCTCAACGTGATCAATCATTCCGTTTAATTCTGTCGCAAAGTATTCTAGCTGCTTATCAGAAACAGAGCCCGAAGTATCAAACGCTACGAGCAGACGGCTCGTATAGTTCCTCTTTGAGCCAGGAGAAGTAAAGCCATAACGTCGGTTAGGACGCATACGAGTGTTCCTTCGTCCCATCATTACAAGCTTGTTGATAAACCAGCGAACTTCCTTCTTCCAGTTAACTACAGGCTTATTGGCCGCGATAATTTGCGCGGCAATACCACCCGCAATATTCCCCCAGCCCTTCTTCTCCTGAGCCTTAATCGCCTTTTCGGCAATACCCCTAATCTTTTCCTCGACAATATCATCATCGAAGTCTTCCCACATAGAGTGGTCGTCTAGAGTCTCGCCGTACTTTTCGCCAAGCCCTCCAAATCCATCCTCATTTTCTTCAGCCTCTTTCTTCAGCTTTTCATAGTACCACTCTGCCGACTGATTTTCTTCAAGGCCGAAAGTCGCGGGATAAATCGCCCCGTCAGGAAGTCCTTCAATGTGACAGTTGATTGCCGCATCGGCAGCAAGGTTATATCCCTTCATGTTATACGCAAAATGTTTTGAGCGCGTCAGGTGATGAAGAAGAATGTGTAGCGCCTCATGCTTCAGCACTCCTCGAAGCTCCGTTGCAGAAAGCTTCGCAACGAAATCCGGGTTATAGTACAAAGCTAGGTCTACACGGCGAATTACTCCAACCGCCATAGTTGGCAGGTCCTTTCGTTCCTTCTTGTTCAAAAAGAGAAAGACCTCTCCATAAAGAGGCCGAAAAGCTACTAGCTTTGAAATAGCTGAGTTTAGCTTATTTTTTACGTCTACGTTTGCCATATGTTCTCCATTAAGTAGATGTTTCAGGCACCAGATAACCCCGTGCCTGCCTGCGGGCTAAAGCAAATTAGTTTGAGAGATAAATCTGCTTTAGATGCTCGCGGAAGTCCTCGTCGGACTGCCATTCCATTACGATCTTCTTAGTCTTCTTTCCACCCAGCATAGAAACCCATGCCTGTGAAGCTACATCATTTGGTAGCATCAGGAAGAAAGAGCGCAGATTAGACCGCTGCTTTTCCTTCATCTTAGTGAGGCTTCGGCTGTTAACCTCCGCAACAACGGACCTTGACAGAGCGGCGATAACCTCAATGTCATTGCAGGCAGACTCAACCTTCGACTTGACCTTCTCGAAGGTATCAATGACTTCTTCCGGTCGAAGATGCGAAAACTCATTCGTTAGAAACTTCTGGAACATAACGGCGATTTCTCGACCGAGCCATCCCTTCGTAACCTGAGTGAGCATTCCGTCCTCAGCCCTAGAGTCAAGCCCCATATGAGTTAGCGTGTCACTGAACGCAACCCAACTTCGACGTGAAGGATAAATTCGGCCAGCCTCCAGGTTTCCAACCGGAGGGTCAAGAAGGTTCTGGTTACGGTTAACGAACTCTACTACAGCCTTATGAACCCCGTTGTCCCGTGCCCAATCCATCCACTCTACAGCAGAGGGATCAAAGTCAATGTGGAACCAGCGGTCATTGAGCGCCGGGTCAAGTTCCACAACGTCGTAATCATCGTCCGAGTTGACAGCCGAAACTACTCGCCAACCATCGGGCAGCTTTTCACCATCAAGGCGGCGGTCGAGACAAATCTCGAAAACAGCTTGAAGAACATCTTTTGATGCGCGGTTAAGCTCGTCAAAGAAAAGAATTCCCTTTGAAGTCTGAGCACGCGGCCACCACTCTTGCTTTAGAAAGCGAATGATATCCTTATCGATATCCTTATGAGGCATTCCCTTGATATCACCAACTTCGCACTGAGAAAGCCTTACGTCCCAAAAGCCGTACTCCTCTCCTGACTCTGCCGATAGTTCTTCGGCAACTTGTCGTACTACAGAAGACTTGCCTACTCCATGCTTCGCGTGAAGCATGATAGACTTATCATTGGGCATGTTCTTAAGAATCTCTTTGGTCTGACTAATGTTCACAGTATATCTCCTTACAGCTTGTACAAATTCGCGGAGGATTCCACGCCCCAATATAGTGAGGACAGAGCGATATTTCCAATATCTTTTGCTGCGTATTTTCAATCTTTAAACAAATTTTTGAAGCACCCGAGGGCTCATCCCTCACGCCCTGATATAGTGCAGGGCAGATTTATATTACGTTTTTTGCAAGCCCTCCTTTGTTGGAGCACTATCCTCAGATACATCTAGGATTGCCTGCTTGGCAACCTCTAGTCTGTCCCGAAAGCCTTGTAGAACTCCGGAAAGCTCACTCAAAGAGTGAGCAGCAGAGCCCTCATTAGAAGGCTCAATTTGAGCCCCTGAGCCAAGAAGAGAGGATACTAAACCTCCCAAATCAAACGACTCCAATACTCCGTCCTTCTCTCCCATTATATCAGACGCAAAGCTTGTAGCTTCTTCAAATCGCTCTTCTATAGAGGAAAGTCTTTGCTCTATCCCCTCAAGCCTCTCAACAACTAATTCTTCAAATTCTGTCATGTCTCTCTCCAATCTACTCTGTCTTCTTCTTGATATAAGCCTCAAATCTCTTCGCAAAAGCCTCTGAGTCATTTCCGTAATGATGGGATAAGCATTGCCTATCCCACATATAATGGGCCATTTCGTGTGCTAAAGATAAGTAGTTCTGCCTAGGAGACAAGTCAGTTAACAATATAGATGAATTAGCCTTAATCTCTGGAGTCGTATCATAAAAGGCATATACAATACCTCCGCCCCATCCTATTGAACGAAAGTATGCCGCAAACCTATCTTCAGATAGCATCTTATCTTTATCTATAATAAAGATATTTAAATTAAATCCATATCTGCAATCAGCCGTGCTTCCTACTGTTTCTGTTACAAACATCCTATAGAAAAAGACTATTCCCTCCATGGCCTCGTGAATGTCTCCCGGAGGATATGCCACAAGGAGCCTGCTTTTTGAGGAGTGCGGATAAGCCTGATATGAAACGGTATACGGCAAAGCCTCTCCGGCTACAGAAACAGACTTAGACACAATATGTTCTGTCGCTATATCTCCTATAAACTTTGATTTATAGGGCTCTGCGCTAGCCGGAGAAACACTTAGAGCAAGAAGTATACTAGCGCCTATTAAAGTTCTTATCACTTCTCTTTCCACTTCTTGCTCTTCCGATAACTTCCACTCTAAGGTTAGGATTCAGCTTTAGATTTTCCACATGGTCCAGGGGAACTCCAGAATGTTCAAAAACTGCGTTTGTATCCTTGTTAGTAACCTTAATATTTAGAAAAACTTCTCTTTCGGACCTCATACACATCCTCCTATTCGAGAGCCTCAAGCGCTCTCTCCACCCTTCTTGTCAGCCAGGGACTATTAATTATCGATATAGCAGGCATAATCCATGGAAAGTTGTCCTTAGATATACACTCTGCTAACCGGGAGATAACCTGTTCGTCAGGCGTATCTGCAAAGAGCATAATCATTCGCTCGGCATGAGCAATTTTATTTTCAAATTCTTCAGCACTATCCTCTTCCCTATCGCGAATAATTGCGTACCTCCAAGACCTAATACTCTGAGACAAGTGCTCTGCAACCAGCCTCTTGAGACTGACAGGAGAAGACTTTGCAATTGCCCTAATCAGATTGTCTGACAGAAGGTTTTTCTGTGCCGCCTTGAAAAGAATCTGTCGCTTAATATCGATAGCACCCGGGGCTCTCTTTACTTTAAAAAAGCAATAATCAAAAAACTTTGGATCTTCTGAGTTTTCCAGGCCAAGACTTCTAATGCTTATCGCCTCTGGGCTATCTCCTCCGAGATCTGCCCGCGAAAGTGCATCTAAATAATCATACCCCTTATCCACCAGAGGAATTAACGCAGCCTTTGCATCTAATTCCTCTTCTGTGAGGGAGGCTTTTTGCTTCAGATAAGAGTACATCTTTTCTAGCCAAGCGTAACAGCTCTCTGAGCTTAATAGATCACACCTGTGCCCTATGTTAAGAGATTGATTGACAATTAGATGAAATAATCTCACTCTTTCATTAGGACAATTATCCCAAATATGCTGAATAGATTCATCTTTAATGATAGGATTGTTACTGTAATAGTATTGCGATTCATTAATTGCACATTTTACAGCATACTTATAAATCTCGTCATACGGCAATGGCATATCCTGGTTAGAACTGCCTTCATATTCATAACGAGCACTAAACCCTTCAAACATCTTATATCCTTTCTTGAGGAAAGCCCGGACAATAGCCCTAAGAAGCTTCCATTCTCTGTTGTACAAGCTTGGCGACCCACTTTGACTTTAGATTTCTATTTGCCAATACAAGTGGAAGAAAATCAAGAGGAACCTTCGTTACCATTATGGAAAACGGACGTTTAGCAATCTCCTTCATTATAATCTCACTTAGTTTCTCGTAACCAAATGGTGCAGCCTCTGCTCCCATGGCTCGAATCTCTGCCATCTTATCGGCAAGCATATCATCCAAACACTCTGCCGGCCCTAGCCTTTCAAAAACTGTTTTTCGAACAACTTTGTCCTTATCTTTCTTCAAAGATCGCAATACTTTTATAGAGCAGCCTTTAGCCGCAATTCTTCGCTCATTAATTGTCCCGGACTTTGCTAGCTTGTCAAGGACTTTTATATCCGAGTAAAAGCCATTAGACAAGCAGATCAGCCTAACAGGCTCTGGGCCTGTTAAGAGAGCGCTATCTCCGATAGTAGGATACTTTTTTAGTAAGCTAAAAACGAAATCTTTAGCATAGTAGGAGCTCCACCTATGAGAGCCTAAGAGAGCATCATTATAATTCTTTTTAGAAGCCAGAAGATATCTCGCCTGCTCCTCCGAAGCTCCGCTCTTTAAGGAGTCTACCCTTGAGCGAAAGCTCTGCCAGTTGCCATAGGTGCTAAATACACTTTTTATCTCCTTTACAAATTCGCTATTACTATTACTATTGCTCACAGCATCTATCACCTTCCGTTTCTAGTTCATTCATATTTTTTACAAAAAAACCCGCAGCATTCTTGTGACCTCCGCCACCAAACTCCAGAGCTATAGTAGACACATCCATCCTATTCTCCTTTGACCTTAATGAAAACCTAAATTTTTCTCCGTCGAAGTAGTACACCGCAGCAAATTCTTCATCTTCACATAGAATGTTTCCTATTTCCGATTGAAAAGACGAAGAGTTTACTGCAGGAACATTTTCCCCTGCAATATTTAGACGATGAACATTTGAGAGCATCATCTTCACCAGAGTTTCTTTGTACCTGAGAATATCCCCTCCAGCAGAAACAACCTTGCTCCACGCTGGAGAGCACGGCTCCCCAAGCTCCAGGCTCAAGCGGTTCCATTCGGAAAAGCTTTTTTTATGCGAATCAACTACAGACAATACCTCTTCGGCCTTATCTAGCTCCCAAGTCCACAAGTCTCTGTCTTGAATATACCTAAGAAGAGGTGGGACAGGCTTTCTTTTAAAGAGAAACTTCCATGCCAAAACTGCTCCAGATTGGCTCATATCGAAATGGCAATACTCCAAATCTCCGCAGCTTTCTTGGGAAGTCTTATGGTGGTCAATGACCGTTAGCGTGTTCGCTTCCTCTTCTAACTCTTCCAATATAGCCCTAGGATAACAAAAGTCAACAATAAATACATCGCGTCCAGTGACCACCGGAGGCTCGTCGCTATGACGAACCGGAACATATTTAGCTTTCGCTCCATACTTCTGATAAAAAGCCCACGCTGCGCCGAAGCCATCTGGACAGCCGGCATGATAAAGAACCGTTACTCTTGACACTCTACACTTCCTTCGGGGAATAAGAATACACAATATCCTCAATTAAAATACAATTAGCGTTTATCACTTCTGTTATAAAATCACACATAATGTTTAAGCTTGAGAAGGATCGAATTAGACCTTCATGAATAAGCTTAAACTTTCCAAACTCTTTTAAGATATCACACTTGCTAATAACTAAATTAGTTGTTCCCGTAAGATTAACTGCCTTAACCAGATAGTCGAGATTCAGCCAATTAACCTTTCTTGGCCTTCCTGTCGTTACTCCAAACTCTTCTCCCATTTTAGCGATTACAGACAAGTCCTTATCTTCAAGCAAACTGCTTGGAAATCTCGGATCTTCCCCAGACTTCGTATCATATATCTTTGCAGCGCCCCAAATCGCATTAACCCTCTGAGGCGGAAACCCCAGAGAGCAAGCGCCATAAGGCAGGGTGATAGAAGAAGTTACATAAGGATAAAGGCCATGATCAATATCAAGCCAAACGCCCTGCGCTCCTTCACACAAAAGCCTTCCCTCTAACTTCTCATCCCAAATATATTTCGGATCCAATACATCTTTTGCCAAGATTCCAATTCTAGCCGCTTTATCCGCATAGCAAGGGGCTATTCCCCTGCCCGTAGTTCCAAGCCTTGGAGCCAAATGCTCCTTATCATAGGCTATTTGAGAATCAGTTACGATATGACATTTTGGAGAAACCTTGATCAGCGTAGTATCAAATCCATTTTTATCCAAGTAAGAAACCTCTTCTTCAAAGGAGCTTGGATGCAAGATGCACCCAGGGCCAATAACAGAAGTTACTCCATAAAATACACCAGATGGAATTAAGTGAGTTTTATACTTTTCTCCATCGACCCATACGGTGTGTCCTGCGTTATTACCCCCTGCCCATCTTGCCACAACATCATAGTTGCCACTACTCGCCAGATGTGCAGTAATCTTTCCTTTTGCTTCGTCACCTTTTTATGTTGAGATTGACCCGAAGGTCAACCCCAGCATAAACCGACGACAATATCTGCCTTATCGATCATGCTGAATTCTCCTTTTTGATTTTGGTTTAAAAAATATCGACCTTACTCGCATCGAACGAGCTAGCTTCAGCATAACCCTCGGTGGAGGGCTCGCAATTATCAATCGAAATAACTTTTTCGATTTTAGTTGGACGCTTAAAAAAGGAGATTCCCTCTCCGTGACCAGACAGTTTGCCGGAGAAAGAGATATATTCTCCAGGCTCAAAGTCGTATGCCTTTCCCGTCTTAAAGAAATACTTCCAACCAGCTTTATCGGAACACATGATTCCAGGTGTTGGAAACTGAGCGTCAGCCTTTGACGCTACAATCTTCTTGACCAGAAGCGGGCCAATCGCGCGTCTCTCTCCGACCACTAGATATGTCGGAGGCTCTAACATGGCGGCATTTGCCTGCTCATCAGCCCAGCGATTCAAGGATGCAATCCAATTATCGGTAAGCCTATGTGGAGTCTCGATAATAACGTCTCTGCTTGAGATAAAGAACTTATTTTTTGGTTGGTTTTGTAGAGCTACAGCAAGCAGAGGAACAACCATAGGGTTGAGCTTATCAAGCTGCTTCTTGGCCTTTTCCTCCAGCTCTTTAGCGCAAGGCTTCTTTCTTCTCTTTCTTTTCGTTTGTTGAGGTTTTGAGGGGCTGCTTTGTCCGAAAATCTTGACCATTAAAAATCACCATGCCTATCCGGCTAGATATAGTGCAGGGGAGGTCTACATTACGATTTTAATGGCAAGCGATTACTTCTTGCCAGTCAGCCCCTCCATTCCTCTTTGCTCTCTGCGCGTTCCCACTCCACGCTCGACGGCTGATAGACCCCTCTTTCGCTTTCTTTGACCGGAAATCTTCTGGCGGTAAAGCCTTCGTTTGGCTGGAGACTTTTCTTCGCGCCTTATCTCTGCCATCATTCTCCTCTGCTCTCTTAGATTTAAGAATTCCGGATCTCTTTGAGAAAGCGGAGAAATAGTGTTTTGATCATTAGGGTTCGCAACGTAGAATAACGCTCCGTCTGATTTTCTCATTCGTATGTTATCTACGGCAAAAAATTCAGAAGAATTAAAAGTAGGTTTTGCCGACTTTGCCTCAGCGGGCATGCCCAATATAAGTTCCATTTCAGGATTTACTGCCTCATCTTTCTTGTAAAGATCTCCGATCCTTTTCTTCCAAGTTGAAGAAAGGGCTGCATACTCAGGCATAGTCTCTGGAGTTCTTTTCGCTACGTTTTTGTAAAGAGAGTCTCTGTGAGACAAGTTAAGGCGACCATCACCTGTTGGAAACTTGACATAAGCACTGAGTAGTGCGTCAGAAGTTGCAGTTGCAGTTTCTGTCTGCTCTGCTTGAGGGACAGTTTTTGCGGCAGGAGAAAGTTTCTGCAGCTTAGCCAATGCCTCTGTTGGCTTCATATCAGCTGGTACGGCAGAAGTCGTGTTTTCTTTGGTAAGCTTATTCCATGCCGCAGAAGTTAACGGACCCCACCATCCATCAGTTTTCAGGCTCGCTCCTAGTTCGTTCAACTTCTTTTGAACTGCAACCCAGGGACCCAGACGCTTCTGCTTGGGAGCTTCTTTTTTCTCAGACTCTTCTTTGGATCCTACTGCCTGCCTTCTCCACAGCTTTACCTTTTCGTCTAATATTTGAAGATACTCCTTATCCTTAGGTCGCTGAGCTCCACTTGCATCTGAAACGCTTTTCCATTCATTATTTCGCGCCTTCCTCCATAACACATCTGATTGGCGAAGATTATTATCATGCCTCCACATGACATAGAGAACAATTTCATCTCCATCTAAGGCCTTCTCTGCTATCCCATATTCTTCGCTGTTTTTGCCATTTTTACGATTGTCCAAAAACCCTGCCCAGGCAAGCTCTGCGCCAAAGAAAGCTCTAGCCGGAAGTGGCTCCTCTATTGTAGATCTAGGCTTGTTGGCTCGATGCTCAAAAAAAAGTTCGGCAAAAACTTTTGCCTCATATTCTTTATATCCAGACTTACCCAGTGCCTTTGCCAATTTCAATAGTTCAGTTTTTGTATTACTCATCTTCTTACCCCATAGACCTAGCGGCCAAAGATTATCTCTCTATAAACTTCTTTTTTTGCGTTAGAAATAGAAGCGTCTTTAAATATTCTATTTTCTAGATCTTTCTTCTGCCTATTGCTTAGGCAATTCTTTATATTAGTTAACAATATATTATTAGAATCATAAAATTCTGAAGAATAAATAAGCCCAGAGCCTTTCTTCATCCAGATTTTACCATTATCTGCAATATAAAATTCTTTTTTTATTAGATCAAGGTTCTCGCAGCCAAGAGATTGCATTAGAAAGTCAAAGAAACTCCACTCTTCATCCGGCTCTTCCGGAGTTTTTCTGTCTATATTAACCGGAGGCTTATCCTCATCTATGTCTATCAGCGATTCTCCGCCGAAGCCGCTACGATTAGATGCCTCAAAGTCTGCCGCGTCATAAGGCTGCTGATCTCCGCCGTATCCCCTTTGCCTGTGGTTTTGTGCCCCAGGGGGTGATCCGGCTGGAGTATCGAGGAGCCCAAGGGCTTTCTTGCGAAAATAATCGAGCCTGCTTTTCGCTGTATTATTTTTGCCCGGGGGTGGTTCGGAAGGCTTATTGCTAAAGGTATTTTCGTCAGGGCCGAATTGCACCCTATTTACGTCGGGAGTCTTCCCTCTGATTACAGGACCTCCTTCGTAATAGTCTATTAAGTCTATTACAGATAATTCTTCGGCCTCTTCTTCCACCCTACCTTCTAACCTTCGGAAGATTTATGGTAAATTCAGAAGATAAGCTGCTTACAACATCGTCCATGGCATTACTCGCTACAGCCTCTGCCTCAGGCTCATCTACACTTTGATCTGTCCACTGAGGACTTCGAGTGTCGGTCTCTTTCTTAATATCCGGAGATTTCAGTAAAGCTAGCTCAGAAACGTCTGCGCTCTCTATGTCTTCAAGAAACTTAAGAAGCCCACCCCAATTGCCGGCATATTCTCCTGGCCTAGATACGCCTTTTACCGAAACAAGAGAGTGTCCCTTGCCCCAATTCATAGCACTGTCCACGGCAGTCCCTACTGGCAGCAGGTACTTTTCTTTTCTAGTTAAAAATGTCCTCAAAGCAGCGGCCGTATTTCTTCCCCACTTTCCGTCAGCGCTGGCCCCGATAATCTTTTGGATCTCTTCTAGACTATTGCTTGTTCTTTCTGCTTTAGCCATAGACTCAGTCTCTTCCGAAGCAGTCGCCCAAGGAAGAGGGGTGCCATTTATTTTGTGAGCGAGAATTGTCTCTAGCACATCGCCAACCTTGTTTCCTCTCCAGTCAAAGAAAGCACCTCTCTGGCCTCCTTCATATAAGGGTCGATTAAGATCTCCGACCTTAGCCCTAAACTCATCCCAGTCTCTTTCGGCTGGGGCATAAAGCTCGCTAGCCTTAGCGCCTCTAATCTCAGGGCCAAACTCTTCAAGTATATCAATAATGCTTATCTCTGCATACTCAGAGCCATCAAGGTCATGCCTGGAAAGATTTGTGGCCTCTTTCCGGATAGCCGCCATTGCCACAATCACGTCAAGCCTGTCTGCCAATCCTGTTTCACCAATTTCATCTAAACGATTTGCTATCTTCTGTAGCTCCCCAAGTATAGTCATTTCCTTTTCTCCAAAAGCATCAATTGATGCCAGCGCTTTCATTCCGCCTTGTATTAGTGATTCTGCCTGTCTCTCTGCCGCCTCTGCTGCGCCCTCGCCGCCAGGGAAGCCCTTCTCTGAGTCAAAATCCTCAATGTGTCCATATTCATGAACCAGTGTTTTTGCTACCATTTCTACAATTGAATTTATCTCATCTTCACCAGCATTAGGCGGAAACTTAGAAAGAACAAAGTGTATCTTGTCTATCTTTCCATCATTATTTTTATCTTCAGAAGAAACATACGCTATAGCGTTTGGATTATCCGCAGGAGGACTCTGCTCCCATACTATCTGATTTACGTTGTTTAACATAGCAACAATCTCTGGCCTTAGACCTAAGGCTTTAACCTTATTTACGACTGTCGGCCAATAGTGCGGCCCGTGTGCCTTCTTCTCAAACATGTGCCCCTCAGATTTTATTGCTAAAAATAATGCTAATATGTTCTCGCCTTTTTAGGCTTTATATAGCGAGTAGTTGTTCCAATAATATCAATAGAATCTTGTCTAATAATAGAAAAGAAGAAATGAAATGGCCTTCCAGCTGCGGATTCCCTTCTGATCTCAACCCACATTCTTTTCTTGGATGCTATATCAGATTGATTTGACAGGAACATATGAACTACGCCATCGCTATTCGCCTTAAAGTCTTGAGCGATTACCTCATTTAATTCCGGATTATTTAAATCATACAGAACGTCTCTTCTGTCGCCCCACTCTTTACCAAAATATTTTCTATACTTTAGCCTGACAGTGGTCGATACTCTAATCGGTAGCTGACTTTTGCTATCAGTTACACCCGACTCTTCTAGCCCAGCCTTTTTTATAAACCCTTTCTTCATAAAACTGCCTTATGCCTTATGTGACCATATTACTAGATAAAAAAAGGGCTTCGGCAAATTGCCGAAGCCCTTTTCGATAGGCTCTTTGTTAATTAAAGAGCAACATAGTAAGCTAGCATCTTGTATACAGAATCCACATCTTCAAATTTCGGATTCCTCACTGGCTTAGGAGGAGCCTTGAGCCCTAGCCTTACCTCGGCTACTCCTTCGCTCTTATAAAAAGGCTCAACTTTATTTCGAGCAACTGCCATAATTGAGCCATCAAAACTGATTAGTAGCGTATCGCTAATCTCCGGATTCTCATCCCACGCAAATTTTCCAAAGTAATTCTTATGAACAGGTTCTTCCAACCAAATATATTCCACGTTTTTCCCAATCTTAATATCTAAATATTGAGCCTAAAAAGGCACATCGTTATTCTTCTCCT